TCCAGAGGATCCCGATGAGCCAGAAGTTCCAGAGGTTCCATCTGATCCAGAAGTTCCTGATGTACCTGAAGAACCAGTAGTTCCAGAGGATCCCGATGAGCCAGAAGTTCCAGAGGTTCCATCTGATCCAGAAGTTCCTGATGTACCTGAAGAACCAGTAGTTCCAGAGGATCCCGATGAACCAGAAGTTCCTGAAGTCCCATCTGATCCAGAAGTTCCCGATGAACCTGATGTACCTGAAGAACCAGTAGTTCCAGAGGATCCGGAAGAGCCAGAAGTTCCGGATGTTCCATCTGATCCAGAAGTTCCAGATGATCCAGATGATCCAGAGGATCCAGTAGTTCCAGAGGATCCCGATGTTCCAGCAGTCCCATCTGATCCAGAAGTTCCAGATGAACCAGATGTTCCAGAAGATCCAGTAGTTCCGGAGGATCCCGATGTTCCAGCAGTCCCATCAGAACCAGAAGTACCCGATGAACCTGATGTACCTGAAGAACCAGTAGTTCCAGAGGATCCCGATGAGCCAGAAGTTCCAGAGGTTCCATCTGATCCAGAAGTTCCAGAAGAACCTGATGTACCTGAAGAACCAGTAGTTCCGGATGATCCAGATGAGCCAGAAGTTCCAGAGGTTCCATCTGATCCAGAAGTTCCAGATGAACCTGATGTTCCTGAAGAACCAGTAGTTCCGGATGATCCAGATGAGCCAGAAGTTCCGGATGTTCCATCTGATCCAGAAGTTCCAGATGAACCAGATGTTCCTGAAGAACCAGTAGTTCCGGATGATCCAGATGAGCCAGAAGTTCCGGATGTTCCATCTGATCCAGAAGTTCCAGATGAACCAGATGTTCCAGAAGATCCAGTAGTTCCAGAGGATCCCGATGAGCCAGAAGTTCCAGAGGTTCCTCTTGTACCATCAGATCCAGAAGTTCCTGATGATCCACTGGTTCCAGAAGTACCAGAACTTCCTGTTGTTCCAGAAGATCCACTGGTTCCGGTAGATCCAGAAGTACCAGAGCTGCCTGAAGTACCAGAACTTCCCGAGCTAGATCCTCCGGTTCCACCACCGCTAGAATCCCCACTCATGTTAGAGAAAATCACGGTTACACCTGGGTCCCAGGTAAAATCTAAAATTCCTTCGTTAGAGATTGGATCAGTAACTACATCACCTATAGCCTGAATACATTGTTGATATAGGTCATATCCTTGACCGGTTTTAGTAATATAAACTACAGTTCCATAATAAAATCTAGAAGCTGTAAGAGGTCCAGAATTGTAAACAGTAGTGAAGTAAAGGTAAACCCCGTTTTCGACCGCAATAATTTCCGAGAGTGTGTCTAACTCGAAAGAAGTGGCCAGTGTTTGTGAACCAGAAATATATTGTATTACAATCTTTTTCACCTACGCCTGAACTATTGTTTGTGAAAAAATATAACCCTGTGATTGAAAATCCAAAGTCACAATTTGGGCCTCTATTAAAAGATTGTCGGTGGCTGCCAGCCAGGCTTGCTCCATGGCTTGGGCATCAGCAAAAGATGTCCCAAAGAAGGACAGCTTAGTTGAAAAATTGTTGATATTAGGTTGGACAACTGTTGTGTTAACAGAGTCTAGAAAAATGAAAAAGCCGGTAGCTCCCGTGGAAATAGATCCTACAGAAGACGGATTGATAGCTAAGGAAAGAATTTTACCTGCACTATCCTTGCCGTATTTTATTTCGATGAGGCCTAACATTTATGTTCACCGCCTTAAAGGTTGGGTTCAACGGCTTGTCCTACTTTCCCCGTGTAGTTGTAAACTTTGACAAGATTATCGTAGCACTTTTTCATCTGCTCGTCGGAGAGACAGTCTACCACGTCGTTCAAAACTCTTTGGTCGTTTCCAGAAGCGGCAACCAGCAAATTCTTCATGTGCTGTTTCATGTCATTTTCTCCGTACATGGGTTGACCATATTTCATTTCATTCATCTTCGTCAGTTCAGAAAATTTTCTCATAATATTGTGTTTTTTCTTTCTTATATATCTAGTTTCTTTTCTGTACTTCCATGTCTAACTCCATGAAGTTACATTTAAAAGAAACAGTGAATGTGTTCACACTAGGTGCATTTTGGGTGTAATTCAAGGTGATTCCGTTTATCCCCGTTAGGTTGACTTCTTTAAATACAACCGAGACAATTACTCCTCCTTCGTTGTTCAAAATTCTAAGAGGTAAAACGGGAGTAAATAGGTCATCATTCTGGAAAGCTAGTTTATCTAAAACAGTTTCCAACATGATAAAATAATTTACAAATCCCTCACCTATTCTAAACGAAACATCGAAATCTCTGGTAAATAAATCTTGGACTGGGGTTGCGCTTTGATAGTTAATTTGTTTTCCCAAGTTCTTCGTCTGTGATACCAGATTTGTACTCATAGTAGGGAACCCCACCGACTGAATACTGGAATTCATGAAGGAGGTGATCGTGTCGTAAGGGGTTGGCTGTTTTTTTAAATAATCAATCCATCGATTTTCTACACTAGGTGGAAAAAACCCTTTGGGAAAGTTGAAGTAAAATGAATTGGATCTTGCGTTTAAAATTGCCATCTTAAATTGTTAATTTTCTAGAATCCAGCCCTTGGTCTAAAACCTCCCAAGGGAGGCCTGGTATTTGAGCTTCCCCCTCCTCTTGGAAAAGTTGGGCGATTTGGACCTCCAGAATCAGATCCACTTTGATTTCCGGTACTTCCACCTTGAGCAGCAGTACCTCCTGTGTCCAATCCACCTTCAGTGTTACCATAGGCTGCAAGCTGGTCCATAAATAGTTGTCCAGATATTCCATAATTTGCAAAAAGACCAGAAACTGCGTCGGTGAAAATTTGCTTTGTTATTCCAGAATATATTTTGTACCCAAGAGCGGATGGATTAAGGAAATAATCAATAATTTGTTGATTTGACCAACCGGAATCTATTTTACCTTGTACGTCAGAAGCTATTGCCGCCTTGAATGCAGTAATTCCCAAAACATTAAGAGTTTGGGTTTGTACCGAAGAATTTTCAGTTGTCGTTGTTCCAGAAGTACCAGAAGTGCTACCACTTGCCACTGGAGCTCTTTGCCAGTAACTTTGAACTGATGTTAAATAGGGGGAAAATATTGTTGATTCACGAGGAATTTGACCCGTAATTAAAGCAAGGTCTGATCTGGCTTCTACACCACCTGTTGGACCGGTTTCAACTGGAATTGCAGGGGGGGTTGGCTCATTGTCTTTCAACCAATTTCCATAATATAAAACTGAGGAAGAAGAACTCGAGATTCTAGCCGTTCCTGAATTGTTATTTGGTGATGTAAAATTTCGTGCTAAAAGCTGAATGTCACTAATAGAATCAGATGAAGATAAAGATCTTCTAGCCAATCTGGATCCAATACTGGAAAATCTTGAGAATAAGTTTTGCCCAGATACTGGTGAAGATTCGGTTATCACTGGCTGATTGGAAATATAAAATTTACGATTTGTAAATGTTAAAATTTGGGCTGACAAACTTTGGTCAACTTTAAAAGCAAGTTCACCTTGAGAAGCATTGGCTAGGTTTTTATCTGATATAGATGGGGCAAACAATTTGTTATTTTTATTGTCTATGAAGACAAGTTTAAAAGTCCCGGATGAAGTTAAATCTATTTTCTCTGTTACTCCATTGGGATTCTTTTTAAAGAAAGTGAACTTGTAATAATTATCGAATGGTAAAATTCTTATGTATGCTTGGCCCAATCCATAAGAAATAGTTTGAGCTACTCCACCATCAGCTTGGCTTATTGTTGTTCCAGTAACAGTTAGATTTGACATTGTTAAATTAACCGTGCTATTTTCAACAAACACATTTTGATATTTCACAATTTCCATAGGAGCAATTGATGAAGATGGAACAGTGATATTGGATTGATTTGCCAATTTGTTGTAAATCTTCTGAGTCTGCGGAAAAACGGAAAGCTGCAATGGAGCGATAAAAGCTCCATATCTACCAGGATTGATGGAAGTAAAAGAAGCATTTCTTACCAAACGAGATTGATCCACAGAATTTACTAGTGTCATAGTATAACGCAACGTAAACGAAGCAGCCACCGATGGATATCTAATAATAGGTCTGTAAAGCAACGGAATATCAAATGCCGTTGTTTGTATTGTTGAAAAATTGTTGGTAATAATGAAAGCCGCTCCGATTTGCTCCGCCGTTTCAACCTTGTGGTCTACGTAATATTGGTTTCCAATAGAATTTTGAAATAGGATGAAATTTTCAATAAATCCTCCATTGTCAGTAGCAAAATATTCGAAATAATCTCCATTTTCGGCTGGACCTACATAGGCTCCAACATTAGAAAAAGGATCTTCAGATTCTAAAGAAAGAGCTGCATACAAAGTAACCCCATATTGGTTATATCCGTTAACTTGGGTTATATCATTTATTTGCCATACAGAAATCCGCATTGGAGAACCAGTTACATATCCTCTTCCACTACGAGATGTTTTTCCAGCCAAAGTATCTGGTTTGTTCGAAAAACTAGCCGCTGCATATTGGTTGTTCATGTCCACTAATGAAGGGACGTTGATCTGAAAATACTTGTCGTAAATGTTCGACCCAATTGTTAGAGGATTGGGATCCAAAGTATAATTTTGAGCCGTTCCTGAACTCAATTCAATTTGTGAAAAAGTAACGTAGGATCCGTCTTGATCTAAGAATGCAATAGATAAAACCAGTCCGTCGATATTTTCCAAATTATATCCCTGTAAAATGTGATATCTCACGGTGTCATAAATCACCGAAATATTCGAAGGGAATGTAATTTCAAGATCTGCAGTGGGGGTTAGCTTTGGGTTAAAATCATTGTAAGGTACAATCAAATTTGGGTTCAATGGAATGAAAGAGTTTTCAGAAGTTTTAACCACATTGTTTAAAGCGGTGTTCTGAGTGATAGAATAATTTTCATCCAAATTGAAAATTTGGACCTCGTTGGTTGGAGATCCTTTATATTCTATAATTCCGTTGATTAATTTGTTAAATCCTACGGTTGGGCTTCCTCCCCCGTTGTTTACAAAATAAGTTTCTGGATTTGGCTGAGCAGCATACATGTACTCCATAACCAAATAAGGAGTTAATTGTACATATTTAGATGTTGTGGTGTATGCCATTTTTTTGTTTTTTATTTTCCAAATTGAAGAAATTTTGGGGTGTAAGTTAGCCCCACACCCAAATTAGGTCCTCTTACAATATATCCGTTTGATCCTGCTGTAAATCCAAAACCTACTGACATTCCAATACCAAAAGATTTTCTGGAATTACGCAAAGCCTTTCTAGATTCTTCATCATCCAATAAGTTAATTGAATTTAATTCATTAAATGTTATACCAGGAAAATCCGTAGAAGCTCTGACATACAAACGTTTGGTTTGTGGATCTCTGAATAACCCAGTTACCAAATCGATTTTTTGTTCGATTTCAAGATGAACCATACCCGGGGTAATTGAAGGTTGTATTTTCCAATTCACCCCATTGGAATCAGATTTTGACTCGCAAGTATCATAGGAAATTGAATAAGGTAAAACTCCAGAGATAGACATCCTATTTTTCCCCTTCAAAGTCGGGTTGTATTTGAAATTAAAAGCTGGCTTATTGTTTTCAAAAGAAGATGTAATTGGAATATAGATTGAAGTGTCGCGATATTCAATTTCAGTTTGAATGATTACCTTCGCCTTTTTTTTCTTTTCAAGATCTAACCTTCTTAAAAGATCAATGTTTTCTTCACTCAATTCAGAATAAAAAAGATCCATTGATGATTTTTGTGCCAACAAAGTTTCATTTTCCGAAGAAATAACATCAATAGAATCATGTGACGCCAGATAATTATTTAAATGTCTTTGAGAATCTACTTTGGCTTGCTGCAATTCCTGATTCTGCCAAATTGAACCTAGAAAAAGAAGACAAGTTAAAAGAGATAGAGAAACAATAATTTTGAGTTTTGAATCAAAGTTTTTCATAGGAAAGAGTGAGAGGATTTAATTTACCTGGGCCATATTTTTCTTTTAATTGACCCATAAAATTTTTTTCTTGAAGTCTCAAATCTTCCAGATGGTTGATCAGAGACTCTGTTTGAGAATTCAAAGATTTCATTTGTTCTTCGACTACATGAATTCGATCCTTGACTTGAACGAATCCTTCTTTTAAAGATTGTGCAATTTTTTTTTCAGATTGTGTTAACATAATTTAAATTGGAGAAGTTGGAGATGATGGTGTTCTAGTTATAGAATATGGGATAAATCCACAACGGGGAGCGGAAGTGGTTGCGTATGTTGTAAAGGCAGTGTAGCCAATTTGAACTTCGGATAAAAATTGGAGTCTTATGTGTCTACACCCTTCATTAATCCCAGTTCCAGTATCCAAAATTTGGACGGATGTTGAAGTAAAACCACTAGGCCCCGGATAAACACTTCGAATACCACCAAAACACAAAGTATTGTTGTTCAAAAAAATATCGAAGGTTCTTCCTCCTGCAATTGGTCCTCTCCAAATACCTGAAAAATTTTCGATCTGTAAATAAATTCTGTCTATTCTATTATCAGATGATATTGGACCTGTTAGATCTGGTTGAATCGATATTAAATCAGAAGATTGTTCTGTTAGTGGTAACGACATTAGATTGTTTGTAAAACTATTTCTAATGAAAGTTGAACTTGTATTTACTTTGTTGGCAAAAGATACCATTTTAACAAAATTTCCAAAAGCTGAACCAGATGGTCCAGAAACTCCTACCACATTTAATCCATCAGGCCTGGATTCGAAAACCCTATAAGAAAGATTGTTTGTGAATCTTACAATTGGATCGGTAGATGAACCTATTAGATTTACTTTCACTCCAGACCCAGCACTGGATGAATTAGTAATTCGAAGAATTGGGTTAGTGTTTACCGTTCCACTAACAGAACTACCGGTTCCCGCCGAAAATTGAAAAGATAAAGACTGTGGGGTTAAATTTATGTTATTTGATGTTAGTTGGATCGTGCTAGCGGTTGAAGCCAAAAGATATCCACCAGAAATTGGAGCATTTAAATTTATATTTTGTCCAGGGTTTTGTGCAGAGTTTAATCTGAGAGACTGATTAGGAAAAAAATAAATGCTGGATAAAGATCCTGTTGGCCCGAAAGAGGCAGTAGCCCCGCTAGTGATTTTTAATTCTTGCGGGGAAGAAAAAACGAAATCATAAGATGGACCGGTACCTGCCCACAAAAAAGAAGGAGGATTCGATCCGGAATAAAAAGTTTTATCAAAAGTTAAAGATGGGTATTTTTGCTGACTTGCGTCTGTTGCAATTAATAATTTAGCCAAATTTGGATTGGCGTCATTCAAAGTAGATTGAGAGTCAGAAAGAACCAAAGTTGTGGTTTCCGGATAATTTGATATTTCTATTGCATTTTTGTCTGAAGATTGTCCTGGACCGCTTATTCCTAAAACCAAAGAAAAAATTGAATCGTCTAAAAGAGTTTCTCCTGAATAAATCCACGAGGTAGGTCCGAAAACAAATATATCCCTCCCTCCAGTAGGTCCTTCATTTACCCAGATATCACCGTTTCTTGAATCTGAAGGAGAAGGCTCTATGCCAGAAAAAAACCATTGGGTAGCGGGGTTTCCGTTGGCTCCAAATATTCCATCTGCTCCAACTTCTCCGCTAATTCCTGTAGGTCCTACATTTCCAATTGGTCCATCATATCCAACCCCATTGAATAAAATTTGTTGAAAATTGAAATTTATTTTGGAGATAATTTGATCCTTATCATCACCAGGTAAAATGAATTTAGTGTTAAACATGATTAGAAATAGGAATTAAAATTTACCACAAAGTCCCCCACATGTATTGTAAAAAACAAGATAATTAGTAGCTGAGTTGTTTCTAATAATAGTTAAGTTGATAAATCTTTGTTCCGTCCCAGACCCAAAATCAACAGCGCTACCAATTATTGCGTTGCTAGAATCTCCTAATGCTAAATATCTGATAGCGTTACCGAGGTCCACTACTGAAATCGAAAGCTGAATAGACTCGTAATTTTGTAGATAATTTGACCAGCTACCCGAAAAACTTCCCATTGAGATCATCAACCCTTTGGAACCACCAGAAACAGGAGGAACAAAAAGAACAGTGTTTCCGTGGTTAACTGTTGATGTATTCAGCAACCAATATTGGGTAAAAGATATGGTTAAGTCAGAAGATGAACTGATTGATTTAACAGAACTGGCAGTTTGTTTCATATAAACCTTTCCCTGCCCATTAATAGAAAATTTAGTTTCTCCGCCTGACTGAAAATCAACTATATTAGTAGAGGAACTGGTTGAATTAGAAAATACTTGAAGTCCACCTCCTGTTCCAGAATTTGATATCTGTAAAGCAGGATTAGTTGTGTTTGCATTCACCGAAACCTGGGTAAAAATTGACATTGCACTGGAACTCATCTGGAAATTATTGGACGAAAAAACAATCTGTTCGCTCTGTAACAAAATTTGATTCGCAGCGTACATCAAAATTTGAGATTGTGAATCGATCTCGATATCTTGTGGGGCAGTAATTTGAATATCCCCGCCGGTACTTTGTATTGACATATTTCCCCCAGAATTAAATTGCATAGAATCTTGAGGAACAGAAAATAAAAGATTATAATTCTGCTGGTTTGGATTCATCCATCTGAATTGAGGATGTCTTGTGTAATCCGATGGAGTTCCAATCCCTACAGCATTTGTTTTAGCAAATTCCAATAATGGAAAATCATTCGCCGAATCAGTTGCAATTAATAACTTTGAATAAGAAGGATTGGCAGTAGATTGTGTAGAAATAGCATCAGATAAAACCGTAGTGTATAAATTTGGAAATGGCGTGTTTAACACAATAGCATTTGCACCAGCTGTTGGACCGGTGATTCCAGAAAGAGTGGAGAAAATCCCAGAAGTTTGCAAGGTGTAACCAGTTGATACCCAACCTGAATTATCAAATTGATAAATTGAGTTGTCGTTAAGTGTGTCAACCCAATAATCACCCACTAATATTTCGTCTCCAGATCCACCAGATGGCTGGGAGGGTTCAACAAACCACTTAGTTCCTCTGGTACCTTGTTCACCAGGATCCCCTTGAGATCCAGCAGATCCAACTGGTCCTTGATCCCCTTGAGGGCCTTGAACCCCTTGAGGTCCACCTCCATTTAACACCAAAGAGTCAAAATTCGCATTTACTTTATTGCGAATATCTTCTTGTGTATCACCCTGATTTAGGGTCAGAATGTTTAGTGTTGGCATGACTGTAAATTCTTTGCTTATATATTCTCAAGTCAAAAATCTCAAATTTTTTGGATTCTGAAAGAGAAGGTCAAAGAATAATTTTGTGATTCAGTCAAGGAATACTCAAAGGTGTAAATTAAATCTGTGATTTTAGTTAGCTTGAAATTTGGCTGTGGATTGTAGGCATATCTAATTCTATCAGGATTGATCAAATCCCCTCTGACCAAAATTTCAGTGGATGACAAAGCTTGCCCGGTTTTCTTCACGAACAAATCAAAAGTGATACCTTCATAAATTGGGTTAATATTTTCTTGTATGTAAGTGTCTATATCATCATTTATGTTATTGGGATTACCAACACCAAATTCGCTAACCATATTGTTTACAAAGACTGTAGAAATACCAGAATTCAAAAGATATCTTCTTAAAATTCTATCTAATCGGATTGAACCACTAACGGTATTGGTAATGGGATTTTTCTGCCATAAAACTTCTACCTGGGGAAAAATGTTTTCATCCAAAACTGATAGATCAACGCTACTCAGATATGTTCCAAGCTGACCTACTCCAGTATTAGATGTGATCGAATTTAAATTCTGTATAGATGAAATTGAGTTGTTGGCCAACAAGTTAATCTCTTGAACATCTGTGGTTCCATTTGTTCTAGATATTTCTAAAGTGATGAATGTGTAAATTGTTATGGTGTAGGGTGTTTGCATCATTTTAGAACCTAAGAATGACTTCAATTCTTTCATAGATCTAGTTCCGGCAACCGGGGTTTGTTGTGTAGATGAAGTATACAAATTATAATAACCTGGATCCCAACTAGACAAAAAGACAGAAAAATCTTTGTAGAAAATTGGACTTTGACCTACATATGGATATTTAGGACCTTGCGGTAAATTTTGAGAATCTTGTAAAATATCAGCTCCTAAAGAAACCTTAGAATAACCCAAATTAACTATCTTTCCAAAATCAAGCTGTTCAGGAGCAAAAGTGCAATTTCTAAAACTCAAATCAACAGAAGGATAGTTTGTCAAGGTGTCGGTCTTATCCTCCTTGAATTTAAATATTTTTTTGAATAAAGGTTGGTAAGGCCCACCATATCTTAAAATATCAGAGGAGTAATTTGATCCTCCATTAACAATTTCAAATCCGCTTGGTTTGCTTCTACCTAAAGTTTGAGGACCACTATAACTTGGCTGAGGATAAACTCCAGTTGGTTTGTAAATAGATGTTGGTTTAGTTAAGGAAATCTGAAAATAATTTGTAGTTGCTTTGGTTGTTGAACTTTGCTGGTCCCACTCATAGGTTGTGTATTTAATGTATGGGCTGTCTCCGTTTACTCTTTCAAAAATCTGGGATAGGGAAATTCTCTTCATGATAAATTTGAAATAATTTTCTCCCCCCTCTACTTGAAAAACTGGATAATTGGCATATGCTGATCTTGGTCCTACAGGAATTGTTACTGGATTACTAAAAGCAAATGGAATATTAAAAACATAATCTGGAGATTGGACGGCCTGGAAATTTACCAAATTTTGAGATCTTCCAGTAGGCCAAGGATAAGTATAATTTTGACTTGGTACCACAAAACTTCCTGGTCCAGTAACCCCCACACTTCCGGTAGATCCAGCAGGGTAAAAAAGGTTAATTTCTTCCCTGAGGTCAGTGTCAAAGTTTTGGTTTGGAATTAAATAAACTGGATTTAAATTTCCTGCTGTACCAACAAAAGAGTTAGAAGTAATAGATAAATCCAAAGCAGAAGAAAGTTTGATATCCGAAATCTCATACAATAATGAACCCGTTGGACCTGGATCTCCAGTTGGACCAATTCCGGAATCCTGTTTCTTATCACCTAAACTGTATAACAAAAGATAATCTAAATAAGGATCTGCCCCAGTTCCACCCGTGTATCCAAGAGGAAATGCCCGGTAATCCTGTATAACAACAGTTGTGACAAATATCACAAATTTTTGTTGAACGTTTTCGATTACTTCATATGAAACTGGAGCCTGTATAATATTTGGATCTTCCGGTACAACTCTCAAAATAGATGAAAAATTGTAACCTTCGAACCCTCTATAATTCAAAACAAATTTATCAAGATCTGATGGTGGATTGGGTAATGTGCTCCTTCTTTTCAATGAAATTTTCACCCCCCTGAAAACTGTATCATAAAATCCAGAAGCTGGGTTGTAATTGAATGGTGTGAAAAATTCTTTTGTGAAATTACTTGGGTCATAATAAGGACTTGGATAGTCGCTAGGCTCAACTGTAAAAAATGAATAGGCATACAGACTCAGGTTTGGATTGGCATCTCTAATTGAATCTAAATCAATCTTACCTGGTAAATAACTGTTTTGCTCTAAAATTTTGTTAGCAGGAAATTGTCTAGGAACACCTTCCAGAAGAAACCACTCGTGTGTAAAATATCCAGGGTTTTGTGAATCGTTTTCGAAGCTCGGGGAAAAATTAGTTGGCGCAAAAGCAGGAGAAGAATTCAATCGATAAGGATTACCTCTTACATCGGTTCCACCAAGATATCCCCATTTATTAATAAATGGTACTACTCTAGAAACATTTGCTCTCGGAACGGTGAAGTTTTCTTGGAGGTATTGATATTCTGTTTCTAATTTTCCATAATTGAAAATTTCTTCCTTGTTGTTTTGATTTGGAATTGGATTCACACTAGTTATTGATTGTATTCCATAGAAACCAATAAAAGAATTCAAATTTTGTTCTGCCTGTATCTGTGACATGTTGTATGGATAAGTATCATTCACCCATCCAACCTGTGTAAAAATAGCTGGAAGGACAACAGCAGTAAATCCCGTTGTCGAAGAACCAGCGTCAGTGAAAAAATCTGTTGTGGTTCCTATGAAAGATTCTCCAGACACATAATTAGTAGTTTCGTATCTAATCTGTCCCTGTCTCACCAAATATTTCACCCCATTTATAATTTGACCAGATTGACCTGGAATTAATTGAAAATATCTGTGAAATTCTGGGGTTGGGGTCATCCCATATGTTGAAGATAAAAAATCAAAATCAAAATCTTTCAAATCAAAAAATGAAAAAACACCGCTTTCTAAACTTACAATTTCAAATAAATTGAAATTACCATCAGATCCCAAATTGATAACAGCATTCTTGTCTTGGAGGTGAGCAATCAGAAGTTCACCATAACCTCTGAACCCAGAAATCAAATCCGATCCATTGGCATAGATAGGATCCTCAACATATGGTGTTATTTCAGTTATCATTGAAACAGAACCGGTTACACCACGCCCACTTTCTACCTCTATCCATGTACCAGGGACAATCTTATCTTTTTCTTCAGAAGAGAAAATTACTCTAGATTTAATTTCTTTAGAACCACCTCTAAAATTAACAATTCCAGATAAATCTGAGGCATCTAAACCAGCAATTTTCAAAAAACCTTCTTCAGTGAAAGTTTGATAAGGTAACCAGTCAAGATTCGAAATTGGTTCAGGATTTAGATTTCCTAAAGCGGGTGTACTAATTGGATTCAAAGCTTGAAAGTAGGAATCGAAGAAAGAAACAATGTCTCCGATATTATAAGAAGAGGTGTTGGACCAAATTCCTACATACGAATTTTCAAAAGAAGAATAATCGGAGAAAACGCCAATTTTGAATTGTGTGTTGGAATTAGGTCCAGGATTTTTAGCCCTAATTATAGAAGAATTTTTCGAATTGGCAGAATTCCAAACAATTGAACTTATATTGTTAACACAAGAGCAAAATGAAAAGGCAACATCAGTTGTAGTTCCCTGTGACAAATTGAAGTAATTGATATTTCCGGAGTTATAAGAAGAACCAGCTTTCCATCCCAAAACAGTACCTCCCAATTTTCCAGATTGAATTAGATCATATTTTTCTATCAGATTTCCCTGACTACCTCCAGGCCAAATCACTTTAAAAGTTACAGGTTTATTTGGATCAGAGACCTTGAGAAATTCTATGTCGATGTTAGCATGTCCTTCAGAAGTTGGTAAGATCCCGCTATATCCTCCTATTTTTTCCCCTGGACCAGTGAAATCTAAAAGATTAACGCTACGATTTGGAATTACTAGATTACCAGTTTTCCACCCAGAAGTAGCACCGGTTGAAAATGTTCCGTTAGTGAAGGGTCCAAATTGTGCCTCTACCGGGGTGTTGTCTATCCAGGAATTGGTGTTTGAATTGTAATTTTCAAATCTTTTCAAACTGTAAAATCTATCAAACTTATCAGTGATATAAAATAATTTTTGTGGATCTGCCACATTAACATCATAAGATCCTGGAATCCATCCAGTGGCACCTTCATAATAAAGTCTAACTCCGGTAGTGCTACTTTGAAAATTATTTTGAGTAGAATTATAAAATCCAACATTGTTCAAAGATGGCTTTGGTAGGTTATTGTTACCAGCTGAATCCCTATAGGTATAAAAGAAATTTCCATTCATTTTAAAACTACCCAAACAGTTTTTCGACACGTAAGCACCGAAATATCTGTTTATGGTGTAAAGGTTTGAATCTGGATCATCGAAAAGAAATTCTAAATTAAGAAGATTCGGAGCTATGATTCCATTTCTAGAAAAACCTTCAGTCACATAATTTTCGAAATCGATTTGAGGTGTTGATTCGTTTGAAATTAAAAAATCATACAAAAGCTCACCTTTCTTCGTGAAGGCACCGGTTTGAATATCTATTCCGTTGAAGTATGTATAGGCATTTAGTTGATAAGAAAAGTCGATTGGTGATTGTGAAAAAGAGGGATTGTTTACAATTGATCGAATGTATTTCCCGATCTTCGTATTTGACCTTAAATCAAAAGTAGAAATAACAGAAGCATAAGGAAGTATTTTAGAATTGAAATAAGAATCAACGTCATCCACTTGAGGCTGGAATAACAACTCATCCATTAGAACTACTTTACCAGTACCAGAAATTATATTATAAGATGAATAAACTGTGTTTCCGGTAAAAAATTGTCCGGCAGAATAAACAATGGGATTCCCAAATAAGTCAACTCCATAAGTAATCGAAAAGGTTTCTGTTGATGAAATTTCTTGTATAACCTTGTATTGAGAACCGTCTACAATTTGTGTTTGATTTGTAGAATATGGGTAGCTTAAAGGTTCGGGAACTTTAAAAACGACAAAAAAATCAGGTAATTCATCTTTCAACCATAAAGGCTGAAAAAATTTGAAATTTTCAGCATAATTTCTATCGACTAAAGTTGAAGCTCCAGATCCATAAAAAAAATCATATTGGGATGCAAAATTCTCTACCGGTTTATTTTCCCCGTCGGTAAATTTACCAACTTCGAAAATAACATCAGGATTTAAAGAAATTCGTTGGATTTTTCCTCCTGAGAAAAATTTTTGAATATCTTTTCCATAAGAAAGTTCTCCGCTTACCCGATATTTTTTGTATTTCTGATCACTCAAAGTAGGATTTGCATCCATAGAATTTAACCAAACTTCTCCTTCGGAATCCAAAGTAATTTTTACATTTCCTGTTATTTTTGGATTTGTTCTTAGAACACCAAAAGATGAGTTAGAGTCAAATAGTTTGGGGCCAGGTCCACAGATTGGTCCAGGGATGGGTGTTGAGATTGGTGTGCTCATTCTATCCTAAATTTGTTCCGCCTTGAGAAGAGAAATTTCTAGAAGATAGAGTGTCATTTTTGTATTTTGCGCTTACTTCTAAGTCAAACGAAAATGTGCTTTGATTTCTTACCTGAATGTCTAATCCCATTTTTTTGGTGTAAGTAATATTGGTAGGATTTCCAGCGGCATTAAATCCGCCAATATATCCCAGCTTATCTGTTGCTCTAAATTGGAAGATGATGGGTATAATAATAGCATTATTTATTCCCTGTTGAACCGTTTGATTGGCCAAAGAAGTTGATCCTTGTACTTGTACCAAAGAAGAAGTAGCTGGTCCTAAAAACAAATAAGAACCACATGAGTACTTTCCGATAAGCCATTCATCGTTACTTTCGAAACCTAATTTGAGAGGGTACATGGAATCTTCTCTAGAGGCAGTTGCTCCCTGTACAAAATCTTGAGTCACTGGGGTATATCCTAGCTGCATCCAATAATTGTTAAAGGTAGAATCCGTGTAGAAATAATCAGATTGTCTAAAATAAGGATAAACAACCGTACCATTATTAGCATAGTTAGGTTTAACTAAATTAGTGAAGGACAAACCAGTATTTAAAGCAGGATGGTTTTTGTGAACACAAAATTCACTTAGAGTACCATTTCCCAAACCCACCCAAGCACCAGTTGAACCAGTATAACCACCATTCCAAACAGATCCATTTGATCCAGATGCCGTGGGAACAGAAGAATCTGTAGGGTCAAATGGAATAAGTGATGGTCCATTTAAGGGCTGGCCGTTTCCGTTACCCGAATAATCATAACCGGAAGTGTAAGGTTGTGTTTCAGCATTAAAATAAAGTTCCTGGTCCAAACCTACACTTTTCCATCTGGGATAAATAAATTGGCTGTTAGCGTTTCCTGAAGCATATGGTGTAGCTTGTCTTAACTGTTCAAAAGATTGATTGTTCGCCGATCCAGTAGATCCTTGAGGAATAATGTCTGCTGCAGTTAAAGAAGTTACAGAAATACCAATTTCTCCATATCGTAAATTTTGGGAATATCCAGGAGGTAAAGTGTACGCAGTTGAAACCCCGGCAATTACGTCTAAGCCTCCCGGCAAAGAAGATGACAATTCCAATAAACCAGCAGCTGTGTTTACTAATTTTAGCTGATAAATTTTAGCAGCAATTTTTCCTGCGTCACTTGTAGTGGCATTTAAGAAAATTTGGTTGTAATAACCTGCATTCACCCTCAACGTCTGACCGCTTGTAATAATTTGGGTATTTCCAGCTTCATCAACCAGTTGAACTTCCAAGATTCCAACTGACTTATCTATCATAGCTTTTAAAGAAGCAATTTCATTTTGAAGATCTGTTAGTTTTTGGAAAAGATCTACTGGATTTCCAGAAGCATCTGTAAAACCACTAGAAATTACTGGAGCATCGATCAAAAAAGTTTTAGATCCGGCTGTGAATTGTCTATTCAATAAAGCATCTACTCCTCTAGAAGAAAGGTCCTGCTGTATAGCAAGTAAAGCTTCATCTTTCAAATTTGTAGTTAATGAAACAACTGCACTTTCTGTTGTTGCATCCGCTGGGAATGAAACTGTCACAGATTCAGACCAATCCGAAGTAATCGGATTTTCTGGCCACCCAGCTTCCGAAACAGACTTAATCCTAATTTCTACCTGTTCGCCGCTAGTAATTGGAATATCCAATTGATTGATGTTATTGGCATCGGCATCGGCAGTAATTTCTGGAGCCCAAACATAAGTACCAGAGCTCGCATCATAAACTTTAGATCTTATATTAGTTATAATTCTATTCCAGTTACTGAAAGCTCCTGTTTTTTCCTGACCGTTATTATCTTGATAAGATATTTGCTGAATAGCAGGGGCTACCCCTGAATCACTTAAATATCTGTATTCGATAATAAATTGAATTACCTGCTGTTGCCCTGTAGTAGGATTTACTTTGGGAGGAGGGATAGGCCAAAAACCTCTAACACGATATTTAGGTTCTGCCAAAAGTTGTGGAGTAGAAGAAGAAGTTGTAGAAATTTGACTGATTGTCGAAGCTAATAGTTGCTGTTTTTGAACTCTTTGCTGTGTTAAAGAATTCAAATTAGCTTGTAAAGCCTGTACATTTTGCGTTGTGTTGGTCAAATTTGTAGCTGTAGAAGCTCCTAGTGATGCTATACCGACTTGAGTTTGAGCAATCACAGAAGTATTACTCGCAGAATTGATTTGTGCTCTAGTTGTGTTTATGGCAGTGTCTAACTGAGAAATTTCACTTTGAAGAGTTGCCTTCAAAGCAACTTGGTTATTCAGTGTTTGTACATCAGTAGACTGTGTTAGTTGTGTGTTGATAGGAACAACTCTAAAGTTTGTTGGAACAATAGTAGGAGCATCCGGAGTCAATCCAGAGATGGCAGAAATCTTTTTTTCTTTCGCCATAGCTAACATCTGTTGACCCAAATCAGCTACGGAATTAAGATAAAATTGTTCTAAAGTTTGTACCCCACCTGTTGTATTAATTCTAAGTTGGTTGCTCCAGAAAACAACTCCAGGTGACCAAGACGAAGCAACAATGTTGTAGTTGTCGTCGATTTTTTTAAAGAAAACCCCTTGTCTTTCGTTATATCCAACATTTACATCTACGAATCTTGGATTAAATTGGGTAGAAAGTAAAGTGAGGGAATTTGGGCCTATGCTTACGGGTTGAAATCCAGATGTTCTTTTTAGTTGAACTGAGGTCTGGTTAATATTAATGGAGATAATTTCATATCTAGTTCCATCTGGAGTTAAAAGAAAATTTCCAACATCTAAAGTCCTACCGTTTGTTACACCAGTACTAGTATCTGTATATTGAACAGAATTCAACTTGTAATTTCTCCTGGTCTCTTGAACAGTTTGTCCATTTGAATCTGTTGTGCTGACCGTGTCATCGTAAAATGATAAAACACTAAAATTCCCAGTATTTCTAATGGTTCTTAAAGGTAAAGGAATAACTTCTTCATCAACAAAATAGAAAATTCCATTATCTGTCAAAGAATTAATAAATTCTTGCTCTCCTATGTTGTTTCTACCGTTCAGATTGGCATCGAAATATGCTTTTTGTTCATCAGTCTCGGTATTGGCTATAATTCTTTTAATCAGAATTCTATCCGCATCGTCAGGTAGCTGCCCCGTTACATCTATACTAATGTACAATAAAGGTGTTAGAAAACTTTCGAAAAACCAATTATCTCTGGTTGCAAATGTGCTGGGAACTTGCAAGTTAACAAAAGGTTTAGGATCGCGAAGTGGCTCTGACTTATAAATTTGAGAATAAGTACCATCTGGGTTTCTTACTGTAGAAAAGTTGTCACCTAACCCCGCTAAAGCCTGAATATTTGAATCAAGCCTTTGGATCTGAGAACTTAAATAGCCATAAGCGGGAATGCTAACATTTGTTGGTAATCCCGCTTCATCCAGCATTTCAATTTGTACTGTCTGGTTCGTAGAGGTCGCAACCTCATTCAAGCCATTTATAATTTCCAACGCGTTCTTTTGCAATCTCAGGAATTGAGCTACTAAAGAACTAATACTGTTTTGTGTGCCTGACATGTTTTTTGAATTTTACGAGTTATTAGTTATGCTTTTACCAACATGATCCACCTGGAATATTAAATTTTCCGGATCTACACATATGATATCAAAAACAGGTTTGAAATCATACGGGGCAAATTCATTGTTGGTTAAAGAAAGAATTAAAGTAGAATATGGTACTTGGGTTGGGTTAGAGAGTGGATATTTACCTTGTGAATTTGTCAAGAAATTAACATTGAAATTACCAGGTATAATTTGATCACCAAAACAAAATCTCATGATCTGACCTAGTTTCCAATTTACAGTAGAATCATCTAGTCTTATAACCAAATCAGAGGTCAAAGTAATCGGAACCCCATTGTTGACATGCTTGTAATAGTTACCGAATGTTAGGAGAGGAATTCTATTTGGGGAATTATTCTGTAAAGTTACCGTTCCTTTCCTAGGCCCCACGTTATAATCTTGATTGTTGTTAGAAATCGTTAGTTGATTAGGAACTGATCTATCAACAATTATTCCCTGGCCCTGTTTGATTAAATTTAAGTTATAAGAAATTTCAACTGAGGTTTCATTGTTAATAATTGCCCGTATCAACTCATAATTTTGGTTGATTAATCCCATTACGGCTTGAGTATTATTGAACAAAGCCTGATTTGCAGCCAATGTATTTTCTAGTTGTGAAATCCTTTGATCGAATGTGAAAGTTGTATCTGATGTTAAAACTAGATTTTCTAAAGCGTTGACCCGGTCTTCCAAATTCGCATAAATGGCAGCAGTGTTATTCAAAGTACCTGAAGCATCTTGCAAAACATTCATGGCATCCATAAACATGGACAGTGAGAAAGGAGAATAATCGTTTATTGCCTGTTCTACTCCAGTTTGATCGATATCTACGTCAAATTTGATGTTCAGCTTCAGTCCAAATGAGTTACCATTCAACTTGGTAACAGGATTTGGTTTAAATTTTTTGAATCCAGGAATTTCGGAAGTTCCAATCCCAGTATCTTGTACATCATCTAGAAAAAGAACTCCGTATAAATTGGTGGCAGAATCGGCAGGAATTGCCGGATCATAAACATCATAGTAAATCAAAACAGCATTGAAAGAAAAATCGGTAGATTCGGAAGTAGCATTGAATTCCTCCAATGTAGAAATAGCAGGATTACTTACGATCTGTTGATAAGAACTTGGATCAAAATCGATGCCGATAGAATCCAAAGTTGTTCTGACGTATTTTTGATATGCATTGCCAGTGGTTCCGCCGTTAAATGATTTTTCTAAAATTTGAGCGGCAGGATTAGTGAATGTAGCATCAGTAAAATAAGAATCAGCAATTGCTCTTGGGGAATACCAATTTCCAGAACCGGTCGATCCATTGGAAGTATTTTCGAACTCTACGGAAGGTGATCCTAAAACGTCACAGTCAAAAATAGCCAAATTTGTCAAACCACTGGGGTTGAATTCGTTGTATGATCTTCCGGTCAGATACTCGTCATTTAAAGGATCTTGTGGGTTATTGGTCCACCCAAAATCCATCGGATAATTTTGGTCGACAACATTTTTAAATAGAACTGTAGGAGTATTACCGTCTTTGGTTGGAACCATCACATACACCTCTGAGTAAGTGTTATTGTTATTCTTAACTGAATTTACAATGTCTAAATTACCAATGTACTGCACTACCCTATTGTATGTTGCTCCGGTCAATCCATAAGAACCGGTTCCTCCGGATGGATCTCCTTCAACATATCTTTTCTGAGTTACTGGCAATCCATTTACAGTCAAAACAGTATTTTGGTCTAAAGTCGAAACTACCTGTGAAGAATTAGCTGGCTGAAATCTTATTCCTCCTAATTCCTTTATCCACTTCCAAAAAACCCTTTCTGAAACGTTTTGTTTTAACGATTGATCATAATTGTTACCGCTTAGAATAGTGGTTTCTAAATTCAAACAATAACTTTGAAAACTCTGGGAAAAATTAACGTTTTGATTGGATGTAATAATTTGGTTTGCCCCACTTGCTTTATCCAAAAAAGCACTGTCCGGAGCGTTGAGTTTCAAAGTATTACCAAGAGGATTTGTGGAATCAATATTGGGGATATTCAACAAGGCAAATTTCGAAAACTTGAATTGATTTATAGAGTTGTTGAATGTAAATGATAGATCTTCAGCAGCCGAAGAAAAGGCGTAGAAGGTACCACCTTGAACTTGTAATGGACGTATAAAAGGAGTTTTAGCCATATTTTTTGTTAAAATGTCATATTGGAAGAGGAAAGTACAACCCAAGATCCTTGCTGTGTTCCAGTTCCCTGGGAAATTCTAGGCTCCCATTGTAAAGTAATAACAGATTGATAAGGTTTTCCAGAGTCACACGTTATACCAGCAGATGGAAAGTTGGCGTAAGAAGCATCCGTATTGAATCCAGTATAATAGGCTCCAGAATTTTGAACTCCAGTAGCTAAAAATCCACCAGTGGCACTAGTATTAACGATTGTAATTCTAGTTCCAGCTACTAAAGCAGATCCCGACGCACCGGTAGTACCTACAGACATGTACCAACCGGGTCCACACTGGGCATAAATCACGTCTTCTATTCCAGTAATTTGGTATGGAACAGACAAAGAAGAAGATCTTCCACCTCCTCCAGAAGAAGGCTGTGCGAAAGGCTGTCCGGCAGTTGCACCAGAATCATAAATGGTATTCTGTCCTACAAAATGACCTCCAAGTAATATATTAAAAGCTCCACTAAGGTTGTTACTTCCCAATAAATTTGTGGTTGAACCAAATGTAACTGTACCATTTGAAGTTAGAGTCCCATTGAAAATGCTGGCCCCGCTTGCAGTTAAAGTTGTTGATGCAACACTCACAAATTGACTCGATCCGTTGGAATTAATTTGTGCTAAAGCTGTTCCACCTACAGGGACTATGATTTGATCGAACTTACCGGTTTTAGCTGAAATTCTTCCAGTAGAAGCGGCAGATAAATCCAGGATTCCATTCACCGAATCTATTCCGAATACATCAACATACTGGTTAATCCAATTTTGCAAAAGAAGAAAATTGGAATTGATGGTTGTTCTTGATGCTGAAATGGAATCTGAACCTAAAATTGAGGTTGTACTAACAGTTGACATTATTTCAAATTTTAATTTTGAATATATATCAAAACAATTCACAACACTAAAATATGCCCACAGCAAAAAGCAAACTAACAGCTAAAGATTTTTACGATGTAAATTTCACAGAAAAACAAAAAAATTATTGCGATACCATTTTCAAAAATACAATCACATTTTGTTGGGGTCCTGCAGGTTCTTCCAAAACTTTTTCAGCATGCTACGCAGCTTTAAAGATGGTTCAAAGGGGAGAAATTGAAAGAATAATTTTTACAAAACCAATTCAAGAATCAGGAGAAAAGCTAGGTAGTTTACCAGGAGATGTTAGCGAAAAAATTAGTCCTTTCATGGAAAGTTTTTTAATCACCATGGAGAAAATAATCTCAAAGGAAAAATTAGGACAATTAATTTCAGAACGTACTATCGAATTCAGACCTTTGGCTTATATGAGAGGTGCTACCTTCGATAGATCCATGATGATTTTAGACGAGGCCCAAAATTGCGACATGAAACAACTCATGCTTTATATTTCTAGAGTTGGAGAAGGATCTAAAGTTTTAGTAGCTGGAGACATAACACAGCACGATATAGCATATGAAAAGGTAGCTTTACCCATCTTTGTAGAACTAGTCAGAGGAATTTCAGGAGTTGGGGAATTTCGTTTTGCCGAAGAGGATATTGTTCGGAGCAAAATTCTGAAAGAAATAGTTAGGAGATACGAACAATGGAAATACAAACTTGTGGGCGTAACGGGAAACACAAAACCTAAATAATTAGTTTCCTATAAAAGTCGAATTTGGATCGTCTGTTAATTTAAGACCAGACCCATAATTTGAAACATTCTGAGATCTAATTATAATTTGGTCTTCTAAAATTTGTCTGTCTAAATCTGCATATTGGGATTCGAAGTCTCTACCAGGAGCAACGTATCCGTAGTCTGCAGAATTAACGAGCAATGGGTTGGGATCATTGGCTCTTGGTATAGATTGATTAACCACAGACACAAAGGCAGGTTTTGAAACTTGGTAAACATTTCCAGCCGAATCCTCGACAGTATTTTGTATGGTATAATAATCTGACTCTGTAAATGTGTAAATAAAATATGGTGTAAATTTAACATCTAAAATTACCTCCCCAGTTCTGGCATTGCTTAGAATCCATCGGTTGTTTTGTTTTCCAAAAATTTCAGAGGCATAATTAGAAAAGAAAACTGTGGATAACATTGGAACATAAAGACTGTTGTCCGAATTGTGAACATCTACCCAAGTCCACGCTCCCGATCCCGCACGGGATATGATATTTCCTTCGTCTACTCCCAATGGGGGTTTATAGCTTTCAAGGAAAGAAACGAACGGTGAAAAATTAGAAGAGGGATATGGTAAACCCGTCGGGCCAGTCAAACCTTGATTTGTTCCTGTTATGAAAATATTCAAATCAGGAGAAACTGTGAAAAATAATTCATTTTGTGTTCCGGTTTGCCCAGGTTCAAAGGTGGAAAAAGAATCGATAAATGTTCCAGATATGTTTCTTTTTTGAATTAAATTTCCGCTTCCTGTTACTCCAGGTTGTAAAGGATAATTCACCGAAAGATAATAATCACCATTTCCTCTTAATCCCTGAACTTCTGTAATTCTTGTAACATAAACATCTTCGTAAGAAGAAGGAAGAATTTCGAAATTTGATTCAGATTGAATTTTTCCTCCTGGTGAAATGGATAAGATCCCACCCTGAAGTGCTCCAGAAACCCCAGATACAATTTCGTTAGTTCCTCCGCCTTCTATAAGAGCATCTCCTGTAAACAAGAAAGCGGTGTAGTAGGTCGATGTGCTATTAAAAGCTCTAATTGTTTTGTGCCAACCTGTGTGATAGTTAGAATTATTTATTTGATAGTTACGTACAAATGCACCAGTTATTCCTTCAAAATTTGAATTAGAAAGCAAAACCCAAGGATAAGAAAATCCAGTTGCTCCGGATGGATGAGAAATGGTAATTCCACCAAAATTAACATCATGGGTGGATGTTCCAGAGGTTAGAAAAGTTTGGGAGTTGGGAAGACTAACAAGAGAATCAGCAAAAGAACCAGCTCCCGTCATTCCTATTACTTTTGCATTAATCAAAGAAAATTCTGAATTCATTTCCAATACAAATGCACTTGGTAAATATGTGTTATTTTGAATTGGACTAAAAATAAATTCAGGTGAAACAGGCAAATCTCCTTCGTTCGAATAATCATTTTTCAATGTGGAATATCCTCCAATGAAATTGCTCATGAGACGAATTGAATTTTGCGAGATGGATAATTCCGTTCCTCCGCTTACTCCTATACCAATAGGGTAAAAACCAGTAGGACCGGATATGGGGTTATTCGCAGAATCAATTGCAGGGAAATATCTAAATTTTTTCAAATTGAATCTAGACTGTAAAGACTGGGTGGCAAAATCAATTCCCCCATAACTGCATTGATCCCCCAGATCGAAATCAACTTCTGCTATAAAATAGGCTGGTTCATCGTAAAGCAAACCTGGATCTGGAATGTACGCACCGGTTCCAGAGGTAGGTCCATTCAAAATCCATGGATAATCAAAACTTCCAGTTATTCCAGGTGTTGACAAATTCGAGAATCCAATTGGACCTCCAGTAGGTCCGGTAACACCAGTTATGGTCAAATCAGCAGCATTTGGGAATCTTGTATTCCAAACAAATTCTCCTGCTTCCAAATAAGAAGTGAATTTCCCAGCTACGATCAACGAGTTTCCATCGAATGAAGGTTTGACATCCAAAATTCTAGTTCTTCCTCCGCGGAAAGGTATAACTCCCTGAACCTGTCCTTTATCGGTGTAAAAAGTTAAAAATCCAACTTCCCCAGTTGCTCCAGAAAAATTTGGATTTTCAAATATGTATGATTCTTCAGTGTTGCTAGATGGACCAAAGTTTATAAATTGTTCGTTAGAATATCCACCTAAAACATTCAAATTTCCATATCTAGTGGTTGATGTAACCACAACTGTTTGTGATGTAGAAGGAGAGGATGTAATTCCAATCATCCAAGAATAATCTGGAATTTCTTGTGCTTGGATTTGCTGCTCATAAGTTGTGGTTTGACCCCAGTTCCAATAGTTTTGGTTTCCTGCTTCTCCATTGGCTATAGATTTAAAATTTGTAGTCAAAAATAAATTTCTAGGATCCATTCCAGGATGGTTTAGGGCCAAGTCTGCATTATCATATCCTTGCCAAGAAGGATAAACCCAATTGTACTTCTGAACTTTAGGCAGAAGTACTTGACTTGAGGTTGCCCCAGTAGGTGAAGGGGTGTAGCTTAAAAAATTCCATCCAGTGGTTCCTTCGAAATTACTGGAAGCATACACGTGAGGTAATACATAATCGAATAAAACAATATTGTTTCCTGAAATGATCCAAAGATTGTAGGGATAAGTGGTAATTGAATTTTCAATTGATTTAGTCGTTGCCACATCAAAATCTACAACAATATCCGATGGTAATCCAGAATTTGAAGAATCATAGTGTGTAAAATTAACCCCATTGAAATGATAGAATCCATTGGTAGTTGGCGGATTCGATTGTGGATTCCCACATCGGAAAAACACGTGTCCATAGGGTACTGAAACAACCTTGGTCACAGGCAAGACAACTGGAACTGCCCAATTGTAAAACTTTTGGCCATCCCAATATGTTAATCCATCTTCTGTTCCCAACCAGTAATTACCATTCTCGTCAAAATCTACAGAATAGACCCTTTCTGAATTTAACGAGGAGTTGAATTTACTGATTTTTTTCAATTCAGGCAGGTAGATAGTCCCGTCCTGCAAATTTTGAGGTATTAAAGTTCCAGAGTTGATAATTTGAAGCCCCTCGTCCGTTGCAATATAATAAGACCAATCTGTACCACCCTCTCCCTTCGCCTTGATGTCATGAATTGTTGGCCAAACATATCCAGGAGAAACCTCTTGCCATTTTTCTGTTATCTTGTTATATTTCCAAAGATATCCTCCAGTTGGACCAGGATTGCACGTAGCTCCAGTTGGAACTCCTCCGTTCAAGGGAGAAATTACTGCTAAAATTTCTTGACCAAATGGACTTGCATAAATTAAAGGAACCTCCCAATTCGGGGATCCTAAATTAAATTCACTCAAATTCCAAGAAGAACCGGTAGCAGCATTGGGTCCTTCTACGGAAAATATTAATACCTGTGATGTAGCAGATGAAACTGCACATCCAACCCATTTGGTGTCGTTGGTATCAATCGAAATTGACCTTGTATCTAGGTACCAAGGTGAATTGGATGGAACAGCCGAATTTGATGAATCATAAACTGACCAAACACCATCACTGAAAACAGTTAAATTCCTTCCAACACACCAAACAGATTCGTTGGGTGTATAAACTCCTGCAAATAAAACAGTTGGATCTGCAAATGGAGTGGATGAAGGGGTTGGAGTTTGCGTAGGTGTTGCTGAAGAAGTAGGAGTTGGAGTTTGCGTAGGTGTATTAGTGGGTGTGGTTGTAGGAGTTGGAGTTTGCGTAGGTGTTGCTGAAGAAGTAGGAGTTGGAGTTTGCGTAGGTGTATTAGTGGGTGTGGTTGTAGGAGTTGAAGTTTGAGTAGGTGTATTAGTGGATGTGGTTGTAGGAGTTGAAGTTTGAGTAGGTGTATTAGTGGATGTGGTTGTAGGAGTTGAAGTTTGAGTAGGTGTATTAGTGGATGTGGTTGTAGGAGTTGAAGTTTGAGTAGTTGTGGGGGTAGGGGTTTGCGTAGGTGTTGAAGTTAGAGTTGGAGTTGGTGTTGGACTTAATGATGGAGATGGTGTAGGTGGTTCTGGAGCAGAACAATCTATCGGATCTTGATTTACAATACCAACGGTACTGATATTAATTATGATTGTTTTATCGCCAGTTACTCCTGGATATTCTTTAAAAGCCCAATCGGAATTTCCGCCATTAAATACAGAGAGTCCTTGCTCGTCTTCCGATATTTGTGTTCCACCAGTAATTCCATTGAAAGTTGGTTCCTGAGCCCAAATTATGGTGGTCCCAGCCCACAAATCGCAAACACTCGTTTGATTTCCTGTAATTCTAACTGGCATTTTATTTTATTTGGAATTTTTCTTTATTTATCTTAATTCTACGAGCAAGGAGTAAGTACTGTTGGCGGAGTTGGAGAAGTTACCACTAACACAGGGAAAGAGGTAAATTGTGTTTGTGTGGGTCCAGTTGTTGGAGATTCATTTCCGGAAGAAGAAGGAATTACCCTATAGTAGAAATTTGTAATGTGAGTGTCTTCTGATGAATTCAATTGGTTTGCCACTTCATTTAAAGTAAGCGGACTAGGACCAGAAAAAGTAACACCAACAGGAAACGGAAAAGTCTCATTGCCGGTACTAATTTTAACATTGTCACCAAGTTGCATAGAATGAATCTCAAATCCGCCAAGCCAACCATTTTGATATTCTAAATCGTACCATCCGTGGGCGTATGCCTCATCCCAAGTTGACTGGTTGAAAGTGTTCCAGTTCAAATTTTTCGTTCCGTAATACTTCAAAGATTCAACTGGGAATTCTCCTGATAATGGACTCCATTCTACAAAAGAAGAAGAACCAGTTATACCACCAGAAAGAAAAGGATCAACGGAAACGACCTGAAGTGATCCGGTAACAGAAACACTCAAAGAATCTCCATTTCCTATATTTCCAGAATCAACGTCAGACACTAGGTTTACAACTGCTGGGATGGATGTTGGGTTAAAAGTCTGTGCAAAGTAGTCTGGCTGAGTTACAACCGAATTTATTTGCTGAACGATAGAATTCACAGTTGCTTGCAAATTGGATCCAGAAGATGTAGCCCCCACGACACGATTATTAATGGATACCGATATATTCCCGCTTCCAGTAACCGTCTGACTGTTCCACACAGAAGGATCAACAAAGTATGCGGTTGCTCCGGCTATAGAACCAGGTCCACCCGTTAAACCAACTCCTGCAGTTGGTCCCAAAATATAAGGGATTTGAAAAGAATATCCAGTTGAACCTGATGGAATAATAATATTCCAATTGGAGTTTATTTCGGGCATGAAACCACCTAGATAAACACCTTGACCCGAAACGTAGTTGTGTGGAACTGAAGTAAAAATGTTCAAAAATCCAAACTGAGAACCGGTAATTAAAAGAGAATAAGCTTTAGTTACGGTTAGAACATTTTGGCTTATTGTAAAATTTCCAGAAGCACCAACCGCGGGGGTTGAGGCAAACACTTGCAAATTTTGTACTTGATTACCGTTGTTACCATAAACAGCAAAATTGAGAATTTCAGGGGGAATTTCTTTTGCAACTTCATTTTCAGTCTTACCCTCTGCAGGGTATTCCCAAATAGATTGATAAGAATCCCAATCTCTAATCGTTTGTTCCCAGATGTACAGTTCATTTTCTCTGTAACGTGTCCATGCATCCAGAGTTATTTCTTTTGGTGAAACCGTTACTGCTGTTTTTTTAATTTTACGGTTAACAAAATTGAAAGAGTCATAAAGAAGACACGTAACATCATATTGTCCAGTAAATGGTAAAAAATGGGCTAGTTTATTAAAATCTAAAATGTTACCTCTGAAAGAATAAAAATATCCGGTTCCTGGTTGCGTGGAGGATTTTTGGATGATCCACTCAATTTCGTTGTAGGCAGAAAAATCAATTGTGTCCCAGGTGAGGGCTGTAGGTTGAGTTGTGAAAGTTGGCAAATTCAAAGAATTCCAAGACTGACCCATTTCATCCCAAACCCACCTGTCCACCGCCAACTCCAAAATCAAAGGCATTCCGATTGGATTAACATATAATTGTCCAGTACTTGGATCTACAAATTGAATAGGATCCTGACTTGAATCACCTAAAAATTGAAGCTGTCCGTTTTCTTTGAAGTAGTAAAAATTAGCAATTGCAGTTTGCATCGCCGAGTTTTGCTGTCCGGTGTAATTTTGATTGTTTGTTAAAGGGGCAACAGTATTACCAAAATCCGAGATAGGAGAAGGACTTAGTATAATTTGGCCATTCAGTAAAGAAGTATTGACTGACGAATAATAGTATAGGTTCGTTTGTTCCTGTGGATTTACTTCTAGCGAAACCGTTCCTCCGCTTGCTCCATTGTTTTCAACCCCTAAAGGATCTATCTGTGACAAATTAGATTGAGTAGTCAAATAAAAATCATAACCAGGAGTTATCAAGTTGAAATTGTAGGTTTTTCCTAAATTCAAATTCAAAGTGGGGTTGTTACCAGAAGCTTGGAACAAAGAGGTTGATGTTCCAGTTGCATCAGAGAATCGAAATACGTTGCCAGAAGGTCCTGCTACCGTAACATTAATGTCGATCACATCGTTGTAGTTCATTGGAGCTTGAATTCCATATGGATCCTGCCTTATGCCAAAGGCTCTGAGATCTTCAATAAAACCAAAATCCGGATTTGCAATGAAGTCTACATTATTTCCGGATTCAATGTCGCTTCTGTCCAGAAAATCTGTCCATTCTTTTGTGTTGTAAATGTTAAAATAAACTCCTTCCCCGGTAATATCTACGATTCTAGCATTTAGAGGAAGATAAGATTGTTTTAGTCTTTGCATCAAAGCAAACAATTTCAACAAAACTTCTTCTTGAGTGAATGAAAAGGTTTCCTGCGTGATTGGATATCCATAAGGGTCTAATTCATCGTTTGCTCTAACTATATCATAGTACAATCCAAATAAAGCAGTTTTCTTGTATGTCCTGCTTGGAACTAGAGTTTCTTCCCCTGAAATATCTAATACATATTCTCCATCATCGTTGGGTCCATAAGTTTGTATAAGACGATATTTTCCGGTATTAGGATTATCCAAAACATCGGCTATCATGGATTGTTGGTTTGGAAACAATGTGTTACCGTAATTATCCAAAAATTCCTGATTCTGTTGCAAAGGCTGCAATTTCACCTTGTTAAAATTCAAATTCAGCCAATATTCTTTGATGCGAAGATCTTGATACCCAAAGAATTTCAGGGCTCCAATAAGTCCTTTATAACTTCCAATGTAGGGAAAAATCTCCTCCCCTGCAACCATTAATTCTTTTCTTTTTTCGTTGATTTCAACGTAGTTTGGTAGAATTTCATTTGGATCATGGTTCTTTAAAATAACAGAATCTGTTCCAAAAAAAGCGCGACCTAAATTTTGAGTTAATACATCTAACCTAGAATCTTCCCCGATAATCTCTCCATAAAATAAAATTTCTGCAATTTTATAAGGAGATTCTATACCGTATGTAATGTCTTCTATCACCAATTTTCTTTCGTAGATGTTTGAAGCAACATCTCCGGAATTCAGTCCAATATTAATTTGTAAAGCTTTCGATGGAGTCCCAGACTCTGGTGTTTGAATGTAACCTCCAGAATAAACATCACCTGAATTTTGTATAATGGGGACGGCCAAATTTTGAAAATTCAAAATTGATGGCAAACCATCTATATCTGGGTCATTTTCAACAATTTGGTATGTAAAAATAATATTAGAAACATCAACATCTCCATAGGTTGAATTTTCCCATCTGGTTCTCCAAAAAGGGGAATTGGCGGAACCAGTAGCTCCAGTGTGAGGGAAACCCAAAAATAAATTAGAAGTAGAAGTATCCTTGAACTGCTGAACGATAAACAACTGTTCATTCTCATACAATCCAGCAGATACTTCATCGAAGAAAATAGAACCTCTGTAGTAACCTCCAGATAGATTTTCATATTTTGTATCACAGGTAACTGGTGTTCCTGAAGATATAAAGGGTGACCCCAAAATTTGTGCAGATGTTAGAGTAACAACTCCACTAGATATAGTAGCAGCAGAAATAACACAAACTAAAGTTTGTGCAGGATAGTACGTGAAGGTCAACATTACCTTTGTTCCTTCCGTTAAAGCAGTAACAATAGAATTAAACCAAGGAACAATAGAAAAACCGCTTTGATCAGTGTCACTTAGATAAATTGTATTCGAACTTAAATCTAATAAAGACATGAATCCACTAGTGGGTGTAGTGGTTGTAGGATCAGATAAATAATTAAACGTTGCAGTTAATGGACCAGAAGCAGTTGGTCCGACATATTCGAAATTGAGAGGATCTCCTCTTTTGTTGAAAAATTTAAGATCTAGACCTGTCATAAATTAAAAAACTCTTCTGTTGTTAAAAGGAACTGTGTAATTAAAGTAGTTTCGAATTTGCTTTACACTTTCAATGAGAGCATAAACAACCCTTTGATAATGTTCTAAAATGAAGTTTTTTGTTGGGTCTCTAAATAAAAGATTGGACATAGTCCTTTCGAAAATTTGGTTCTTATATTCAAATCCTTCATACCCAAAGTCATTAATAGAATCTCTTATATCGTCGATGTTTTCTTTTGGATCGAAAGCGTACCATCTCCTTTGTGTATTTGAAGGTGTCATCTGCCTCATGATAGTTTGATATGTTGAAAAATTAGAACACGGAGCGTATTGTATTTGACCTACAGAATTGGTGATAGCAGTTCTATAACCAGAACATCCTAAGTTATAAGATCGGATTTGAGCTTGCTCAACTGTTAAATACAAATCTGAACTTGTTTCGAAAGAAGGTGTTGTTGAATTGAATTTAACACCGCTCATAGTGTAAGAGTTAACGGTGTTTTGTGGAAAATTTGGATTAAAATCTTGTGCCATATCTATTGATTTTGGGCTATAATTCTTGCTCTTTGTTCAGAATTCAATTGTGCTGACAAATTTTTCGGAACGATTGAAGAAATATCAATGTTCAATGCCGAAGGTTTGCCTGGAACAATACCTACTTCATAAAAGGTACCATAACGATCTGACCATCCTCCTCGAATTAAAACTAATTCATCGGAGTTAATTACAATATCTCCAAAAGAATTTAAACCAATTTGTCTATTCTTTTGTTCAGCACTGGCGTTAGGTAGATTGTCTACCGTTTTGTGATATTCTTCATTTGCTTGTCCAACGAAATAAAAAGAAACGGAATCCACACCATCAATAGCCTCAACAATGGCGATAATATCAGATTTGGGAATTTTATCTCTTCTCTTCAAATTAATAAAATATTCCGATATAGAAGTTCTTGCCTTATCCTTAATTATTTCAGGATCATAACCTTCAAAAATAGACAAAACCAAATTTCCAACGAAGTTTTGAATTTCAGGATCTAAAATCTTTACAACTGTCGTGGCAATCATCTGGCCAGAATCTTCTATTAAATTTAAAATTGAAAGCTTTTGAGCGGTAGTTAGAACAAAACTTTCTGCAGGAACATCAAAGTAATCTTGCCCACTTAGAATGTTGATTGTTACATCCGGTACCAGAAAAAGATACACAACATTATCATCATCTAGAACGTCATCACCAAAAGTTGAAAATGCCTGAATTTGTGAAAAAATATTAAATCTCTGTAGATAGATTTCATAATTTTCGGAATTTGCAAACACGAAAGCACGAGAAGTTTTAGGAGCGACCAGACGGGTTAGCTCAATTGGTTCTGGATCACTTCCGAAGGAAGGATCAAGTACTCCTAAAATTGTAAGGTAATTATTTAAATTAACTTCTTTTCCAAATAAATCTGTACCAGTATCCATAAACCTATAGGTCAACTGAAGATCCTTTCTTGAAGCAATATTGCCGCTGAACCCATTGGTTTGGAGATATTCGGCTTTTATAATAGTTCCTCTCAAAGGGGGTTGACCGAAATTTCCGTTTCCGAAATAAATATCAATTCCCTCAGAAATTCCAGATTTAACCAAATATCCTTTGCCGTTTAATGGAATATCATAAAGAGAAAAATACATTTTCCATGGAACGTCGTTAACGGAAATGTCAACATAAAATTGATCAATCAGAGTACCGGATTTTGAAACAACATTGTAACTTTGTAAAGCAGCTCCTGTTCCAGTGAAGGTGGATGTTTGAAAAGCACCTTGAACCATTTTAAAATTGAATGTTGCTCCTCGATTCAAAGGAACTTTAACTGAAGGTCCATTCAGAAGCAAAGTATAAATCAACCCATTTTGTTCACACTGAATTTTAGGTCTACCGGACAAAATTATGGCTCCCCCGCCCACATCAGACTCTCTCAAATTCCAGGTAACAGCAATTTCTCCTTGAGCAGCCATACCTCTGGCAGGATCATAACCTGCTATTCTGGCCAAGCTTTTAATGGAATAATCCCTGCTGGCCTGATAGATGTTTAATTCTGTGATTGAGTCTTCAATAAAATACAAAATTAGCTGGGAAATATTTTCCAAGACAAATAAAATTTGTCCCCAGGCAGAAGCCACAGTAAACACATTTCTGGTTTGATTGTAGGTTCTTTGAAGAAAATTGTAGGTGTCATTTAACAGACCCCGGATCAGAATATTATTTTTCTGGAAAATATTAGTGGCCATATAATTAAGTTACTTTCAGGGAGACCAGAGGACTTTTACCTCCGTAACTCGGAATAAAAAAATTTAGATACGCAATATCCCTCTGAGTTCCGGCATAAAATTCAACATTGAAATAACCGTTAAGCTGATAGAAAATTGGAACATAATTTTTAATTTGACGACCAATTTCATCAGTGAGGGATTTCTGAGAGAGCTCTTGGCTGAAAACCAATTCCTCTAAACTAAGTCCAAATGAAGGATCTCCAAGAACCTCTCCCTTAATTGTCAGCAACAACATTTTGAGCTGACCGATACAAATTTCGATCGGGTCCGTAGTTTCTAAAACATCGGATTTGTATTGAGGATCTCCTGGGTCTCTGTTGTAAATTTCTATCATCGGGAAATTGCTTTCCCTTTATATATCTGGCGGAAAAAAGAAGGCAAAAAAATATGCTACTTTATTTTTTTGTTGCCCTTTTCGTCATAAATCCAAAATTCGAATAAAAATCCAAGATTGATACAGGCTTTTTTCTTTCTGATGTTTATAGTATATCCAGCATCGTACGTATAATCAGATTTCACTTCAATTATTTTATTTTCAGATTTCAAATAAATATCGGGGTAGTATTTTCTCTTTTTTTGTTCAGAATCCAAGTACCAAATTTTTCCAGTATATTTTTCAATTTCTTTGTTGTTGACGATAATATCTTCCTCTAAATAATCTGAGCTAATCAATTCATTCAAGGCAAAACATTCATATCCTTGAATTTTCTCGATTCTACCAAAAGGAAATACAAATAATTTTTTCTTGTAAGATGTATCCAGAGATTTTTCAAAAGAAGGTGTGTAGTGCATCACCTGCTCAACCCCATATTTTTCCATCATAGTCTCTTTGAATTTAATTTTAAATTCATCACTTTGAACATACCAATCAACACCATGTTTTTTACGGTTAGTTTCTTTCGATTTTTCTTTTATCTCGTTTGAACACATACTCGAATTCCCCCCATATTTTTGTTTGTTTGTGTCTTTCGATTTTTGTTTAATTTCCGGATTATCCAAGGCATTCTCATATCCATACTTTTCCAAATTTGTTTTTCTTTTTTTGTCTTGTGTTTCTTTCAAACTTGTTGGATGCCTCCCATATTTTTTTTGAAAAGTTTTTTTAGTTTTCGATTTGAATTCTTCCGTAGAAGTGAAAAATTCAGTTCCATATTTTTTTCTGTTGCTTTCTTTCAATTTATCCATCGCTCCAGGTACTAACATAGGATTGCTAGTCCCATATTTTTTTAACAAACTTTGTGAGGTCGAAATTTTGTTGTGTTTCTTTAAACAATTTTCTAACATACATGTTTTGTAGTAATTCACAGGGTTAGTTGGTTTTTCTCCATAACGATCTATAGAAAACTTCGGTATGTTAGCAAATTTTCTAGGGGATCCACAATGAAAACAAGTTTCGATTTCATAGAAATCGAACCAAACGTGATAAAATCTCTGTTGGATAGAAATGGATTCCTTGTGATAATGTGAATCTAAAAAACTAGTCAACGATTCCAAATCGGAGACATAAATGGGATTGGTCTTTATTAAAAAAAGATAAGAGCCAAAAGCTTGTCCAGGCTTGCCCCTCCAAGATTCGATTTTTTGAAGAATTTCCATACAAAAAAATTGATAAAATATTTGACATATATATCAATTTGGTGTATATTTTTCAATTCCACTGGAGAAAATAAGATGGGGTGTTCTCGCCATTTATCATGTTCATTACCTCTTGTAACTCTGCAGAAGCCTCTTGACTTAAAGTTGAGGTGTTAACTCTAACTCCTCCTGGAAGGTTGTAATCGAAAGCGCTAAGAACCTTAACCAAAGATTGTTTAGCCTTGGCAAAACAATATCTGATGAATAATTCGTCGTTATACAATTCATAATCTTCAATTGCTACAAAACAACTTACAACAACAGATTGGGTCAGATTGTAACCGCTAGCATTACTTTGAGGGGAAGATGACCTAATGGGGGGAGTTGGGTCCCTACCCAAAATTGTAAGCTTCTTTGTGTTTTTGTTCCAGCTAAAGGCATAAGTAGGCAAAAGATAGGCCTTGGCCAAATCAAAATAAGAATACATAACGGTTCTGTACACAAGGTTATCTCCAGTAAAAGGAGACAATAGAAGTTCAGATCCAATCAATTTTGAATCTCCAAAGTCCTTATCAGGGTTGCCAGAAATCCCGTTTCCGTTGGTTTCCCTGACATCGAAGACTGTCACAATTTTATCTGGGAGTTGAACTTGTCGGGTGTTTCTAAACTGTGGGGTTTGGAAAAAAGCTCCACCTAAAACAAAATATCTTTTTTCCACAGCGTACTGGTAGTTGTCGTACATCCATGCCTTCGCCCTTGTGATAATCCTAATGATTTCCTGGTCGTTCAAATTGTAAGGCAAAGCACAACTGGCAGATAAATCATCTTTTATTTCCTGAATCAATTCTTCTAGTGTCATGTTAGTAATTGATATTTTTAAATTTGATCTTGGCGATTGGGTCGTTCAAATTTTTCAACCTTGAATCTGAAATAAAACGTGTGGTACGGATTTCGTTGAAATCTTTGACCTTCTCGGTTTGTTCGGAAATAAGTGAGTTCCTTCCTAAATCCGCCTTTCTCAATACTCCACCTTTGACTTCACAATCTACCATCTGCTGTGGACAATCGATGTAACAGTTCTCAAGCAAATTTCCATAGTCTGCTATGGAATTTTGAAATTTGCTGTCGTAGAGCTTGTTGCCAAAAACTAGTTTACAGTCATAAATCTCAGAATTTTTTACCTGTGTTCCATATAAATTACAGTTCTCTAATTTTCCGTTTTTAACTATGCTGTCAAAAATGTCAACATCCCTTAAAATCAATCCATTTTTGCTTTTGGCATCTTTGATTTGGAATCTACCAATGGAAGTATCATAATTGAAAAAACAAGCCTGTATACCACCTTCAACAATTAGATCAAATATTTTTTCCCTAATGTGTGACCAATAAGTTTTAATATTTTCTTCGTAACCTTTCAAATCAACCAACACGTGAAAATCTGGATAGTTCATGAAGAATGAATCAGGATTTGAAAAACTTCTCACGACCTTCGTGTGCTGTCTCATCATCTCCTGTAATTTTTGGACGTCCTCTTTTCCGTAGACCTTTTTGCCAGATAGGATATCATGTAACAACAAAGTAACATAATCCGTAACTTCTAAAATAGGATTAATTTTCTTTTGGTAGTCCTTTCCTCCAAGATAGCGTATCTCAACATATCCATCTTGTAATTTGGTAAAATTTGCTCCATAATATTTCTCTCCAGGCAACTTAAACAACTTTGGATCGATCGTGGTGATGTTTTCTAAAATTGAAAATTTGTTGACTGGTACGATCTTCTTTAGAGATTTGGCATACACATTATTGGTTCGGTTTCCAAATGACGAATAAACTATACCTTCATCAATTCCTAAAATAAATTTCATACGATCCAAACGTTCCATTTTTTCTAATTTTCTGTCGTGAGGATCGAAAGAAATAGAAAATTGAAAAGCACACCGATCCGTGGTCCAACCATTGGCTTCAATCCATTTTAAAACTTTGATTAAAACCGGAATGGCTTCTCCATATGACATGGGTCCAGTGATTAGCTCGTTCATTTTGCTTCCTCCGGAATAGTCTGGTTCTAGCTTGAAACTATCGGCGCTGACTGGAATTTTAGAATGATATTTGTCGGACAAAATAACCTTTTTTCCAAGCAGCTTAGAAAGAGATTCGACAATTCGGCCTCTCACCATCTCGGAAAAGAATTCAAATTCGAATCCTAGAACGGATGATGAAAGGGCCTGATATTTGTCGAAGTGTGAATTCATTAGACCTGACTAGCGTATATTTTTCCGGCCAATGGATCTACCTGATAGACCTGAACCCGAATGGTATCTCCTGCCTGGAGATTTTTGGAATTCTTGCCCAGTTTTTCCTGTGGAACAAGAGCAAGCTGGCCAGAGTCTCCAATTTCAATTAAGGCACCATTTTTTCTTTTGTGTTTAACGATGGCATCCATGGGTTCTGAGGTGCCGTCTTCTACATTTTTCTTCAATTCGTACATCCATTTATTTTTCTCTAGAGGTTCCCCGAAGGTCAAAGTCAGACGGTTGTCGTCCTTAATTTCTTTAATGTAAAATTCGATCTCATCGCCTGGATTGAAACCTTCGATGACCTGATTTTCAAATTCTGTTTTATGAATCAATCCAGTGAAAATCTCTTCCCATTCAACAAATACACCAAAGGCGGAAGTTCCGGTGACGTGACCCTTGTATTTTTTGGTCATATCCAATTCTTGGATCTTGTGATCCATGATTTTGTGTAAATACTTCTTGTAAGAAACAACAAAGATGTCTTTAGCAGCAACATAACCATCGATCATAACATAAAATCTCTTGCCAATGTAGGAGTCGAAATCTGTGATCTTGTTGGCTGCTGCCAGAGATCCAGGAAGAAAACACTCAACTCCATTGACATCTACCAGATAACCCCCTTTGTTGATGGATTTTACCCTTGCCTCATATGCTAAGGTTTGCTTTTTGATTTGGTCGAAAAATTCTGCCTTTAAATTTTGAATGTAACAATCTACGACAGAACCATAATAGGTGCCGGCGATTTGACGAACGGCTGCTTGAATTTCCGAGCCCACTTCAAAGTTGATGGCATCCATCAGGCCCAATCTGGCAGCATCTTTGGACTCTTTTTTAAGGTCGATATAGATGGTTTGCCCAGACTCTGTTTGTGCTAAGGCGTGGGTGGAATCAGAAGCCGAAATAACACACGAATATGAACCCCCAGCGGACAAATCCTTTGAAGTTCTAAACCCGCTCATGCTGCCGGTCATCAGATTGTACAATTCCAAAGCATAACTTTCATGACAGTAAACTTTGGTCTTCTCGGCGGTTTTAAATTTTGGATTTACCGTGAAGTTGTTGGGAATGTCCCAGTTGAAACTAGAAGTTTCTACTAAAATTTTTTTGGATGATTTCATTTTTTTTGGTTTAAAAAGACCATCTATATATCTTTTTAAAACCAAGATTCAAACTTCGATTGTATGCTAGTCTCTCAAAGCAGGAAGCAAAATATCTTTAGCAAATCTGAAATTAAAATTAACATAGTATCTCACTTGACTAGCTTTAAATCTAAATTCCGTGGTTTCAATTTCTGGATCGTATTTTGTAAAAAAAGAATAATCCAAAAAGGATTGGTACAGTGGTCCATTGTTAATTATCTTGAATTCGCTTTCGCCGTTCTCCGTTAAAGCCCAAACTGTAATAGGAATAGATTTGTTTACCAATTCATTTTGACTTTCATTTCTGATATCATTTGCAATAGAAGTAAGAGGATTTAGACTAGCTAAGAAATCTATGATAGTATTTGAGTTTTCTTGACTACTACTTGTAGCCCTAAAGGAAAGCTCATATGCAACTCTAGACAAAACTTTCAGATTTTCTCCTATTTGGTTCAGTGTTAAAGAATCCCATCTGAAATTAGATTGAAATTCGACAGGAAGATTTGATCTGTAAACACGAGTTGATTTTCCCTCTGCTTGCCTTGCTTTTTGTAAATCCAAAAACACTTCTTGAATTCCCCCTTCCGTGTTGGGTGTTTTTTCAGACCCTCCTGGACTTCCTGGATTAATTTCTTTTAATTGAATTTCCCGAAAGAATTCTTCTGAGGCTTCTCTTCCTTCCCCGGATTTATACTCACCAAAATTTCTTCTATCTGGGTCTAATTCAATGTCCAAAGAAGAAATAAAACCTTGAAGAAAATCCGAAGAACCCTCTTGTGTCAGAGAAGATGGGGTTTGTTGAGTATTTCTATTTCCAGAAAATATACATTTAAAACATAAAGGAATAAGAGAAGGTATTTCGGAGGCAAGAGCCACTGTAATAGAAAAAATTCCCTTTATGCTTTCCCAGGCGGCTATGGCCTTCATTGGCAAGTAACGCTCTAAAATAAACAAAAAAGTTTTATTTGGATTGTTTACACTGATTGATGCTTTAAATTGATCCGAAACAATACCGTTGAAGGCGGATTGGAGCTGTTGATTTTCTTGGGTGGCATAAACTTCGGTTACATTCACCGGTTGTACTAAATATTCAAAATAAGTTTGGTTGTTATTTTCAATTAGATTTTTTCCTGAAACCCTAAAATTTTGAAATTGGCCATTAGAGCTAAGATAAAAGGTGTCACCAATCCCTAGGGAAGTCAAATAGGCAAGACCGTTTTCGACAGTGTCAGTAATTGTGCTAAATCTCATCGATGTATTTTGACTTAAGATTGGTGATTGCAAACTTACTTCTCCTAGATCTGGAATGGGATTCTGTGTCAAATTATAACTTAATTGAACAATTGGATTTTCTCCTGGTGGGATTTTTAATTTGGCTGATTCTTGAACGAAAAAATTAGAATCTGGATTGTAATTTGCCAACTTGTTTTTAAATCTTCCACAAATCAAATCAGAAAACAAAGGTTTTAAACCTCTTCCTCTATCAACAGGATCTTGAACTAGCTCATTCCACTGAATCAAAGGAGCTAAAGGAGGTTCTAAATATACCCTCAGGAATTTCAAAAAAGCATCTGAAATAATGTCACATAAAAATCTCAAAGGATTAGAAATAATTAGAAAAATAATTCTGATTAAAGAAATTGGGTTACTTATTTGAGAAAGTATTGTTTTAAATACAGAAACAACGACCTCTATTGGTAGCAACAGTAACTTCAGATAATTCAAAATCATTCGAATCATAAACAAAGGATTATCCGTTCCGATTTGGATTAAACGAGCCAGGTTTATCATTTCTAACTTGGAGTCCTCTTGTGAACTTCTAAATCTGGGATCCTTTTGTATTTCTTCCCAATCGATAACTGGGAAAATTCCATCGATCATATCACTAAGAACTTTTGAGAAATCCAAATTGGTTTCCGCCTCTAATTTCTTAACAAATTTGTAAGTTGGATTCGTTTCGCTCAATCTATCGAAATTTCCCAATTCTAAGGATATAGGTAAACTAATACCAAATGCCGTAAGAGGAATTATTAATTTTCCCTGTTCATTCAGGAATTGTCTTAATGAAATTTTTCTAGAAATTCTGAGAGAAACGGAGGAGAATCCAGGAACGAAAACTTTTTCTTGTTGTGATACGAAAGAAGGAGAAGAAGTTGCCTGAAGCTGAAAAAATAATTGGATGAAATTAGTTTGTATTTCAATTTCTGAAACTTGATATGTATTGGTAAAGTTTTCAAAATCAAGTGAAAAATAATCACCAGGTTTTAGAAATAACAAAGGAGAATCCCTTTCGCCAGATTCACTCGTGAAATTAACTTTCATTTGTTGAAGATTATCTGGTGATCTATCAGGAGAGGTGATCAATCCTGGGGGTGGATCCAAAATAGAATCAAATTCTATTTTGTAGTTTAACAATGTATTAACAGATTGAACATCGTTACCTACTGTGTTTATGTCACTTATTAGATTCTGTATATCTCCACTAGAAGTTCTAATTCCAAAAAGCAAGGCAACTGGAAACGGAAAATCTTGTGCTAAAGGAATATTTACCGCTTGGTTTAAAAGTGTTTGTATTGGATTTCGTAACAATTCTGCAACTTCTTCAGTCCTTTCCCTGATGAATTTTAAAACTCTCAATTTAGTGAAAGCTTCTGTTAAAATTTGTTTCCCTTTTATAATTGGAAGAAAATTCACCAAAATAGATTTTTCAAAAATTTTGATTTGTAACTTAACCAATAAGCCAAGGCCAGGTAATGCCGGGTTGGGAATTTTAAATTTACTTTCACCTAAAATTTCGTCAGATGTTTTATTAACATTATTTACGAAATTATCAATCTGATCATCAGTTAAACACTTAGGAATTATTGACATGCTTATCTAGTTTTACTCACAGTAGACAAATGATTGGGAGTAGATGGAACGACAGGAGGTGAAGTGGGTGCACCCAAATTACCAACATGAGTATGGGAATTAAAATAGGTTTGGAAAGTGTTTCCTTTAATGACTGCCTCAATAGCAGCTTCTCCCAACTCGATGTTATTAGAGTTAATGATTACTTTGTTATTTTCCATCCGGATTTGATCCTGGCCCATCTCAATAATAACTCTGAGCTGACCTCCGTCTTGTGTATCAAACTGGATCTTTGCATCTCCTAAAGAGAATACAGCTCCTTTCTTTTTCGTGTAAAATAAAGTCAACGGTCCAGGTTCAGCTTCTGTGTCATACACGATAACCTGTGCTCCCTCGTAGGAATCGGCTATCTCTGCCAACATGTCTTGGGCATAGTCCTTCTCACCATAATAGTTCATTTTATAGTAATTCTGTCCATCAAACTGAACCACAACTATGGCACCCAACTTAGGGATGGAGATTGTTCCAGATCCGCCCTTTCCGAAAGAAAGTCCACTTATTTGACTAGCCCATGGAATATCTTCGTGGTCTAGTCCATCAAAAAGTCCAAAAACTCTAATCCGTGCTCGACCGGATTTTCTGGGATCGTTAATGTCTACGACCTGCCCTAAATAAAATCGAGGATTTGCCATTACTGTTCGTCTTCTATCTCTTCAGTAGGATTGAACTTACCTAAACTAGGATTGAATTTAGTAGAAGGTTTCATGTTGCCTAAGTTCAGAGGGGGTTCTACAATAAAATCTCCAACCGTAGGCGGATATACATCACCCAGTCCCCCTTGCATTGGCCGGGGTGGGGAAGCCTGATAGACAGATCCAGGAGGTTGGGTAAAAGAATTTTCTACAGATCTTAGCTCTCCGGCCACATTTGACAAAGTACTAGGAGTATAAACTTGTTCTCTAGGAAGTGTGTTTGGAAAAATAGTATCGGTATAAACATCATCACTTGTAATAGGATACACTCTATCTGGAACGTCCAAATCAGGTCCAGGTACCCCAGAATAAATGTCTCCAATAGGATCTGTGGGATAAACCCTATCTGGTACACCCAGATCTCTCCCGGGCACATCCGTGTACACGTCCCCGCCCGGTGGCGGGTACACCCGATCGGGAGATCCCAGATCTGAACCTGGTACGTTGTCATACACATCTCCACCTGGAGGTGTATATACCCTGTCGGGGACACCTAAATCAGATCCAGGAACATCGGCATAAACATCACCCACTGGATTTGGATAAACCCTATCTGGTACACCCAAATCTGAGCCCGGAACATCTGTATAAACATCCCCTACTGGATTTGGATAAACCCTATCGGGTACACCCAAATCTGAACCAGGAACGTTGTTATAAGCATCTCCGGTAGGGATCGGATATACTCTGTCTGGTACACCTAAATCAGATCCAGGGACAGAATTATAAACGTCTCCTCCCGGGGGTGGATAAACTCTAGAAGGTGTTCCTAAATCGGTGCCAGGAACTCTAGGATAAACATCTTGTGGGGGAGAAATCGGTGGATATGCTCGTTCCGGAGGTCCACCGAGGCCAACCTTTTGTGGGTTAGGTAAATTACCCTTAAAGATATTATCAATTCCGGTTGATGCCGCCCCATTGAGAAAATTCTGGGCATCGTTGAAATTAAATCCATTGGGTGTAACCAATCGGCCAATTTGTGAAGGATTAAAAGAATAAATGTTTCCAAGTAAAGATTGGTTTAATCCACTTAAAGCGGGATTCACAAATTGATTAATTCCTTCATTCACCAGATCGTTAATTGCTGCCGAAGTGAAATTTGTAATCAATTCATTAGCTTGGCTGGCAATTGTTTCCAACGTTAAAGCAGCAGTTTGGACCGAGGTTCGATCTTGATAGGCACCATCAGCCAGGATCAAAGGTTTTTTGTCGTTTCTAATATTGGGATATTGATTCTTCATTCTAACCTTTCCCACGTGAATCTTGAAACTTTGTTTTGCCATTAAAGAATCTGCCGAAGAGCTTCCCATGTCTATAGATGAAGCCAAAGGTGTACTGGAACTGAAATCAAATTCACACTGATGGCACTCGTAAATAAAAACAGGTTTTATGCCACTTTGGTCCTGCTGATTACGAAAAGCCTGAACATCATTTTGCAATCCAGATTGACCAAAAACGTTTGATGCAAAAGAGGTGAAAGAGTTTCCTGGATTCCCTGATAAATTTTCGATGGGATCGTCTATTCCTAAATTTTGAATATTAGAACCAGGATTTCGATTAGTTGTGAGAACATTCGTCAAATTATCCAAAGAAGCTAGAACTGTTGATGATCCGGTCAATCTTGAGGTTTTAAAAAAATTGCGAATCTCCGTCACGAAAATGTACATCGTGAATTTTCTTAGATTTCTAGGAACTAACCATCTCATATTGTCAGCATCGAACATGGCTGTTTCATACAAATCGGCCAATGCAGAAATTCTTAGATTTAGGGATTCCAAACAGTTGATCGTTAAAGTTTTTCCATCGGTTTTTTGAGGATTGAAATTGTCAAATCCTGCTTCGTCTTGAAACCCTGTTCTGGCAATTTTCTCTAACTTATCAAGACCATCAATGGATTGAAAAAACCAAGGCGAATTGTTGTTGATGTTAGCCAATAAAACTTGAAATTGACGCAAAGCATTAGCTCTTTTGGTTTGATTAGAACCGACCAAGAAACCCCCTTCTCTTTCCAACAAATAATTGAAGGTGGAATAGTAGATTGGACCACCTAGATTGTAGGCATCTTGCCCAAATGGATTTTCAAGTCCAGAAGCCATACCAGCTCCATTTCCGGCAGTATAATTAGGGATTCTCAGTAAAGGACTAGGTGCCCAACCGTAATCTGGATTGATTGGCAATACTCCAAAATCAAAGACAAACTTGAATCCCAAATAAGTAGGATCTTCATTTTTGCCCTGATCTGAAAGTCTAAATCCCTTCAGGAACAAATTTCTGTTTCTGTCTGTAGCCTGGATTCCCATGATTGTATTTATCCAGTAATAAGATTTATTGGGAATGTTTTGGGGAATTGACCTGCACTATTTAAAATCCATTCTCTCTTACATAAATCAAGTTGCATGTAAATTCCTCTATAAGATTCATAATTAACCTTAATTCCCATAACAATGTAAATACCAGAAAGAAATCGATCTAAGACTGGATTAATGTCCTGCTCTGGATTTTGGTTGTTGTTTGATCCTGTATTTTCTTTTCTTTTCCCTTGATCATTTACGTAGATAAAAACAGGAATGGCCATTCCCCTGTATATTCCACCATAATAAGAAGCGGTTTCAACTCTCAATGTGAATTTCCTTATATCATCATTGTTAATTTCATTTTGAACTAGTGCCTGAATAAAATTTTCATGTACTCCACCATCCTGGAAATTATTTAAAATCCCATACCAATTTTTTCGGAATTCTCTTTGGTATAATTTTTCTTTTGCCCTGCCCCTTTGTAGGATCATGTTCTCACCTACGCTCTCTGTTGTTATTGTTTCAACTGTGTACCTTATGTACTTTTCAATTTCATTTTCCGTGACCAGGCCCTCATCCCAAAATTGTACTTCGTGGATGTATCCTTGATGGTTGGTGATGTTTCCTGCATTCGAAATCAAAGTATAACCCTGTATATAGGTTGGCAAATCGCTATTTCCTTTTTCATTACTAAGAACCAAAGGAATCTGTTGCTCTGATAATTCACTTTTCGGGAAAGCAGTATCGTCTGATGTTCCGGTAGCAGAACCCCTAACAACCCGACATTCCTGTACAACATCAGATGTCGAAATTTGGTTGTTTAGATTTACAAAATTGAGATTATAATAACAATCTATGAAAGACGTAAAAAAACTTCTATCATCTTTGTAAGACCTTGATACAACCTCCCGGATAAAATCATAGTATGACATATTAGGACAAATCCACGTCATGTTATCTATTACTTCCGTTTCATTCGTAGAAAATCCTAAATCTAAATCTTGAGAAACTTGAAATAAGACATCATAAGAAGTGGAATTTCTAAAAGCCTTAGATACCTCATTATATAAAGCAGGGATTCGACATTCACCCAAAATATTAAATGTAATTCCATTGCCTTCCGAATTACCAGAAACGCCGGATTTAACGGTTAAGATATTAAAGTCCATTCTCAAAGGTCGATAAACTGAAACCCAGCTTCGAAAATAAACAGATACAATATCACCATCTTTAGGATAATTAACACTGAGGAACATGGGATTTTCCATAGAAAATTGGAATCTTATTTCTGGCAAAAAACCAGACATGTCCAATTCTAAATGAGATAAATATTTGTCTACAAAATAACCATTAATAAAAACAACAGGTTTATATCCGCCGAAAGATTTATCATCGGCGTCCATTAAGGCGTCATCTAAACCTTGGTTGTCTCCTCCGGTTCTATTCGGAACAGCCAACTGATCCAGCTGAATACTGGTTCTGGCAACATTATTAATGATGATTTGATCGGCCGCCATATTTAGTTGGGGATGGAGTTAAAATTACCTGCAGGATTAGCTGGAGCGTTACTAACATCTGGGGCCAATCCAATAACAACATTAGTTCTAACTGTTTGTCTTTCTCCAGGCTGGGTAACATTCGGTGGCAAAATTTGATCGGGTGCATTTTTGGCTTTACCCCTTTGTTCTAAAAATTTCTGTCTTGAATTAGAAATCTTAAATTTCTTCTGTTCTTGAACATCTCTAAATTGCTGATTTGGATTGTTGGTTGTGTTGGACTGAAGCAAGGTTGCTTGTTTCAAAGCGAAAGAAGCTTCAATTCTTTCCTGTAAAGGAATAACAATCAAGTTCCCTTCTTTCAACGCAAATGGGTTTGAAATGTTGTTGATTTTCATAAGAGATCCGGTATAAGAAAGATCCCCAAAAGCCTGGAAAGCTAATTGATCTGGTCTCATTTGAAATTCCTCTCTCACCAAAAAGTAACGATTAATCTTCAGATTTATATTTCGAAAATCCATCGACCCAGCGGTTAAATCCCAAATCCCAACACCATTGTTCTGTAAATCCTTATTGGGATTAAAAACACTTTTGTTCTGATATAAAGTATCAATATTTAACATAAATTATGGGATAGGATTATTTGGGTCTATGAAATTATTTTGAACAGCACCCGGTGTGAAATTGTTATCAGAAAAAAACAAGTAAGGATTAGCCAACGTTGAATCATTGATATCATAAGGAACTGTGGTACCGTCAACCAGTGCAGTGCTGGCAGTAGATTGGGTGTTGGAATAGGTGGGTAAAGTAGATTGGTACAATCTTCCATCACCACGGTTAAACATAGATTCAATTTCACCTCTTTCCCGATCTCTACCATGTTCTAATGTGAATGTGGCTATGATTTCAGTGGGAAAATCATCCGGACCTAATACTTCACCAAATTCTATATCTAAATTAGAACAAATTAAATTTCCAATCATTGCTATAGGATTCATCGGATTACCTACAACCAAATGCCATTCACCAACAGGAGCTCCAGTTTTAAGTGATAGAGGGGGTACGAATTTTGCAATTAAATCATCTGCCAAGGCATAAGCCAAAATGTTTCCGAGCGGGCCTTCAATCTCTTTGGCCAATTTTTCAATTCCACCCCCGGAGGAATCGATTTGTTGAAGCATACTTTGAACCTGATTTGTAGCAGTTTGTAGATCCGAAGTAAATTTTTTCAGTTGTCGAACTTGAGGATCATCCATCGTAGTTCCATCTGGATCTGCTAGATATTTAATTGTGGTTTTAACCCATTTAATGGGATCAGAGTAAAAAGCTTTTAATCCTTGATCTCCACCTGGAAAACCTATAGCGGGAAATCCGTTATCGTATCTAACATCAGGAGTTAGAAAATTTCCATAGTTGGTTCCCAAACCTAGCAAATTTCCAATTATATCAACCAAAGCAGCTTTCGTATTAACCTGGCCAACAGAAGTTAACTCGTAGTGGAATTTGAGATAAATGGGTCCACCACTAAAAGTTAAACCTCTTCCTCGGTAATAAGTTTTATCTACGGTATCAACTGGATTAAAAATAAAATCTGACAGAGGACCATTTGAAGTGTTTTGCATTTTATCCCTTAAAGCCTGATTTATTTTAGGAATAGTTACTGCTCCTCTTCCAGAGTCAGACGCAGAAACTAAAACGGAAAGAGAATCTCCTAAAGCACCAAATAGTTGTGAAGCGCCGGCTAGATCAGCAGTGGTTCCCAAAGCTCTACCCAACACAGTCTTAAAAAAACCTTGATCAAACCCTTCAACCTTTAATATTTCTTCCTGGGTTTTGGATTGGAATACAAGACCCGTTGAAAAGGAAATAATATCATTTAAAGTGTTACCAGTCTGCCCTCCCCACCAGGTAACCGCTTGGGCTACTGGCATACCGGCTCCTTTTTGTTTGTATAGATCGGTTTGTATTAATTGACTGGGTATGCTCAAATTATCTCTCATTGGAGCTGGGAATCTCCTTAGGGTAATCATGTAATTATTAGGAATTGTGCCATAGTATTTACAATACAAAAAATCTCTCCAATAATATGGAGCAGATGCACCTCCTATGATTTTTCCCGGGCTTCCTGTAGTATTGTTTCCAGTATTTGTTGTACTCCCAATTTGTCCAGGCAGTATAGCAGCTCTTATCTCATTCGCGGCTCTAACCAATTGTCCAGCAGAAGGATTTTTTGATGAAATAGAAGAAATCGAAGAGTTAAATTGGGTTTGCTCTGATTGATAGTATTCCTGCCGGAAAGTGTTTGAATTATTTGAAAAAGAATAAAAAAGAAATTGACCAAATTTAGCATCTGGACCAAATAGATTAGCAGCGTTATAAAATAAAGACCTAGCAGTTGGACCTTTATTTGGATTAGAGGATCCCAAATTCGACCATCTTGAAACTTGATCGTTTGCAATTTCTTGTGCAGATGCCTCTCTAGAACCAAACCAATAATCCTTTAAGATAGGATTTAGCTTTTGATCTGCTATTGAAAAAGTATTTCCTGTGGTAGGTGTGTTTGTTCCCTGAAAAGAACTATTTTTGGACATCTAATTCATACAAATTTTTACAACATCTCGATCGAAAATTCAAATTCATTTTCGTATTCCTTTAAAAAAGAATTTAAATTAGAAATAAAATCATTTGAAAGATTTTTGTGTACGATCATTATGGTGTTGTTCTTTGTATTATATATCCCCTGGTCTATTTTTCTTTGAATAGTATAATTGATGATAAATTCAGATTCTTTACTTAAATCTAAGTTATTGTAACCTAAATCCCGAATAATTTTACCAATATCTATCACGGAAAAGTCAATCCCGCCATCAAATTTTTTTTTGGCTTCTTTGGCCGAACATTTAGCTAGAAAAATCTTAATCTCTGCCAAACAATCAATCATGCTATTTTGGGTTGTCTAGAATGTCATTGTGTGACGATTCCTCTGGTTTTAATTCATCTAAAAATTCGAATGAATCCAAATTGAGTCCAAAATTTCCTTCAGTTTGATTTTTTTCTTTCCCTAAATTATCTAATTGTGCGTTGGTTAGCAACCTTCCAGATTGAATTTCTTGATTCATAACATTTTGAAGATGAATTGTATGAAATTGTTTACCCATTTGGTTAGCTCTTCTTACTCTTTCTCTAAAAGACATCATAGATTCATCTTTCTTCAAATAACCCAAAGATTTAGCAAGTTCTTTTCTGGCTTTTCTAGCTTGACTCATAAAAATTAAATTGAAAATTTAAAACCTTTACTTTTTTCGAGTCCATTCTGTTTGTTCTGAACGTCGAATCCCAACACGAACTTGAACAGCTTTAAAAAAAGACCCGGAATAAAAATATCTTTGTGTTTAACGACATCGTTGGCAGAGATGAATTTAAATTCCATGCCATTTTCTTTTTCAGTTTCATCTGGTTCTGGATCGCCTTTAGGAACATCGGTAACATCTACTGCAAAACAGGGTTGCTCATGGTCCACAAATTTGGAAGATGTAACTGACCCTAAATAAAACCATTTTTTGTTGTCTTGTACGTCATATCCACTTTCTTCTTTCAGCTCTCTTTTGGCGGTGGCAAGTAAATCTGGATCTTCCTCTTCAGTAGTTCCCGATATTAAAGAAACCGACATACCTCCTTCTCTAAAAGGATTTGGCTCTTTTAGAACTCCTATGGACAAAGGCAATCCCTGTTCATCGGAGATAAAAGGCATAATCACCACATTGGTGAAAAGTGGGATCATACCGGTCGATCCGTTTCTCTCTTCAACACGGAAAAGATTATTTTCAAAAAGAATATTACTGTCCATCTTCTACTTGGTCTAAAAATTTATCAGAAGAAACTAGATTTTTTTTCTTGTCGTAATACGCCAAAATAGAATCTCCCAAAGCGGATTTGATATCATCTATGTCGATCCCTTCCGTCACGAAGTTCACAATTTCACGGTCAGCTTCCTCGAAAGAAGTGGTAAGAACCCCATACAAATTCTTGGAAGGTAGATTCAATTTTAAGGTGATGTTCACGTTAACCCAATTTGTTTTTTGTTTCTTCAATAAGCTATATATCGGAGATTCGGAAAGCTGTACAGATGAAACAGAGTTGGTTTTCTTGTTGGGTTGAGATGAAATATCAGGCTTGGTTTGTGTAGGAGTATGCGGGTTGGAGGTAGCAACAGCATTGAAATCTATATTTTGTGAAGGGAAAACATCCATATATTCTTGAACCAATTCCACGTTCATTCTTCCACCAGAGCGAAATGAAATGAAAATTAAACCTGTAGATTCGTCTTTTTCTATGGATTTGAATTTCTCGATATTTCCCATCTGATCTCCCTTCAACCATTGAAAATCTTTTGTTTGAAAAAAATTTTGTATTTCCTCTAGACTTTTGTCTTTCCAATTCATTTTTTTTGATTTATTGAATATACGTTTTAGCCACCCCATGTACATTAATTTAGAAAGAATTTTTTTAAAATTAACAACACAAAATAACTTACAACTTGATTTCTGTTTATATCAGGAACAAAGGTAAAGTTTCTTATTAGACTAATTTTCGCCTTGCAAAATGTCTTCCAGTAGAGAATTCTCTATCGAATTGCTTAAGACATCTCTCAGATTTTCAATCATTTTTTTTCTCTTTTCTATCTTATCTGAATTTTTTAGATCCACTTTTTCAGACAAAGTTTCTTTCAACCTCCCGATTAAATGTGATTCTTCTTCTGAGCAATCCATGCCCAAAACACATTTAGTTAGGTATGTGCAAATTCTATTTTCGAAAAGATCTACGAGTGATTCTTCGGACTCAATAAATTTTCCAGAAGGCCCTCTGAATTCCATCAGATATTGGTTGTTTTTTCTTTTAATCCTGATGTCTGGAAATTTAGCATCTCCAGATTTGTAAACTTTCAGTTCAGAAAAAAGTTCAGATCCTTCATTTTTTTCCATCTCTACCTCCATTCCATTGTCCAATTTCAATTCATAAAGTCCGGGAAACCTCATCTGATTATTTTGTACTTGTGAATGTATTCCAAATAAATCCAAAATAATTTGGGTGTTTTCCGATATTCTCTCCAGACCACTTTCTTTTTTAACCGTGTTGGACTCGACGAAATTATCGATAAAATCTTCCATTTCTTCTCGATTCTTCAATTTTGAAAACCACTTCGTGTAAGGTTTTATGTGGATGACCGCCGATTTTGTATTGGACTTCATTTCACAGCAGGATTTCGGAAATCTAACTTTTTTGTCATTGTGTTCCAGCTCGACCCAATTTTCATCTATGGCATATCCAATCATACCCTGATTAGGTTCCGGATATACTTGAAGTTTAAGTGACCAGTTTGCCAAAGGTCCTATGATGCCTAAATTTTTTTTTCCAGAAGATTTTGACTCATTTAGAGAAAAAAATTCTTCAAAATAGGGAACCAAATTATTCATTTTTTCCAAACAAGACTGTAACTTTGAAATCCGCTACTTTAGCTGACTTTTTCATATCGATGTGTAAAAAGGTGGGATCGGTTGGAATTAAAGATTCTCCCTTGCGTATAACTACCAGATTGGAATCAATATTTTCCCCAGGAACAATTTCAAATTCAAACTCTTTCGGATCATCCGGATGGTCGTCCACTTTAACCTCCAATTCAATTTGGTTTATTTTGAATGATATATCCTGAACTCCTTGTTTTTGTCTTTCAATCGAAATCTCATATTCAATCTCACATTTTAAATCGTCTACATCCGACAATTCAGGAGGGCGGTTGGTCAATTTGACATCAACATAATCCAAAGATGCTGTGAAAGTGTGCTCCGAGGTGAACCTTTTTTTCTTTTGAACTGAATATGAACCAAAATCTTGAATTCTCATGTATGACAATTACTTTGTTTATATATCGTCAACTCCATTTTCCTTTTTAGGGCTGACTCAAGAATATATATGATGAATTTCAAAAATTTAAACCAACGGTCATGAAAAATCTCGAGTCCACCTGGTTTCTACAGTTACCAATAGATACCGAACACAAACAGTACATTTTGTTAGACTTTCTACAAGAAGTAAATGAAGAAATTCGAAGGGACAACATTTATCATCCCATTCAACAAATTTTTTCTTCTATTAAAGGTTTAAAATTGTCTGAAAAAATTTTGGCAAACGAAAAATTAGATCTTCAAAAAATGGATCAGGAAGAAATTCAGATTTTTGAAAAATTCATAGATTCAAAATTTACAGAAGAAGAAAAAGAAGAACTTCGGGAAATTGTTGATTTATCTTTGGATTGTTTGTATAAGTACGCCGAGCTGGGAACAAACATTTGGAAAAAGTTAGAAAAAAGAATTTCGGTTTACAATCTGACTCCAGACAAGAAAAATTCAGATTTAGGTATTTTATTGGTTAGAAATCTTGCCACTGATGAAATTTATTCATACTGGTGGTCCAGATATTCTAATGCTTCTTCCTTTGGAATTATGATGAAAAGAGTTAGAATTTCTAACAATTTTTTTTCAATATCCTATGATCATCTTGTAAATGAAATTTTGGTTACTGTTGGAGTCCAAGCACCAAATTCAAAAGTCACGGTTATTGAAATTCAAGAAGACTTCAATGAGGAATCTAACATTTTAAAGATCGCCAAAGAACTTTTCATTAAAGATTTAGAAAGTCAAGTGGCTTTACTGTGAATTTTTCCAGCAGTCATCAATTAAAGAATGACCCTCGTGTTGGAATGCAGATCTTTCCCAAGAGATACCGAATTTATTGTTACCGTGTAGCCAATTTATTTCATTGAACCACAAATCCGGAGAATCCCAATTATTCTCTCCTAAACGGTTCAAATAAAATTCTCTACCAGAACGGTGTAAGATAACACAATGGGCCAAAATAATTTTTGGTGTTGTATAAAATTCAGGAAAATCTGGGTCTGTTTCAGAGACTGGGGACTGTAAAAATCCATTCACAAATCTAGAGCCAAGGGAAAAATAACGTATCTCGTGTTTGTTACAAAATTCAATAGCCCTATATACTGTCTTCATGAAATCTTCCGGGGTTACTTCTAGTACACAATCACACTCACACAGGATCAAGGCATCTAGATCATCATCAAAATTTTCCAACATTGCCTTCTTGAACGATTGGAAAGCTCCATAGTGTCCAGGGCCATGATTGGTAAATTCATTCTGACACAAAGCTTTAGTTAATTTCCAGTCATCTCCAGTATATCTTTGGTTTACTTGTTGAGCATATTCTAATCCCATATTTCCAAGGGGAGACAAAGAAGCAATGGAAGCTATTTCCCTAGGTGTATCTATTTCGGTTAAAATGTGAACCAAACGAATTTTGGACATACGACAAATTTAATTCTTATACCAAAAAAAAAGGACGAGTTTCAAACCCGTCCTTCTATTAAAAACAAAATCTTTAGAAATCCTCTAGTCTTTTGATTTTGGTGTAATCAATTGCCTCAGATTCGTTGGTTGTTGTTGGGGTTAAACCTGGACCACCAATGGCGTTGATGTACTGCCTGTCTTTACCAGCGTTGTAACCAGGCAATCCAATACCAGCTTTATCTGGAGAAAAGACGGCATCGGCATAACCCACAAAGTCATAGGCAGGTTCTCTTTTGATCTTGTGAAATCCTGTTCTATCGTAAGAATCTTTTTGATTTTCTGCGGCTAACGGTTTGAACGTATTGTCCATAACCTTACCCAGAAAATCTTTAAAATCTAAAATTTCTCTTTTTGATACATCATTTATATTCATGATTTGATTTTATTTTTTTGGTTGAAGAAGGGTCGTGAATAAATCCTCCCCTGATGTGTTACCGATTTGGGTTGGGTTTGCCTGGTTCATTGATCCTAAATTAGAAAAGAAGTTGTCCAACATTGTGTTTTTTTCTTTAGGGTTTTCTGTGGGAATGCCTTTTTCTTTGGCTTTTGCAGCCAATTCATTTTCTATTTTCGTTTTTTCCTGGGGATTAAGCGATTTCTTAAAATCTTCTGCAGAAGTTTCTGGTAATCCACCAAACATAGAAAGATAGAAATTTTCTAATTTTTTTGAGAAATCTTTTTTTGTAACTTCGTTGGTGAGCATCTCCGAAATTGTTCGGTATAAATATCCGTTGGTATCGGTAATTCCTAAATTTTTTGCTATTCCATCTGGCCCCATTTCTATTAAAAATTCAATTGTTGCTTGTGCTGCTTTAGGAGCCAAATATGGAGCACTAATTTTACCTTTGAATAAAATGGCATAATAATCTTTTACTGGGATAGTTTCAACAAAGTTTTGTACCAATTTGGAAAGAATTGATCCCTCTCCAATCCCCAAATATTCAAAAATATGGGCAGTAACCTTTCCTTTCAGTACATCGGTGAAAGCATCAAATCCTTTTGTAAATAGATTTCCTAAAAAATCGAAGGAAAAAAATGAATCGTTTGCTTCGTTTATTTTTTTGGAAGTAAATTCGTCGAAATTTTGAACTTTTTGAATTTTCACTAGGTAGACTTTTTTTCTATATATCTACTTCTACTTTTGAAAATGATTCGGTTTGTTCAACTTCAAGAAAAAGGTCAACTGCCTGTTGACGATACTTCAATTTGTTCTCTTTGATTTTTGGATTTTTCAAAGCCTCTTTAGGACGATCCACAATTTCAGAGGGAAGTAGAGGCCCAAATGTATCTTTCAGAATTTTTTTATCTGTTCTCCATTCTCTTGGTAGATGTAAAGCAAATCGAACTATGTCAAGGTGTAAAAAAGGATTTCTAAGTTCCAATGTGTGTGCCATTGAAAGCTTGTCCAATCTGGGAAGGTGGTAAAATCTCAATTCATCGAATATATCAGAAAACTGGGAATCATACTCGTGAATTCTTGAATAACCTCCGAAAAGTTCATCTGCTCCGTCTCCACTTAAAACAATTCTAGAATTTCCTTGATTTTTAACCGATTCAAAGAGAAAAAATTGAGGTACTACTGAACCCAAATCAATAGGGCTTTCATTCCATTTTTGATAGATTTTTTTAATTTTAGACTCATCCATGTTGTACTCCAAAAAATTAACATCCTTTTGGTAAAATTCAGACAGGATTTTAACAAACTTGGATTCTCCATTTTCTATAGAAAACCATTTTACCTCTGGAGACATTTGTGATAAGATCCCAGCAATGATAGATGAATCTAAACCACCAGAAACAAGTAGTGAAATAGGATAATTTTTAGAAATTAATCTGTTTTGAACAGATTCAAAAAGTTTTGCCCACAGCCACTCCATGTGAGCTTCATAATCTCCGGGTGTTAGATTTTCAATTGGGAAGTTAAATCCTCTATAATAATTAGAGTAAGTAGATTTAAAACCGGGAACTTCCAAATTGTAATAATAAATCGTGTTGGGTAAAATTCTTTTAACGTCTCTGTAGGGGGTTGAATCGTCGGTTACATATCCAAATTTTCTAACTGTCGAAATGAAATGTGAATCTTGAGGGCTAAACCAATGTTGAACCGCCTTTATTTCGGAAGCTAGCTCGCCATCATCGTTGGTGTATAAACATTTTTTCCCAAGCGGATCGGTAAAACAAATAATGTCTTTAGATTTGGAATCATAGATAGCTATCGCCCAAAATCCATCCCAGGTTTGAATTCTAGGAACGAACAAAGAACAAAACATTTGGAAAGATCCTCCCTTCCAAGGGGCAAATGTTTGACAAAGATATTCTATGTCTGAACCAAAGACTGTGGTGTCATAGTTAAAGATCTCACCATTGTAAAGCAAGAAAATCCCTGGTGAAATTTCAATTGGTTGTTTCCACCCATCCCCTTCTTCTGTTTGGATTGGAAGTCTAGTGTGGGATAAAAAAACTCCATCTCTTTCAATCGTATTTGATTCTATACCTCTATGTGACATAGAATTTAATCTCGAGGTTTCCCCGTCTATATTAATAAAAATACCACACATATTAAATCAAATGAATTAAATTCTTTGTGGTCATATGGGTAAAGTCATTAGTAAGTTTCACAACTTCTAAATCAGGCTGAAGAAATTGAACAGCAGAAATTATATTTAAAAGAGTTTCTTTTTCCTCTGCAGACCCCTCTCGAAAATCCCATTGGTCTTTAGTTCTGGATTCTGGGTTTGTGCCTTCAACTAGAACTATCTTTAGGTTTACCAAAAGTCCTTTATCCCTCAAAAGATTAAGTTGTTGTGAAGCTTCCTGCTGAGTGATTCTTTTGCTGATAATCCCCCAGGTTAAAACAGTGAGAAATCCCCGATCCAAGATAAAATGAGGCAGGAGTCCATCTCTATTGAGCTGAAGTAGCATGGCCTCTTTTCCTAATGCAAAATAATGTGTCTTTGGATCTTCGTCTGGAATCATCAATCCAGAAAACCATCCAGCAAATTCAAATTTGTAAATTTGCATTCCCGTTTGCTGGGAGTATTTGTTCGCCAGAAAAGTTTTACCAGAATTTCTTGCTCCTTCAAAAATTGTGATCATGTGAATTTAATTAAAACACAAAGATAATGTTTCGAAAAAAATTCACACTTTAGAATAGATTGTAAAACTGATGGTGTATTCAATTGATATAATCTTATTTCTATAAATTTATTGATAAGTTTTTATAGAATTAATTGAATTCAATTTCTTTTCATTATTACCTAGTTTCTTCCAAATTTTTCTGAACTTATGATTCCTTTTCAAAAAATTGGCTCTTTCTTTATCCCCTCGTAAACTTTCGAATTTTCTGAATTCATTTGGGAATTGACTATGAAAAACGGCCAAACTTGAATTTAAGGGATAAAAAAGAGAATCTCTGCTTAGAATTTTTGCTTGATCTAAAGCTGGTTGAATTATCTCTTGGTTTACTAAATCTTTCGAATATTTTGGATCAATTGGTTTTATATCCAATTCTTTCCGGCAAGAAACAAAAGTAAGTAGAATGAGAAAAAGTATTTTATTCATGATTGGGGCTAAAAATAAGAATGAAACATCAAATTTTTAACATCAATCTAAATTAACCACAAACACATTCTTAGAGTCGAATGTTTTAATGTCTTCCTTCTTCTTGTAATTCATTCTATCTGCATGTCTTTCGACTAAAGGAACAAGAACTTTAGAGGCTCTTTCTAAATTTTCTTTGAAGATTTTTTTGGAGTTACCATCATATCCCTTAGTCAATATCTCTATTCCTTGTTTATTCAATGATGGGATTGGCGATTTGGGATCATTTTCTACCACTTTAACATCCGAGATTTTCTTTAAAACACCCTCTGTCAATACCTTATTCTTCAAAATATTCAAAGCTGAATCCCATTTTTTCTTTTCAGAATTCCAAGCTATGGAAGATCCACAAAGGAATACACAGATCGAAAGCATCAAAAAATCATAGAATCCTAAATCTGGCTCTTCATCATCTATTTGTGCAGCAGTTGAAGCAGCCTCTAAGATTTTTGCCATGGCTTCAGAAGTCAAATATCCCTGTTTAAAGTATTCATATGAATCTGAATCCGGTGAAGATTTACCTGCCTTAATTGCATCTTTTATGTCATCATAAAAACTAGCACAATCGTTGAAAGAATCAGCCAATTTTGGATTAACCATAGAGGAGTTTTTTGGATTTGAATAGAAGTCAAGTAGTTCTTTAATTACCTTTTCTTTTTGAATGTCTTCTAAACCACCAAACCCTGTGTAGTAGCTCGTGTACCATCTTGCGAAAGAATCTTTTTCTTGTGAAGTTTCCCCTCCTGAAAATTCCTTCCATTTTTCCCAATTATATGGTTTTTTGTAATTACCTGCCAATCTTTTAGTTGAATAAAGAGCACCCGTTTTTTCATCAGGCTCTTGGAACCAAAAGAAGCCAGGTTTATCAGATGAGCTAGAGTTTTCTTCTAGTGTACTAATCCACGCACTCACGAATTCATTCGGATAAGAACTCTTAAGTGTTCCATCTTCTTTCAAAAAATCCTCCTCTTCTGCATTTTTGTTGTAACCGTTTCTTAACAGCTTTGATAATTTTTTTGCTAATTTAGAATCTTCTGATGTTTTCTCTTCTTTATCTTTTGCAGAACTATTTTCGGGCATATTAGCCAAATCTGCTGAATTTTTTTGGATTTCTCTTTCTAGATCATCATCATCGATAAAAATGGCTTCAAATAATTTTGAGAAATTCTCTATTCCTAAAACCTTGGATTCTGACATAGCATATGTTTTTTTCAAAACACCCAAAGCATTTGTTAACATTTTTTTGTTTTCGCCGGAGATTTGCTCCATTTTCAGGAGAGAATCGAAAAGGGGTTTATCCAATTCACCATTTGCGTTTTTATTTCCAAGTAAAGATTGGATAGACTTGATTGCAATTGATGTTGCTTTACCGTATTTACCATCCGCCCCTCCATGTTTTTGTAAGAAAGTTTTAAAAGAGGGGAAAGATGACATTAAAGATTTCTGTACAGCAGTGATAATACCAGACTTTTTAAATTTCAGGTCTGTGTCCTTTGCTCCAATTTTTATCGGGAAAATTTTTTGAATCACCTTCTGCTCCATCTCATCCATTTCTTCCCTGATAGTTTTATCTATCAATAACTCTTGACCATTTGCTTTTGCTATAATGTCCAAAGCATCGGTAATAATTTGATTCACATCTGAATATTTTGTCACAAGTTCATCGTCATCAATGATCTTTTTCATACTCATCTCTGCAGTTCTAATCTTGTAATTGTAATATTCTTCGGAAAGAGAATCTGTTTGTTTTTCTAGTTCAGACAAAGTTTTTCTGTCTTTCTCGCCAGTTAAATCTTTGGAGTCTTCAATGGCTTCTAATTTTTGTTCCAGTGAAGAAAACAGTCTTTGCCAGTCTCTCCCATATCCATTTTTTGCATCCTTTCCTTTGGAATCAGAAATCAAATTAACAAGTTTTTTTCTTAGTTTTTCGATTCTACCGCTAAACCCTACGAGAGACTCGTTCAAAGAATTTGAATTAAAATCAAAACTTGAAGATTCATTAGTCGCTTTCTTTTTTGAAAAACTTAATGCAATAGAATCCAAAGAGGAAATTAATCGATTAGCTGAAGTTTTGTAAGAATCAATAATAGAATCCTCTAATTTAGAATCAATTTCAACCAATCTTTTCAATGCATCACCCATAGAATTTAAGGCATTCATATACATATTTTTAACCTTAGAAAATCTAGAATCTGCCAATTCAGACTCCCCTGCATAATCTTTGATTTTGGCAACTAAGCTTTTGACAGTTTTGGCGGATGCAATATCCAACAACATGGATCTTAAAACATCAGGGTTGCGATTTTCTTGAGAGGCAAGATCAAAAACAATTTTTTTGAATGTATCTAAGCAAATCTCTGTTGCTCTTTTAAGAAGATTGTCCACCGAGGCATTTTCATTAAGCTTCATAAAATCTGTAATAATAGATTTTGCAGCAGGGTTGTGAGTGAAATAATTTCTCATCTTTAGTATATGTTTGTTTTATCTCCAGATTTTTCTTTAGCTTCCATTGATGTTGCCAGTTTATTCAGCATAGCAGGTAATGCAGCATATAGAGTCGCTTGTTTTTTTAAACTGGCAGTTTTTTGAGCTACCTCTGATTGATTCTTTTCATTTTGGATTTCGTCCCTAATGGCTTGCAATTGATCATTCACCGCCTTCTTAGCATTTACTAAATCTGAATTAACATCCTCGTTCAAAGGGAAATCCCCAAGATTTAAAATAATTTTAGTCATATCTTCTGGCTATTGTTATTTTCGTTCTGACGTCACCTATTTTGTCGGTATGCTTTGTTTTCAAGTCTCTAATTTCTCTTTTAAGCTGAGCATCGCTCATACCAATTTTAGCCGCGTCTGCTTCTAATCTTTCCACATCTAGATCTCTAATAGCACACATTTCATTTTTAACCCGTGTCAATTCTCTTATTAGATCTTTTGTGTTTTCTTTACCTAATTCTTGTGCGTATTTTTCAAATTCAGTTCCAGAATAACCCAAAATTTTATTGAGAGTAGATTTGGCAATTTTAGAAGGACCGTAATTTTTAGACATTTTTACAGAAGAAGACTTAACGAATTCTTCGGTTGGCAATTTCATCTCGCCATATTTTTTTCTGAAATCCTCATCTTTTTCTTTGGCAATCAAAGCAGCCTTTTTGTACTTATCATATAGTTCTTCTCCTAGATCTGTGTTGGTAAGTTTTTTTGCCACATCATATAAGCGTTCAGCAATTTCTTTTTCTGCCCTGCTTTTCTTCAAATTCCAATAAGAGACTAATTTAGAATTTTTTTCCACAATTTTTCTAACCTTTTCCTCTATATCAGAAATAGATGAATTTTTCTTAACTAACATAGACTGAAGTAGTTTTTCGTTCCTATCAATCATACGATCCAACTTTCTAGATTCCGCTGGATCGTTTGTAATTTGGGCCTTTTGTACCTGAAGAGCATCTATCTCGGTAGCAATTTTATCCCATTCTTTTGTGTAATCTTCTTCTATTTGGATAATGTCTTCCAAATATGAATCAATCTTACTTGTTTTTCCACCAAAAAAGTTTCCAAACCAATTTAAAATATCTTTCATTGAGTTTCCTTCATTCAATGAATTGTGAAGGTCCCATTGTTTAAAATTATAAACCATATTTTGTGTTTATTTTAAGGGGTAGTCAATTTATTTATCATTTCCTGTGCTTCTTTCTTTGCCTGATCTAAAGCATCTTTTAGATTTTCAATTTCTGAAGCTTCTGCAGAAATTTTTTTAGCCAAATCATATTCAAATTCAGCTAAATCAATTTCTAACTCAGCCATTTTTGCTTTTATAACTTCTTTTAAACGTGGAGATTTCGCTCCCTCTTTTCTTAATAATTCTTTCGCTTTTTCAATTGCTGTAGATTTTGATTTAACCATAGCTTTATATTCATTTTTCTTCGCTTCAATTTGTTCTTTGATTGATTCGACTGCATCTTGATTGATTGGTGTTCTATCACGAATACCTTTCAACTTAAGATCCATATTACGCAAAGTTTTTTTCAAATCATATTTTGCTTGAAGCAAATCTTTTTCATATTCCAAAATATTATCTACTATATAATTAATTGTTTTGGTCTTAGAATAAGGCATTATTGAATCTATTGCATTTGCTAAAGAATCCATAAACCCTTCTTTGAGGTGAGAATCGTTGGATTTTGAGCCAAATTGTAAATCTATATAGGAATTAAAATCCTTTACTTTTGACATGACTTGGGTTTTATTTTTATCTATATATCTTTTCTTCACAAACAAAAAACCCCAGACCGAAGCCTGGGGTTCTTGTTGTTATCTGGTTAGGATTAAACCAGACCGCCAGTAGGCAGGTTAACATTGAAGCAGAGATACATGGTTTCTGGGTGGAAACCAGCTTCTACTAGAGAGTAACGAGACTTAACTGCGATTTTAGGTGACATTGTACCTTCAGAGATTGTCTGAATCGATTCTGCCATCATGTAAGGCATGAATTTGAGACCTGGCTCATCATCACCACCTTTTCTTCCAACGAGGATTCTGGTGTCGTTGTACCTCATGTTTTGATCCACATACACGGTCATACCGGCCAAAGATCCAACTGGGTACAAAGTACCGTTGTTCTGAGTCAAGGTATTGGTGAAAGGAGCAAAGGTGAATTGGCTGATATCTTGCATCGCCGAAGCCAAGTTTGCATTGGTGACGATGAAGTTAGCAGGACCCCTTCTACCTCTGTTTGCTACCACGTTAGCGGCTGCAAGGATACGGGAGAAAAGTCTTCTCTGTAGAGTTGACAAGTTTTCATATCCACCATTTGCAGGACCTGCGGTACCAGTCATAGTCAAAGGCTGGTCTGTTTTTCCAACATAGGAAGGAATGGTGTAAGAACCAGCAAGTCCACCAAGAACCAAATTCAGGTTCAGGTTTTGACCTTCAACTGTGTTGAAGTCATAACAGTTAGACCAACCGAGAGCAAAAGCTCTGGCCAGAATGTGCTTGTTAATCGCCTGAGAAACCTCATTAACCAGTGCGTTCTCGATCATAGAAATGACGTCGATACCGAACTGCTTGTTAAGGTCCTGGATTTGCTCCGTAGTGACGGAAGCAGCTACCTGGAAGGTGTCAGCTTCTACGAACTTCGTGAAGGTCGAAAGACCCATCAAGTTGTAGTAGTTTTCTTCACCTACGCCTCTAAGCATTGGATTGTAAGTCCTCGTACCATCTACGAAAGGACCCTGCCAGTTCTGGTCGTCATAGAAACCAGCTCCAGAGAAACCTTGGATATGATCTTCCAAAGCTTTAACCAAAGAAGCAGTAGATGTGGTAGTACCAACTTCAGCTCCGTTGATTGAAGTACCAACTTTAGTTGCACCCCCATTAACAACGGAAGCAACAGATTCGCCTTCTGTAATTCCGATAATTTCGAAGATCGGGAAGCCGTCAATCCTAGAAAGACCAACAAACCTAGCAGAGATATAAGCACCTGCTGATGTAGCGTTAGTAATGTAATACGTAGTACCTGGTGTGCCTGGTCCTACTACTAGTAAAGACATGTCTGTCTGGGTGGTGATTTGCAATTTGATCATTGCAGGAGCAGCGGCCAAAGCATCGGCTGCGGTAGTACCTACGGATTGAGGACTGAGTTTACCACCGGCATACACGTAGTCGAGGTAAGACAAAACGCCAGAAGGACCTGACATAGGAATAACTGGAACGATATCGAAACCTACAGTCTTCGCAGCTACCTGAATAGCCAAAGGAAGAAGTGAAGGAAACTTATCGCCAGAACCTTGCCAAGATTGGCTGTAGAATCCTTGGTTAGGACCGTAACCACCAACCGAAGTAGCTTGTGTTGCTCCAGGAAAGACAGGAGGTGCAACGGGACCCATGCCGTTGACAACGTTCAACGACTGGTATGCACCGGCAGATTCGTTGAGGGAGTGATAGTGGCAGTATTTAGACAACCACGCTTTTTTAGAAGGATCAGTGATACCAGCTTTCTGTTCGATGATAGGCGACCAGGTATCGAAGATCTCAGCTTCGTTAATTAGTTTCATTTTTTTAGAGATTTTTTTTGTTTTTTTAGAATTTGCCTTCTAGTGACTTAGCCACCCAGCTCAGATAATCGTTGCTGTAAGCAGCGGTTGCCTGACTGTTTGAAGACTCTGATATGTTTTCGTTCTCTTGCAATTTTTGCATAGCCAGAGGCTTAGGTCCAAATTGACGGGTTGACCAGAAATTTCTGATCTGATAAGGTGTATTGAGATTGTGGAAAATAGACTGGGCAATAATTGATTGCTTATGTCCTTCGCTCAATGACTCCCAAATCGGAGCATACTCTGTTGGCATCTCGTCGATGAACTTGTGGCCAGATGTTGGTTTGGCGTCTGCATTCTCGTTGAGAACTTGTTCTGCTTTTTGTGTTTGAGCAGTAGGCTGCCATTTGCTTTCAGCCTTTCTTTGATCATTTTCGGTCTTTTGGGTTTGGACCGACTCAATTAGGAAATCAATTTGTTTGCCAAGATTTGTATAATCTCCTGCAAACCCAGACTCCGCTAATTCAGTTCTTGAGGCGACTTCTGCCTGTCTCCGTGCGTCTTTTTCAACCACTGGTTGATATCCTACGCTTTCAGACAAAGACTCGGTGTACGAAATCGTGCCATTTAATTTTTCGGCTATGTATTCAGAATAAGAAATTGTTCTGTTTACATTTTCTGCCAAATATTCGGAATAAGAAATTCCTTGTTCTAATTTTTCGCCAATATATTCTGAGTAGGCAATACCTTTATCAAGGTTTTCACCAAGATATTCTGAGTAGGCAATACCTTTGTCCAAATTCTCCGCGAGATATTCAGCATAAGAAATGTTTCTATCTAACTTCTCTGCGAGATATTCAGAATAAGAAATATTTCTGTCTACATTTTCTGCCAGATATTCTGAGTAGGCAATAGTGTGATCCACATTCTCTGCAAGATATTCGGAATATTGAATGGTGTCATCCAATTTTTCTGCGAGATATTTAGAGTAGTTAATACCTTTATCCACGTTCTCTGCCACATACTCGGAATACAAAATTGACTTGTCAACGTTCTCTGCGAGGTATTTAGAATAGGAGATATTCTTGTCAAGATTCTCTGCGAGATATTTGCTGTAAGTAATGGAGTTGTCCAAATTCTCTGCAACGTATTCGCCATACTTGATAGATGCTTCCAGATTTTCTGCCAAATACTCGCAGTATTTTTCTAGACGATCTACTCTTTCCTCGAGTTGTTTTGTATAAGAATCTGAGCTTTCTACCAAATTCTGAGTGGTCTTAGCCTCGCGGATTTGAGACTCGAGCTCATCCATTTTTTTCTTTAAGAAAATGGAATAATTGTTGAGTTCTTCACTCGTTACATATTCTTTTCTGGACTCCATGATGTTATTTTTATTTTTGTCTGATTTGAGTATTTTTTTAAATTCTTCATTATCGTCAACCTTATATATCATCACTCCCGAATCATTTTTGATACCTAAAGACTCGTTGAGACATTTTAGATCGTGAACAACTGAATTTTTGTTCCGATTCGAAAAATCAGAGAATGTAAAACCAGCGCTTTCGTATACTCTTTCTAATTGAGCATCCTGAAAACCTGGATCTGCTACAAGATCATAAGTGAAGATTTTTTTAATTTGAACTTTCTTATCTGGGCCAACATTTCCAGCTGCACGAGAAGAAATAGAAAGTGGAATGCCTGCATCAACCAATTTCTTGGCTATTTGGCCAGCAGGAGTGTCAAGCAATTTTACCGTGATTTTAAGTACTCTTCCGCTTTTGTCGTATTGGAGATCCTCGATGATATGAGAGATATTCTTCAAAGAGACATCAAATTTTTCAGGATGATCCAACTCTCCAACCAATCTCTTTTGTTTGATCTTATCATTCAGGTAATCCAAATGTGGGAGATATTCACTTTCTTCGTAAATTCTGTTGTTATTGTTTTCTTTCCCGAACTGTGCTGCAATACCTTTTAAAGTGTAGCCATCTGAGTCTTTAGAAGCCTCAACGTGATGACCTTGCTTCTCCAAGATAAACACCAGATTCTCATTCATAAAAGGTAAATCTTCCATCATCATTCTTTTTTTTATCTCTTATATATCAAAATAACTTTACAAAATTTTGAGTTTTTAACACTTGTTAATTATTTGTAAGAAATTCTATCTTTAATTTCTTCTGCAAATTTTACAGCGGCGTCAAAACCTGCTTGTCCCCTTTTTATTCTTCTGACTCTATCTCCTAGAATTCCTGCCTCTTTGTTTTTCAAAATCACCTTGGTTGGCTTTTTATCTCTATCATAAACCAATGTAACTTTTGTAACGGTTTTCCAATTTTCAATTCCTAATTCTTTTCGTTGATCTGGAGTTAAAAATTCTTCTGCTACATTCACGTCTTCTCCTGCCTCCCCAGACGGGTCATCTTTAATGATTAATCTTCTTTTCCTATCAACTATGCTTACATCTTTCGGGGATGCCTTCACTTTTTCATCTTCTCCGTCTTCTGGACCAGGCTGAAGCGGAGCTATTTCTTCCTCTTCTTCTGGTTCTTCCACTTCTTTAGGCTTTTCGTAAGTTGCAAGTCCAAAACGAGGATTATAAACAGGATCGTTTGATGTAACTTCAACTACGATAGGATCACCAGGGGAAGCTTCTAAACTTTCATCACCAACTACAAAATATTTAATTTCCGGCTTTCTGTCTTTAACTTCGGGATCAACAAATTCTATTGTATTTATCTGATAAATTGGGAGTGACAATCTAGAATAAGTTGAATTTTCTTGGTTTTCATTGGATTTTTCTTTTTGATTTTGGATTTTTTCTGACCTTTCATAATCCTCAATCCATTGTTTTTCCAGATCTTCTACATCAGGGATATTAGATTTTTTCGAACTATTTTTCTCTTTTTCTGTTGATTCTGTATCTTCTGAAGATTCGCTATCACCTCGAGAATTTGTTGCTTCAAAGATGAAATTAAATTCATCAAAAGAGAGTGTAGATGTTTTTTCATTTAAAAATTTCGAAGTTTCCGCCAAGAAATTATTATTCTCTTTCATATCAGAATTACCTTGCCCAGCAAAGTCAGGTAAAAATCTTTCGACCCCCAAATTATCCAACTCAGATTCGGATAAAAGTTTTCCGGAAACATTCAATTTGTTCCCACCTTGGTTTTGGAAATTAAATTCATAAGATTCTGGAGCTCCTTCTGGTACATAATAAGTTTTGTCTGGAGCTTCTTGATAAGCTTTTTCCATCTCATCCCAATCACAATATCCTACAAAAGAAGTTGCCATCTTGTAATCATCCATATTCTGTAAAGCAACCATTTCAAATTCTAGATCATCATTATCTAAAACCCCATGTTCGAATTTATCATTCTCATTAAAAACTAGTAAAACGAGCTCATTCTCAGTTACCAATTTTTTTAATTCTTTGGAATGAACATCAATCAACATAAAATAAGATAATCCGTCGATTTCTAATATTTTAATCAAGTCCATGGTTGTCCTGGTGTCAGTTGAAAATATATAAGAAGCCCATCCTCCTCCAGCATCATTCGTCCAACACACTGTGATTGGTTTACCAATTTGAATTTTTCCAGGTTCAAATACTTTGGATGCGAAATCATCTACCTCTCCATACCTGGGAGCTTGTTTACTTGAAAACCAATTGTAAGAAGATTGAATAATGTCCACTGCAGCAAGTCCAAGTCCAATCGGTCCTAAAAATTTAGTAACTCCTCTGCCAAGAAGTTTAGATCCTGCTTTGGCTGCTCCCTTCCCAGCTACCTTACCAGACAATTTAATTTTAGCTCTGTTCATGGCATTTTTTCCAACCGCTCCAGCAAGCTTTATGGTTTTTCCGCCCCTCTTAACATAAGGAACACCATCTTTTACAAATACCCCATTTGGTAGTTTAACTGTTTTACCTTCTAACGAAGGACCACCACCAAAAAAATTTTTGATTGATTCCCAAGTTCCTTTCTGAGCAATAGATTTAACCCTTTCTGTCCCCTTAAAAATTCCTTTAGCTTTTTTCCATAAAAACATAGATGCGGCTACAGAACCTGCTACTTTTGATGCTACGACAACTGCAGCTAAACCAATACCTGCAGTTAATACTTTAGAAGTAAATTCAGCAACGTCCAACAAATAAGCTTTAGCATCTGTTTTTGGTTCTGTCCCCAGTGGAATTGAATAGGTCATCTCACCTATTACTAATTTTGGGGTGTCCTTAATTTTCTTGAATTTTATTGCCTGTCTTCCTTCTGGTACTGGACTTCCAGACTCGTCAAACGGATCAAAAACAATTGCATAATCTTCTTCTTCCTTTAATGTATCGAGTTGCAATGTGTCCTTTAGTACTCCGTTTTTTTGTAGTTGTTCGACCGCATACATGAATTTTGTGGCTCTTTCTTTGGAGTTTCCTGTATTTTCCTCCGCTTCATAAACTTTTAAAAATTCATCGAATCCAGAAATTCGGCCCGAATTAATTATTGAATTTTTTTGAAAATCAAAAAATTGACGATAGAAATCTTCTACCTCTTCAAAATCTTCTAACAAAGATTGACCAACGTCAAAATATGATTCTGCTTCTGCAGTCCAACTTCTAGGATTTTTTTTCAACCATTGTTGCCATTTATCTGTGTATGACCACCACTGAAAATCATTAAGATCGGTGGGCGTTCCCTCTACGCTAGTAGGGAAGGAAATAATAGGGAAAACTGATCCGGGTGAATCCGGATCTTGACTTGCAGTGAAAGTCGAATTTTTTTTAAAAAGTAAAATCATATTTTATTATTATTTATGTTTCAGATCTAGGATTTTAACAAGCCTCTTTATGTATCCACCTTTAAGGAGCTTATGATAAGATGAACTTTCTAACAAAGTTTTGGAATTTCCATCGAAAGCTTTTTTTCTTAGTTTACCAAGTTTAGCCTGAACTTTTTTAATAATCTGTTTTTCGACTTTAGGATCTGTAAATTCAGAATTTTGGATTCTTTCTAACTTTTCTAGTAGATAACAAACATTGATGGCGCTTTTTTCGTCTAGATCGAAATTTTCATTTTCTTCCAAATTGGGTAACTTTTTCCATTTAGATTCTTTCAAAGAATAAACACCAGATTTAGATAGGGATTCCCCTTCGCCTAAAACCTCAAGTTCAACCTCATGTCCCCTTAAAGTAGTTTCTGGATTTGAATGCCACAAAAAAGCCTGGTGGTTTATTTTTTCTGCCACCAATCCTTTGGATTCGCTGTGCGAATCCAAATCAAAAACAATCTCAATTTCTAAAGGTGAATCCTCAGTATATTTCGGTCCACACATGGGACCTACTAAACGAACATCCGAAACTTCACATTTATGACCAATTGAATCCTCAACATTTTGGACGAATGTTTCGGATATTCGAAGTAATTTTTTTCTTACAATGGGATCTAAATCCCATTTAATTTGGCCAGAATGATGTTTATATTTATCCCATATTTTTGGAGAAAGTACAGGAGATGATTGGGCACGGCCCAAATCATTTTCACCTAAAAATTCATCAAAGTTTGAAACAGAAAATCCCAAAATCCGGACATTTATTTGGACTATATATCCAAATAAATTCCGAACAAGATTTACATTTTACTCGCTGTGAGTAAAACCTTAATTACCGTTTCAACGTCCTTCTCACAGTAGATCTTAATTTTTTCAATGTCTTTTTCTTCCCAGAAGGTGAAATGAACCTGTGATCCATCTATATCTTCTTTTGGGGATTCAACACCCAGAGAACAAGAAAGTAAATCTAAACTCAAGTATTTTTGTTGACTCCAGCTTCCAAATGCAAAAATTTCTGAGGTATCTAAATAGGGAATTTCCCAAGGTTTCTTATCCCAGACCACCAAATTGCTAGGTGGTTGAATACCATTGTACATCATTCTTTTACCCACACATGGCACATCGAATCCCTTGATATTGTGTCCAGCTAATTTCATGTTTTTAGTCGAGGAGTTAACAAAAACTTTTTTGGTTTTAATTAAAATGTCTTCCTCGTCCTCCCCATAAAAGGAAACAAATTTAAATGTCTCATCCTCATTGATCATACCAAAAGAAACACACACGATTCTTGAATATTCTGGCTCAAGACCCGCTTTCTGCAAATAAATTTCATCACTTGTGGCATTTTGGAATTCAGGATATGATTTGTAGTACTTCACTCTTCTTTCCCAAAGTTTAGCCAATCTTGGATTTTCTTCCCGAAGACATTCTAGATTTGGGCACCATCCGGCAGTTTCAACATCAAAGAACAAACAATTTTTTAAGGTACTAATTGGAATCATAATTTTTATTTTGAATCAAATTTTCGGTATTACTAATGGGATTAAAGATTTATGCTGAGACAAATATAAAAGACATGATTTAAATGAATCGGGTGATTCTACAACTACATCTACATCTAATCCAAAGGTTGGAATTCTGTGCGATAAACGTTGTGCAGGGGAAGCCGAAAGGGAAATCCCCTTATCATCTATCATGGAACTTTCCCCGTGAAAATAAATTGGTTTGTGTGGAGCTTCCCAAGTGGAACATGATAAAAAAAGTGCCTCCCTGAAATTCAAACCCCCTGAATTAAATTGATGAGCCAGAGATCTAAAACATATTGGAATTTTTGCCGGATAAAAAACCCCAGATAACAAATCGGTCACAGAAAATAAACTTGGCTTGTCGTCGTTCGTGACTGCCAACATATTCCTGATTGTGATTGGAAATTTTGAAATCTCTTGGCAAAATCTTTGGGAAGTTTCTTTTCGGTTTCCATAGGCACTACCAACACGAAGTAAAATACAGGGTTCAGATATGCCAAGACCTTCTACCAAAGAGGCCAGCTTGCCAATCATCGTGTGGGTTTGTTCAACCGAATCTGGCAATTTTGATCCCAAGAAAAAATATGAAGATAGAAAAAATAAAATTCGATGACCCTGAATCCTAATTCGTTGGCTCAATTCGTCGAGTGAAATAAGATCTGGATGTTCCTCTTCCAAATCGGAAAAATCTGGAAAATTTAAATTGGATTCCGATAATTGAAAACAGGTAACATCTATACCATTCTTTACATGTTTTTCAACTGTTTCTGAGATAGATTTTAAAAATTCAGCAGCCGATATTTCTCCAGACTTTGGAAAATTCAAGCTCCCAGCAATAGAACCTAATTTGTGTGGGGTTTTGCTTAAAATCATCCTGTGCTTTACAGGAAGAACAAATAAAAGTTTCTCAACTTCCGACTGCTTCAATTCCTAAACCAGGATTGGTGTAAACAGTTTTAGAGTTGTAGGCATCACCTGGCATATCGTTGAATTTATACTGGGATACAACTTGACGGTGACCTTTGTCTCCCATGTCTACGAACTCGACCGTGTCAGGCTTTAGTTCTAGAACTTTTTGATCCTTTTTACCTTTGGTGTGAATCTGAACAAAAAAACGATATGATTTGTGATCTGGGGCCAATACATTTTTAACAACCATGCCCGCCACCTTCTTATCACCATTTATGGGTACTCCTATGACAATATCACCCACTTGAAATTTAGAACCAGGAATGTTTCTAGGAACTCTTGGGTCTGGTCCTACACTAACAGAAAGATCCTTGTATGGCTTATATTGAACCTTGAAAATACCGTTGGCTCCGCCGTATCCATAGGTGTCGCCAAAAACTCCAGTGTCAAAAAATTCATTTAGGGTGAGAATGTACTTCAAGAGACAACTTTTTTTATATGTATCTTAAATCTCCTCTGGTTTTTGGGACATTTTAAGAATGTCTTGAATCTTTTGTGCCATCTCGTAGTTTTCCTCTGAAAGAGCATTTTCCAACATGATCTTGAGTGTGTTTATATCAGAGGGTGCTGATTGACCTGAACTTTCACCAGTATTCATTGTTATACAAATCCTTTGAGGAGCATAAATTACCTCTAGCTTAGTGTTAGGCATTTCTATTTCCAATTCAAATTCTTCGTCTTCCTGACTTAAGGTTTCAATAACAGTTTCATCGTTCCACTGTTGATTGTACCAAGTAACAATCCAATTACCATAGGTGAAAGACTGATAGTCGTTTTCTACCACATACTTCAAAATAGTTTTGAGCTCGTGTTTTAGGTCTTTAATTCCTAAATTTTGGTCGTAATTTTTTCTTTTCAAACCCGGGATAACCTCGCTCCCCTGACCTGTTCCATGCTTAAATGCCTGGTGAATCAAAAGGATAGAATCCCAGTCCAAACTTTGAACTAGCTTGTCGACAATTTTTTGAATACCTTTCTCCATGGCTTGAAAAATTATTTTCTATCTTATATATCCTTTTTCTGATTTTCCTTCCCCATCTGCTGGGAAAGTGATTTCATCCAATCATGATATTCAGTAGGAAAAAATTGTTTCAATTCTTGAAGCTCTCTTTTACTGAGTTCATATCGGTATCTTATGAAATCTTCTACTTCCTGAAAATTTTGTGACTTTTGGTCAGATTTTTTTTGGTCCTTTTTAGAAGTTGTGGTGTATATCCACTTTGGTGCTTTACCAAACTTAAGTGAAAGGACAGAGTGCCACCAGTTCAAAACCTGTTCAGGAACAATCTTTGTGTTGTTAAATTCGTGGGCTTGGTTAGGAAATTGAATGGCCATAAAACGGTTAATCATAAAGAAATTTCTGACCTTATCTGCCTTTCCGACAGATTCCCAGATTTTGGAAGGTCCAAAAATAGCTTTAACGACATCGAACAATTCCATAATTAATCAGGAAATGGGTTGTACATTTTAGGAATGGATGTAGCAGTAACCCATTCGGTCCCTTCTAAAATTTTAATTCTATCTAACGTGATAGATCTTCGATCCAAATTTATACCACGCTTAATTTCGGCTACGACATTTGATATTACCCATTCTGGCATAACCATTTTATCCAACCACATGAGTTTATAGTTTCGAAGCAAATTTTGAGAAGCTTTCTGTCTGTTTTCTTTTGAGTCAACATCTTTAGTCAATCTTAAAATGTAACCTGCTGACCAATCTAAAAATTCATCATCAATTAGCAGATCCTGGAAAGAAGATTTAGCCCATTTTGAATGCTGAAGGGATTCCAAAAGTTGCTCTGCCCTTTTGGGTGTCATTCTGGAGATCTTACCAGGTGTGGCCTCGAAGTTCCACACCCCAGGAACATCGTCTCCATCGTCTCCAATTAGCATTTTAACAAAAATAAAATCACGAGGAGTGATTTCATTCAGAACAAGGTTTTCAATCCATTTTTTAAGTTTACTTTTATCTGGTTGAATCGCTTCAGACATTTCAAAAATTGAAACTTGTTCCTGTTGTTCTAGCCAATTTTTCTTCCAGTCTACGGGGGAAGAAACAACATTATTTTTGGAATTATTGGACCACACTATGGTCCAATTCTCCCCCTTCCAACGGGCAAGTTGGTGAAGATCTTTATCTCCGGAAACAATAATACAATTTTGACCTTTAGTTGTAAAATAGTCTGCCCAGAAATACAAAAGATCATCTCCCTCGGCGCCGTCCGCCCGAGAATAAATAAATCCCATTTTTTCCAGTTGTCTACCAAAAGAATCAAGCAAATTGAAAAAGATAGACCAATCTACGGTTTCGTCTTTAACCCTTTTAGACTTGTAACCTCCACCTTCAATTTCAACGTCTTTTCTCCAACTTCTGGAATCTGCTGTGAAAACTAGTCTTCCTCCCGTGGGCAATTCTCTTAAAGCAGCACAAAGATCCGTGGCTATCTTTCGGATAAACATAGCCTGATCGTTTTTAGTTTTTAGAACCTCTCCTGGGTCTTTTGATCCATAACCTCCGAAGATTCCAAAAGTCTTGTGGAAAATGTAATTTCCGTCTATAAGAATGTTAATCATTGTAATACTTTAAATCAAACCAAATTTCTGAACCTACAACAAAATTAGGATCGGTTATTTTAAAATCAAAGTCCGAAAAATTCGAAAAATCTTCTTCGTCCGTTCGTAATCTTCTATCAACAGAATCGGCATCCTTTCTTACAGACAACCTAGATTTCCTAGTTTTTGAATCTATATCTAAGAAAATAATGAAAGACTCTTTTCTATCATCTGGTTTAAGATTAGCAATACCAGAAGGAGTTAGAATCATTAAATTGCTGGAATTGAATTCTTGAATTGAAGTTCCATAAATCCATCCAGCAAAAAGGTTCACCTCGTAAAATTCTTTCCTTTCGAACATTCCTTTAAGGATTTCAAAATGCTCCAAATTTTCAACGAAGAAATAGTCTTTTCCTTCTTTTTCGTTTGTCCGTCGGGGTCGGGTGGTGTGAGAAACACAGTACTTGAAACCTTTCTCTTCCAAAAGTTGTCGAAGGTGGTCTTTTCCTGCTCCGCCCTTTCCACACAGGATTAACCTTTTTATTTTTTTGGTGTAAAATAAACTCGAGGCATACAACCACTCATCGGATCGGTTTGGATTAAAATCTAAGTGGATTTTAGGACCCGAATTATTATTCTCCATCTTCGTAACCTCTGTGATTTAAACCTTGTTCCAACTGGTTGAAAATGAATTCTGCTTTGGTATAAGTGGAAGGTGCCCAAGCCCACTTGCCGAAATCTTCGTTACCAGGAAAAATTTCTCTTTCTCCTAACTGTACTCCAAAAACCTCTTTTGGTTGGTCTATTTTTCTTTTAAATACCTCCCAGGCAATTACCTTTTCTGAATCTGAACAGAATTGCTCGTACAGCATCGCCTTTTCACCCCTTTTAAGAAGTCGATAAATAAAGGTATTCTTTTTGATTTCGTCAGGTAGAAGTTCCATTAAGCTTGAATTTGTTTTTGTATTTTAAACACCAAGGCCAGCAAAGAAACTATGGGATCAATAACCAACATTCGTTGTGCTTGGTGTTCGGCTACCATAACGATAACCGCCGGAATTATTTTAGCCAGTTCTGGACGATGGTGCTGGACCCAACCAACAAATTCATCACCCAAGGCTAACATGACAGAATCAACTTTACCAGAATATTGTGACACAATGAACTGATAATTTTCAATTGGGTTTTTGCCATCACAAATTAAACGGTAAAGTTCTTCGTGTGAATAGGAAGAATCTTTTACTTTTTTGGCATCGATGGTTTGTAGTCCTTCTATCGACCAAGCTTGAATTTTATTTAAAGCAGATCTTAAATCGGGAAAAAAATCTCTTTCGAAAGCATCTAAAGCATCAGAGTCAATAGAGATAGAAAGTTTTTCTAAAATCAATCCAATCCTTTTTCTCCACTCTGCTTTCAATTCCTGTTCTTCTTCGGAATTTACTGGATCAAAATTGATCACTTCAAATCGGGATTGGATAGCCTCTGGTACTTTGGCTATCCAATTACACGTGGCTACAAATCTGGCATTCTTAGCAAATTTTTCGATAGTTCCACGAAGGGCTTTGTAGAATTGATCCGATGCTCCATCGAACTCGTCTAGAATAACCACCTTTAAAGCAGATTTTCCATCCATGATACTTAGAGTAGAACAGAAATCGTTGATTTTAGTTCGAATCACATCTACCGAACTTTCGTCTGAAACGTTGATGAAAAGATGTGGAGAATTGGCGGCTAAAATTTTAGCCAAAGTTGTTTTACCACAGCCAGGTGATCCAGCCAACAAAACGTTCTGTGCCAATGGTTTGCCGTCAAATAAATTTCGGATTCGATCCGGCAAAATCATATGTTTCAGTTCCCGGGGCCTAAGCTTTTCAGTCAGTAATTGATTAACCATAATTCCTCTTTTAAATTTTATGAAAATTCGAATAAAGGTTTCCCCTTACTTGAAAAAAGAAGTCATGTCGTCAGCCTGATTTTTATCGGTTCTAACTTCGATAAAACGGGGAAGAAACAGGCTCCGATTGCCGAATTTGTCTGTAATAGGCTCGTTGAATTGAACAGCTGCCACCCGGCCAATCCATTGATCTGGATTGGAACTGAGAGTTTTCAAATCGACATCAGTAAATCCAGATCCTATCTTCACATCCAAAGTTCTAGAGGCATCGGTACAAATGAAACCCCCGATGAATCCTTCCCTTTTACCTTCTCCGGGATACCATCCGGTGATTTCCAGATCACAATCTTGAACTTGCTTCAATTTGACCCAACTTTTACTACGTTTACACTCATATACGTGGTGACCTGGTTTAAGAATAACACCCTCTCCACCCAAGGAAATAATTAGTCCATAAATATTTTGGGTTTCTTCCATGGAATCTACCACCCACTGTCTGGCAAGTTTAACCTGAGAATTCAGAGACAAAAAGGCAGTTAAGAATTCCAATTCTTTTCTTCTTTGTATGAAAGGCGTAGTACCGTGTCCAATTTTTAGTACTGAAGCCTTTTCTAAATCGAACACATTGAATATAAATTCCTTGTCAATATCTTGTGGTGCTGTGCCCTTCAGAATTTGAGTTACCTTTCCTGACACTGACTTTCTGTTGATGTCGGTTAGTTCACCATCAAAAAATACTTCTCCTACGATGTTAGCATTGTGGAGAATATTGATTAAATCTCGCTCTATGTAATAAAGTCTACTTTTATCCAACTCGTTGAAGGCTCGGGTGTAAAATTGGAATCCTTTTTCTCTGTCCCCTACAGCAATTACTCTAACACCGTCGTATTTTTCTTCACAGTAGATCTTTCCCCAGCTGGCAATTTCTTTCTGATCGTCACAAGCTAGCATCACAGAGGGATCTGGTATAAGTTCTCTACCAATTGCTTTGTTGACCAATTTGGCTCCTATACCTATATTCATTCTTTTGGTGAGGATTTTCATTAGAATTTCCCGAAGTTGTTTGTCTTCGATTGGATCCTCCGAAATACGGGAATTGATGAGTGATGTGGCTTGACCTCTAAGGTTGTCGTTGGCAGCCGGAGCTGATTTTAAACTTTCCATTAGGGACTTGAAAACATCGAAACCAGGGAATTCCCCGATAGGGGTTGGGTGTAAATCAAGCTTGTGTAACTTGGTCGTTACAAAGGGATTGAAACACACGTCCAAAAGGTATGACATCACCTCGGTAAGGTTCTCTGAGAGCAATCTTTGCTTCTCTTTTTGTGACCCGTTTCCAGTTAAAGATTCGAGTGTCGATAGGATTTTTAGTTCGTTTATCATGATGTAAATGTAGAACTAAACCCTGCAAAAAAAAAATTAAATCAGGAAAAAATTGGATTTTTTTCGAATAATTCTTCTAATTCTCCAGGGTCAACTGGGACTGCTCCAGAATGTCTACACACTAAAGATCCTGCCAGATTAGCCAGTTCTGCTATTCGGATCAAATTCGACTTGGATACAAAATCGTATGTGCAAGAAAAAAACCCTAAGCTGAAAACTGAACTAACCGTGTCCCCCGCTCCAGAAACATCTGAAACATCTACATTTATACCAGGCACATGATGAGAAAAGTGTCTCCCCACCAACAACATTCCTTTTTCTGATAAAGTAATTAGGAAATATTTATAGTCGAATTCTTCCATCACCAGTTGAGCATAATTTACGATCTGACTAATTTCTAAATCTTGTTCAGGTTTAATATTCACCATAGCCTTGAACTCATTCAAATTTGGCTTGATAAGATCTGTTCCTTGATATCTACCAAGATCAGGTTCCTTAGGATCTACCAAAATTTCTTTCGAGTATTTCTTTGATATTTCAATCAAAGAAGTTAATATGAAATCTGTAAATAATCCCTTTCCGTAATCTTGAAAAATCACACCGTCATGCAATTGAACTTGTTTTTCAAATTCCTCAATGATTCTCAAACTAGAATCATATGATAAATCATGTGTTTGTTCAACGTCGATTCTGACAATTTGATGTTTATTTCCTATAATCCTGGTTTTTTTCGTTGTTGGTCTATCTTGCTCGTGGACGAAAATCGGATCTATATTTTTTTCGTTACATTTTTTCAACAACATTTTTCCATCTTCGTCATCTCCTACCAAAGTCAATAAAGTGCACTTGGCTCCGAAGGCTGTAATATTCTGAGCGACATTTGCTGCTCCACCTAGAAAAAATTGCTCTTTGCTTTTCAGAACAACTGGAACTGGTGCTTCCGGGGATATTCTATGAACCTTTCCATAAACATAGTGGTCCAAAATAGAATCACCAACAACCAATATTTTTTTAGATAAAAATAATTCCCTAAAATTCATTCAGTTAAATTTAAAGCGTAAAATCCGGTGCTCCCCCTTCTCCACCTCCTCCTTCTTCTCCCTTGTCCTTTTTATCCTTGTCTGCCTGTTTTTTTTCATCATCTTTGTACTTTTGATTGGAACGATATTCGTCCATGCTCAGACCTAGCCATCTTTTGATAAGCCATTCCTTATCGAAATAAGGAACTTCTTCTTCCCCAATCTTCTGTTTCATATCACCCAAGGCGGTAATAAAAGCTGTTCTTTTTGTATAATTAGAAAGTACAATCAATTGCTCAAAAACATTTTCTTTCACAAAATCCAACCCCAAATTAACTTTGAAAGACCGGTCTTCAGACAAAGCCGGAAAATCCAAACAGGTTTGTATGTATAAAGGTTTTACCAAAAGTTCTTGAAAAACAGACCTCAAACGGGTAACGAATTTTTCATATCTAATTTCATCTCTTTCTAACTGATCGATAGAAATCTGGTAAGTCACAGGACCACTCCTCGAAGCAAATCTAGCATATGGAATTTTGGAGTCTAACTTCAGCTTGTTGTAAAAGTACACAACGTTTTCCATGACGTTGAAATCGGGTCCAGCAGGATTTAATGTGTTGATGTCCGGAGATTCTCCGTCTTTTTCAGGGAATAAATAATTTTTGTAAAACTGAACTTTGGGAGCTCCATTTACGGTTAATTCCCCGGAAGTATCGTTGATTTGAATTTCTTCTTTATACTGAGACATTAATTGTCCCAGTGTTTGCATTGCTTTTTGTCCTGATTGTGTTCCAACTGGAATAACAAATTTCAAACGGTATGAAGCGTTCATCACATTCCAAATAACTCTTGTGTTCTCCATCACCCTTAAAATGTTATACGATCTAATAAGTCTTTCCGTATAACTTACTCTAGAAACTGAGTTACCCTTGGCATAGGAAAGATAAATTACTTGCTCTGCCTTTAATTTTCGGGTCATTCTAGGATCACCTGGATATTGAATCCAAATTTGTTGAAATTCTTTGTTAGGTTGTTGTTCTGTGGCTGGTTGTAAAGAAGTAGCATCTAATTCTTTAAATCCAACAATTTTCTTGCCGTCTGTAGAGTAAACAATTTCAAAAGCCAAAAACCCATCAATCAAAAATTGACGGAAATATTGCCAGGCCAAAATGCTTTGTTGAAAACCAAAAAGCATGTATAAAGTTCTGAAATTTTCTTCCACCTTAGCTCGCACCTCGGGCTTTAGATCTACATTCAATAACGAAGGATATCCAAAGAAATTTTTATCGTCATAATTTATGGCATCGTCCGAAAGGGTATCTAGGATAAAATCAATTTCTCCATTTAATGCAAATTTTCGTAGAAACTCTCTTTTGCCTAAATAGTCCTTGTCGAAATAAGCGATGTATTTTCTTACTCTGGTGTCTTGATAACCCAATGTCCAAAAGAAAGCATCATTCTCAGTAAATCCTGTTCCTTGATTATTGAAAAAAGTAGATTCAGTTGCTCCTATAGCCTGCGAATTTCTGATGACCATATCCTCATACTGCATTCCAAACCTTCCAATTCTGGACAGATTTCGATACAAATTTCCTAAGAAAGAACGCTGTTGGCTGTTATCGTCGTTAAATCCTGCCATAATTATGTTGGTGTTTCTGTTTCAGGCGGGGCTGCTCCTGGTTCTGGCCCTTCAGGAGGAGCACCGCCTTCTTCTCCCCCTTCTCCCTCAGGTGAATTTTTTTCTTTTTTCTTTTTTGCCTTCTCTTTCGCTTCTTCATTAGCCTTGATATCATCCTCGGTCATTCCAAGAAAATTTTCAATCAAAAATCCTAAAGAAAAGAAAGGTTGACCTTCTTCATCCACTAATTGGTACATAGAGTCGATGGATTCTTTTCTTTTGCTCATCGTTTCTATCTCCTGGTTAACACGAAACGGATTATCTGAAACAAAAGTTAAACCAAGCTGACTTCTGAACATATAATCCTTCTCCAATTGGGGAAAATCACGACACAATTGAATCCATAGAGGTTTTATGAGAATATCTTGAAAAACAGATCTCAATCTCATAATGAACTTCGAAAATCTAATTTCTTCTTTGTCTAATCCTTCTGCTGCATTGGCATATTTACCTGTTGATCCGCCATCAGGCCCTTGAAATCTAGAAAATGGTATTTTAGATTCTTGAACCAACTTGTCAAAAAAGTAAGCCAAAGGAGCTGGATCATTCAAATTTGGTCCAGCAGTATTTAAAGGTTCAATATTAGGAGTACCCAAAGCACCTTTGGGCATAAGATAATTTTTGTAGAACTGAATTTTTGGTTGTCCGTTTACTGAAAGTTCACCGCTTTCGTCGTTGAATTGAATATCTTCTTTATAGATAGACATTAACTCTCCGAGTGTTTGCATAGCCTTTTGTTGTGATCTGGAGCCTACCGGAACTGTCATTTTAAGACGGAAAGATGCATTCATCACAGACCAAATAACACGAGTGTATTCTATGATCCTCAGAACATTATATGGACGAATTAACCTTTCAGTATAACTTACCCTTGAAACAGAATTACCCTTTGCGTAAGAAAGATAAATGATCTGAGAATCATACAGCATTCTTCTTTTTCTTTCGTCCTTAGGATATTGATACCAAACATTCAAGAATGTTCCATCTTTCTGCTTTTCTACAGAGGGCATTAACGTGGTAGCATCCAATTCTTTAAATCCGATAATATTTTTTCCTTTGTCATCATACACAATTTCGAAAGCTACAAAACCATCAACCAAAAGCTGCCTGAAGTACTGCCAGGCAGAAATATCATCATTGAATCCAAACATGTCGTACAATTTTTTGTACGTTGAATCAATTTTATCTATTACATCTTGTTTAAGCCCGGTTATATTAAGGAATGCTGGATAAGCGAAAAAGTTATAACCATCATAAGAAATAGACTCGTCGCAAACAGTATCCAGAATATATTCAATTTCCGGGTTTAAAGAAAATTTTCTCAAGTAATCTCTTTTTCCTGCATAGTCTTTATCAAAATAGGAAATGTATTGTCTGGTTGTCGTATCTTGTCTTCCTAAGGAGAAAAAAGTTGTTTCATCTTCTATAGGTCCCTTCTTTAAAAATTCTGCTTCAGTAGCACCAATGGCTTGGGAATTTTTAACCACCATGTCACCATACCGCAATCCGAAATTACTCAGATTTTTGATGGATTCCCTTATTCTTTGGAATATGGGATTGGTATTTGGATTCTCGTTAAATCCTGCCATGAAGCCAGAAATTTATTTTTATAGACAAAATCAAGTTTTTATTTTCGATTTATATTCCCTATATATCTTATCCAAAGAGAGACCCTCTATTGAGGCGTTATTGAAATAAGGAATTTTTACCCAGTCTTCATAATCTACAATTTTCACGTCACGTAAATTTTCCTTGTGAAACCCAAAAATTGCAAACTCGTATCCAGTTCCTTTGAATATTTTTTGTAAATTTTCTCCCTTAAGATTCAAAGGCATTTGAGATCCCAAAATATTTCTCATATTTTCTTGAAGTATTTCTGAAAAAGTAGAAGTTAGTCTAGTTAAAATTTCTGCCCGTTTATCATTTGGAATAATTGTAAGATCCATTACTTTGCAAATCATCCCTGTACCAATTCTTTCTTCTGATAAAAAAAGAAAGCACGGATATCTATTTACGAAGGGATTTTTTTCTCCTGGATTTGTTTTTGTTGTGTGTAACGCAAAATAAATTTTTCCGCTTTTAAAAGAAGTGAATTTCTCTCCAGAGTGATTCGAGCTTGGCCCATATTTTTCCAAAAATTCCTCGTTTATCAATGAATTAAGTTTAGTTAAAGAAGGAAATTCACTTCTTAATTTTCTGGCCTGATCCTGAAAGTCGATCATTTACTTTGAAATAAGAATTTCTCGTTTACAACCCCAAATTTCATTCCTCTACTTTCAGCCCAATGTTTAGCAGCTTTGAATTTGGCTTGGTTTGTAATCCAAATTTGCATTTTGTGATTGTATGATTTCAGTTTATCTACGGTGTAAGTTCCTTCATATACTGGCTTTTCGTGTTGCTTTTCAGGTTTCACCTCTACCAACCATTCCTGTTCATTACCATCGTCTTGAAGGGCTTTCAAATAAAAATCAACATTGTACTTGTGATCTTTTTTGTCCAAAGGATTATAATATGGTATAGCGGCTGGTTCTGAACTCCACTTTAAAATTTTATCGTTATTATCACAATATTTGCAAAATCTGAATTCCCAGCTTGATCTACAAATTATGTTGTGTATATCTCCAACGTATTTGTCTGGATTGACCGGTACATACAAACCAGATTTGTAGCTACCGTTGGGCTTTATTTTCTTAATATCAGTCATCTAAATATTATAGGAATTGTCTTCTCCTGTAATATAAGAAAATGGAATGGTTTTAGGGGATTTAGGGGGGTGAATTTTTTTCCACCCTTTTGCAAATCCATTTTTTGCTATTTGTGTGTAATAAGCAAATGGATTATTTGATTTGGTTGGATCGAACCTATTCCAATACTTACAAAGATCTTCCATTGCAAAAGCCATACAATCAGCTTTATCATCTGGATCTTTGTAAGCCATTTTCTTGGAAATACCAGCAATCATTAAATTGAACATTTCGATTGTCTCGTTGGTCAGTTGGCCTTTTTTCTTAGATTCAAGAATAGCAGCCATTAAACTGGAGTTTGTAACGTAAACTTTTGTCATTAAATGTTAAAAAAATTGCTAACTTAGAATCTTAGTTTTATCCTCGAGGTTAGTTTCATTTAAAACTTATTTTCCTCAGCCGAATCATCTGTAAATTCACTATCTTCAGATTTTCCAGATGGTGCAAAACTCATACCCTTTTTATAATCATCTACAAAAGGTTCGGGTTTTTTGTCCTGATCTGGACTAGATGGTGCAAAAGCCCATACCCTACTGAGGATTTTTTTTAGTTTTTTTTTGACTCCTCGCTTTCGTCGATATTGTAACCCATTTCAGGATTGGACTTATAACCTATCCTTCCCTCGGAGCCCTTAGAGGGAGCTACCGCGAAATTTGGATCAGTTTTCATTACCTGTGGACTATGTGCTTTACCCTTGATAGTTTTTACCCCATATCCAGCATCTCCTTCGGATTTACCTGGGGCAACTGCCAAATTTTGATTTGTTTTTTCGAGCTCTGTTTTTTCATCCACATTATAACCCATCTCATCATCTACTTTGTAGTGGAGCTCTTTCCCTTTTTCACTTCCTGGAGCAGAAGCAAAATTAGGATCTGTTTTCATGACCTGAGGGTTTTTAGATTTGTATCGAATTCCCTTGACTTCATAATCTGCATCGCCTTCTTCAGAACCAGGAGTTTCTGAAAGCTTCATAAGTTTAACATCAGATTTGCTGAAACGTGTGTCTTCCGACAAATTATACCCAGCACCTTTAGTTGCCTTGTATTTGGTGTGTGTTTCTTTTCCTTCTGGTGCCTCCTCTAAATTAGCATCTTTCAAATTCTCTACATCTTTTTGTCCACCTTTGTTATTGTCTTTTCCTTTAGGTGCAGCTTCTGTATTTTTTCTCATCGTGTTGCCTGGAGTTGCATCTTTCTTTTCCTTTGCAGATTTACCGGGAGCTGTAGCCAATTGCTGAGAAGCTTCTTTCAATTCCTCTTGTGTTTCTGCCTCGACTTCATTTTCATCACCTGCAGTGGATAATGCATCGTCCAGATTGATAATTTCATCGATTTTAAAATCTCCGGTCCTACCGTTGTCCATCAATACCGTATAAGAACCGGATGTAGAATCAATAGAAATAATTTTACCTGTGTTTCCAGATTCCAAAACCTTAACATATTCTCCGACGTTAAATTTATCATCCTCGTACACTTCCTCAAAAGACAAAGGTTCATTTTCAATTTTTTGAAGCTCTGTGTTCACTGCTGACCACTTTTTGCGCAAAGAGGAAAGTTCTCTTTCCAATAAATTCTGAGCCCTTTGAAGTTCAGGTGAATTTGCAAACAAAGGATTTAAACCCATTTGCGATTCAACTTTTTGAAGCTGTCCTTCTAGAACTGTAATATTTTCCATCAACCTCTTTCTGTCGTTTAGCATGATAGATTTGATTCTAGATTCACCATCCAAAAATTCAGTTAAACCCTCTGAAATATCATATTTCAAGAATTCTCTTACCATGTTTGTTGCCTGTGTTCCATTAACTTCAAAAACAGAATTATCTGACATAGATTCGTTAATTCTGTTAAGGAATATTTTATTTTCCCATTTAATGAGGTTTACTGAAGCACCTTCATAAACTTTGGATTCAATTCTTTTTGCAAAATCAAGTTCAACAATCGAAAGGAAGTTCTCATACAAATTCAAAATGTCATAAACAATTTTGTTTTCGTTCATACCCAAAGATCCGGAAATTTCTAATCCAATTGCCTTTGAAAGGTTCACTTTATCTTGGAATTTCATTGATTTTCCGTTGAATAGAATTGATACGCTTTCTCCTTCTTCAATTAAAGAAAATTTGTGTTTACCAACAAAAACATTTAAACCATTCTCATCGACCTTTACATATGGAGCATAAAAAGATTCTAAAACTGAAATGAAATTTTTTGGGAGAACAGCTACCTGCCCACGATTTAGTTTCTTCAATCCTTGGCTTGATCCTTCAAAAACATTTGACCCAATGGTGAAAATGGTTTTACCTCCTTCTACAAGAACAGGAGAGAAAACTCTACGGACTGAAGAATTACCAGCATGGATCGGAATATTTAGCTTGGAAGAATCTTGTTCCATCAGGGAAAGATTGTTCAACAAGTTTCTAACAATAGGATTAAATTGCCATCTTGAAATATCTTTTGTTAGAAGAGATATTGATTTATTTTCAGACACCAGCCACTTGTTCAGGGATTCGGTTACAGGAGAATAAAAATCAGAACCTGCATTACTTGAAATGGTATACAAAGCTTTAGAAACTTCGATTTCAGGTCTGAGATCCGTTAGCTTTTCGCTTAATGATTCTGTTATTTCTTGTACTCTTTCATCCCAATCAAAATTTTTCATTTCTTGAAGAAATCCTTCTGCTACCAGGAATTCTGGCATATTTTTGCTTTTCAGCAAATGATAATATTTTTCACAAATAATTTTGATGGAAGGATGTTCGAAAATACCAGAATTCCGAATTGTATTAATTCCTTCAAAAACACCCAGATTATTTACTTCTTCTGACTTCATAAAAGCTTCTACACCTTTGTCCTGCGAAGCAAGAGCAGACAAATTCTCATTCAAGCTAGTATAGTCCACTTTTGATGTTTGTTCTTTTTCACTCTCTACATAGCTTCCTGAGTTTTTGGATAGACCATTCCCAACACCACCCCATGATTCCATCAATCTATTTGCGGCGTTTTTGGATCTAGTCAATTCCTGTTCTCTCATAAGTTGAAAGGGATCTTGCGATGGTGTATCAACACGTTCGAAATTTTGGATGGACTCCATGATCGAATCGGAATTGATATTAGGGTCTCCTTTTTCTATCTTTTGAATGTTTGATTCACAGATAGCTTTAACTTCTGGAGAAGTAGTTGTATTTCTTAGGGTTTTGAGTTTATTCAGTAAATCCATTTTCTTTTGAATTTTTTTACGTACTATATATCATTCAGAACTTTCGTTTTCTGAATTTTTTTATTTAGCTACCAGAACTTGTAGTTTCACATCGAAGTCGGGATGAGGGTTGGTAAAAGTGATTCCGCCACCCGAATAAAGTAAATCATATTCGCTTAAATTCCACCCAGTTACATCAGAATCAGTAGATCCAAGAGGGTTACCACTTAGTACCATAAGTTCCCCTAGGTTGTAAGTTTTACCTTGATAACTCCAGTGAATGTATTTTTGGATTTGTGGAGTTCCGTTCTTAGGTGTAGGAACTCCTGGAATAATTGGGGTTTGCGAAGCAAACAATATCGGATTTTTTGGAGCAGGGTATTGAACCTTAACTGCTATCCAACGTACAAAACCCTCCGTTCCAATGTCGGTTTGACTTAGCTTAATAGATTTAGTTCTTTTCAGTGTGATCATCAATCTAGAATAATCTTGAACAACAAACGCTAAATCTTTAAAGTTAAAAAAGGTTGTGTAGTTAAAATCTTCTTCCAACACAAATTGATTTTTAAAGAAAACCCAACCGTTAGGTGGAATAGGAGGACAAAGGATAGGTCTGGTTGCCATTTTAGCTTGCGGTTAAAACCGTTAATTTTACATTATACTCGGTTGGATTTGAAAAAACAAAACCTCCAGTAGCTGCTCCAGTATAACCAACTTCAGAAGAAACATCATTGCTGGTTTGCCATCCCTTCCAAATTTGGCCATTTTTTACCTGTCCAGTTAGCATCATAAAATCTGCCATGATGTATCTAGAACCTTTATATTCCCAATAAAGCATTCTTTGGTCTGGTGTTGCATCTGCATAAAATTGTGCTCTTGCCATAAACAAACCGATTTCTCCTAAAGTAGTGTCGAAATCTCCTTGATCTAGATTAACCGATGTATAAGGAGCTATTACAAAGGTCTGTTGTTGGTATCCAGAGAAATCTCGAACAGGATAGAAAAAATCAACCAAATCTAATTTTTGTTCGGTAACATCCTGCCAAGCAACATTCATTGAGGTATTGTAAAACCTAATATTTTTTGGATCGTTGAAGTTCGAAAATGTCAGATTGACCCTTTCTAAACCTCCTGGATTTAAAGCAATCAGAGTGTACCTAGTATCAAAATTGGCAGAAGGACCAGGATCTAATCCTACTTGGGAGGATCCTTCACCAAAATAAGTTCCCCCGGTAACTGCTGAAGAGCTACCGCCATAGATATCTAAATCTCCGCCTGTTATAGAATTGCTTTCGTTAAACATTTTTATAATCTAGTTGGATCAACCTGTGGTGAAGGTCGGTCTATGATTCTTTGTTTGTTTGCATTAGAATTTAGCATTTCGACAGTTTCAACTTTTCCCAATTCTACGCTCGATTCTTTAAATTCTTCAACGACATTCTCCGGAATTTCTTGATTTGAAATTAATTCAGTAGATGTCAGGAAAACTTCAGGATCTTGTTGTGGCTGCACTTCCGGAGTTGGCAAACCCCCGTCAATAATTGTGTCCTCGGTAGTTTTTTTATTTTCTTCTGGTTCAACATTCATTTGATCTTCAGGACGTTCGTTGTTTTCTTCTTTTGCTATCTCTGGTTTAATTTCTTCAGATTTCACAGATTCTTCTGGTTTAATATAATCCACAAGAGATTTAATAAATCCTAATGATACCAAAGGAAGAATTGCTCCAGAAATAATACTAAGTATTCTTTTTTGATAAATTAGTTCTTCTTCTTCCAGTCCAAAAAGTTGGCTCCAAGCTTCGAAATTTTCAAGATTAATGAAGGCATAATATGTATTTCCCATGCCTTGCATAGCAGTTAAAACAAAAAATAAAAGCCACACCAAAGTCTTGTTCATTTTTTTCAGAACTATCAAAGACGCCAAAGAAGCAGCTGCTCCTATCTCAAACGAAATGGCGAGGAAAATGGCTAGCCAATCTGGATTTGAAAGTTTAAAAAAATCAATTACGTGAATAGTAGAAATGATACTAACTACCAAATACAAAGAGACAAATGTGGAAATTATAAACCAATGTAAATTCTTGTTCATTTGGATTCTAAATTTTCAATTTCTTGATCAAGAACAGACTGTCGTGTGACATCAATCATTTTTCTATCTGTCGATTGGATCATTCTTTTTTCTGCTTTTAAACCCTCTATAATCAGGTCTTTTTTAGTGACAAGAGAATCCATCTTCACCGAAATTTTGGAATTTTCCTTTTTTATTCTTTCTAGATCTCTGCCCATTCCACACTGTTTCATAAAAAGTCCTAGAAATAAACACAGAAGAATAACTTCGAAATTTGTTTTGATTTTTTGTAACATGAGATTAAGTTTATTTTAGTATATATCTCCAACCATAATTTGTTCTTCGTACGATTTCGAAACGGAGATGTGATAAAGACAAATTTCTAAAAATTATGACAAAAAAAAAGATTTTGGTTTCCCAAAATCTTTTAGTGTGTTTAACTTAGAAAATGTTAGGCAAGCTCCAAACCTTGTTGGGCTGCTGCCAATTCTTTTTCTAGCTCCCCAATTTTAGCCGAGTCTTGTTTTGCCATTTCTAATGCTAAGCCAAAAGGCTTCAAGATAGAAATAAATTTTTTAGCTTCCTTCAATCCTTTACCTGATGTCTTAGAAAGAAAATAATGACTAGCTTCCAGGGGAAGAGCCTGCATAAAAATGGTATTTTGTTTGATACCATCTTTTTTGATTGTATCAATAATTCTACAGATTTCAATAACTCCCAAAGCTTCTTTTTCTCTCCATTCAGCTTCGTTTTCTACGAAATTGAAGAAGTTTTCAACGTCTTCTTTCTTTTCGAATTTGACTGCATATACTTTTTGACCCAAGCTTTCTTTAGCTTCTTGTAGTCTTTTTTCACACGCTTGGATTCTGTCTTGATCCAGATGATCTACAATTTGATCTATTTCATCCCCTTTTACTTCTTCGATAATAAGAGGTGATTTAGAAGAGGTTTTTTTTCCCGTTGTTGTTTTTGCCATGATTTTTTTAATATTTTTACAGAGAATAAAATTTTTGTTTCAAAAATTTAGACTTTAAAAACATCAAAATCTTCGCGATTTTGTTGTAGATAAATTTTTAGTCTTTCTCTTAGGTCTTTTACTGGGTAAATTTTGGATGTTCCTTCTGGTCCTAGGTGAACCAAAAAACCACCATGTGTATCTATTCCCAGTTCTTCCTCTAAAATCAAACGATATAAACTGATTTGAATTGAATATTCGTTGTGCGAGTTTTCATAGAGATCGGCAAAAGGATGAAGTAATTTCTTATATCTGCCTTTAGGATGGCCGTCGTCTTTAAAATCTTTATTGGTTTTCCAGTCACCAACAAGAAAAAGGATTTTACTTTGTTTTTCGTCCCACATCAAAAATGGTTGGTCAATAGTTCCAGCTAATTTCCATTTTTTAGAAAAAATCTTTAACTCTGATTTTAGTGGCTTTAATTTTTTCAAACGGGATTCGTATAAATTCAAGAAAGAATTTACCCTTTGGATGTCTTCCTCTTTCTCTGGCATCTCTGGATTTTCTCCAGACCAAAAGTCCTCTATCCATTTATGAACACGTGTCCCTAATGAAGCAGCGGTAACAGCTTTCTGGGTCCAATCGTTTTCTATCACAGAAGGGTCTACTCCCGCCTCTGCAGCTTTTCTTTTGATCCAATAATTTCGATCAAAAGGAATTTTAAATTTCCGAAGGAAGGTTGTAACCGAATCGTATGTTATCCCCTGGTAAGAATAAGAATGACTATTTTCTTCGAAAATAAAATATGGATCTTTAAAAAAATCCAATTTTTTTTGGTAATCAGCTATTACTTCATCCCAATTTACCACGATATAAACGAATTTATGAATTGCATAATCTGTTCCCAATACCTAACAACATAACTAAGAGCTACCATTTCTAAACAGAATCTGAGCAACCAAATCCAACTTAATTCCCGATAGACAAAATAATAAACAACTAAAAATGAATCACCCCTAGTTTCTTTTAGTGGTTTGAGAAAAGGTGCGATCAATTCGTGCAAATTCAAACGGGTTAGATATTCGTTGATGGGCCTGATTTCTTCAAAGACAAAAGCTGGTCTTGCATCATCAGGAAAATCCCTAGATTGTGTAACTTCAGGAGGAAGATTCACGACGGTATAAATTCTACCGAACCAATCTTTTCTTAATCTTAATTTGCTCCATTGAGGAGAACTTAGTGATTCTTTTTTTATAACTGTAAGGTAGTCTGAATATAATTTCAAGTCCTTTAGGACACCCCATAATCTAAGGGTAACTATTATTCTGCCTAGAAAGTCAATCATTTCTTAGAATTTTTTTTTGTCAAGGTCTCAATTTTCTTTCGAATTTTTGTTCTGGCCCTTCTGATTCTCGTAGCAATAGATCTCTTCTTAATTCCATACTTGTCGGCTATGTCTTTGTACTTCATACCATAGATCTCTCGGTCAATCATGATGTCTCGATAAAGTTCAGGAAGGTCCCTAATTTCATCTACAACCTGCTCATAAACTTCATCAATATCTGATCCACCTGCTAAAAAACTCCAAATGGGATCTTCTTCCACCGAATAAACCACAGAGTCTGAATCCATTTTAGTTGAATCTAATTCGATTTCTTCTGTGGTTTTTGTTATAAGTCTTTTCCTACTTTTTTGTAAAAGCAAAGATTCATTTTTAGCTATGTTGTAGCACCAGGTGGAAAAATTTCCTTTTTCTGAATCATATTGGTCTATTTTTTGCCAGACCTTGGCCATGGAATTTAAAAAAGCATCCTCTGCTAATTCCATGTCGTTGAGGATAGTGAAACAGTGGTTTAAGACTCCGGGTTTAAGCCTTTCAAATAAAAATTTAAAAGACGTGTCATCTTTACCATGTATAAAATTTTCTGCTAATACTTGAATGTTTTTCTCCTTTGCCATTTTTTAATTCTCTAGATTTTTTTTCCCAATTTTATAATTTCAATACCTGCCTCTAATAAGAAAGACAGAGGCTCTGGTTTTCTATAGACCTTGCCAAAAACTATTCTTTTAATCCCTGACTGAATAATCAACTTAGAACATTCAAAACAAGGAGAAACTGTTACATACATAGTTGATCCCTCGGAACTTTGTGTACTCTTGGCAAGTTTGGTGATTGCATTTGCTTCGGCATGTAGAACATAGTTTAAAGTGACAAAATCCTCATCTTCACATTCATTAGGAAATCCAGTAGGTGAACCATTATATCCATCGGCTATTATGGATTTATCTTTGACAATCAGGCTTCCTACCTTCATTCTTCTGCAATATGAATTTTGTGCCCAGATTTCAGCCATAGACAAATAGACTGGGTCAGTTTTAATATCTTTTGGCTTATAAAAGGTTTCGTCTTTTAAATTTTCAATTTCACTGAAAACAAAAACATTTTCTGATTTAGGATTTGCCACCCATGAAAATTCTTCATATATAGTCAAATCTTTGAAGAAATCGGATGTAGGTACTTCTTTGAATTTAAATTTCTGTGTGCTCATAAGGAAACTGGTTTGAAGAGTTCAAATATACCCTTTAATGATGTTGGAAAAAAATTAAAAAGGAATTTTTTTTAAATAACATTTGAACCGGGCCTAAATGGCATATCATTGGCAATTCGAAGTGGTCCAGATAAAGATTTATAAATTCCTGCAAGAAGTCCTTTGATTTCTTTAATGTCTTTAGAACTTATTGTTTCGTCTTTTTTGGATTCCTTAGAATTTTCCATTGGTTTTTTTTCAGCCGATTTATATTCAATTTCCCCCTTAGCCGGAATTGATTGGCTTTGCATTTGTGATATAGGTTCGTCGGATGTAGATGTTGTTTTTTTAAACCCAGGCTTATTTAGAACAGGTGTTTCTTTTTTAACCTGTGAAGCTTTCATGTCAGAAGCCAATTTTTGCATTTCATTCGATAAAGATCCCATTGTTTGAATTTCATCTGGTGATACTTTTCCGCTTAAAGTTTGTTTGACACCCTGTTTGAAATTATCCACTTTTGAGCTTATTCCTTCCTTCAGTTTAGAACCAATGTCTTTACCTTTAGACTTCAGAGATTCTAAAAGTTTAGGCTTGGTTGGAGAAATAACAGAGGATTCTTTTTTTTCCTTTTCGTTTTTGCTTTCTCCCTCTTTTTTTCTTTTCCCTTTCTTAGAGGGTTCTTCAATCGGATCTGTTTTGGACAAAAGCTGTACTTTATCCTGGAGTGCCTCAGTAGAAGCAATCCTTTTTGCAACTTCTTCTTTTGTTATTTCTTTCCGATAATTTTTTATAAAATTATCGAGATCCTCCTGAAGATCTTCCGGGTATTTCGCATAGTAATCCGGGTCTCCATCTAAAAGACTTTTTCTTTTTTTCTCAATCGCGGATTTTGGGACTTCGACACCAAATGAATTCTTTACAGATTCTGCAAGTTTTGGCGTTCCTGTAACTATTTCAGAAGCTCCGGAGGTTTGGTTTAGTGATCGGGTTTCCAATGCTGCCTGACGTTCCTTGCTCTTTTTCATGCCTTCCAATTCCATTTGAAATATTCCTTCATCATTGGAAATGACTTTTTGATTTTTCTTAAGTTGAACTAGTTCCGGTCCTTTTTCACCGACGAGCGCTACCCCTTCTTTTTTCACATCTCCGCCCTCTGCAAATTTTGGAATTTTTGAGAATATAGACTTTGCAATTGACTCTAAAGTTTGGCCAGCTGGTTTTTCCGTGGTATTTTCTTTAGTTTCTTTCGTTTTGAACGAATTTTTAGCGATTCCGCTAAGGTCTCCAGTAATTTGTTTTGTAAGATTTTGGGTTAGACCTTTAGTGTTTTCTAATATCTCTTTGGCAAAAGATTGGGTTAGATTTTTGAAAAATTTCTCATTTTGAACTGACTGTGTTTCTTGAGGTGTGTCTGCTGGAGTTGGTTTTTTATCTTTCTCTCCTGTTATCTTTTTAAGTTGCTCTGTATTTTCGGCAGTTTTCTTGTTTTGCTCTCTGAGCTCTCGTACAAGTAAATCCATGTTGGTAGACAACATGGAAAGTTCTTTAAGTACTTGAGATTCTTGAGACATCCTTTATATATTCTAATTTAATTGGCCAGAAATTATTTCGAGAAATTAAAGACTTCTGATTGGCCTGACTCTTCCTGATTTTCTTTATTTTGTTTTTCTACCACCTTGTTGAGCTTATCTAGCCAAATTTGGTACTCGTAATATGGAATTTTTTCTATCCACTCAGGATCTAATTTGTGTTCGTTCCAAAGACGGAATTTCAAATCAAAGTAGTTCTCCAAAGATATCTGAAATAAGGAAAAGAGATCTGATCCCGTCGGGAAAGGAAATTGGTGCGGTGACCTCCTGAGCACCGCATTTAGAACAAGGTAAATTAACCTCCAATTTTGTTCCTATCTTCAACAAGTCTGTTACCTGAAATAAAATAGAAAATTCCTCCTTGGACCAGTTGTTTGACGTTTCTTCAAGCTCAGCCAATTTATTTTCATTCAAACTCCTCCAATCTTCGTATAGATGCGGAGCTATTTTAATAAAACTTTCATCAACATCCTTTCCTTGCCTAATTCTATTTCGAACATAAGTAGAAATTGCATCGATTACTCCAATAGATGGAACCGTCAATTTTACAGTTCGAGATAACTTTGTGATATTTAAAACGAATTTTCGCTCGGATTTAGAATAGTAGGACATTAATTTCTCATCAATGACGTATTTGGACAAAACCCCAGTTCTTAACTCAATACCATTTTGGAATGGACAATCCCCAGTTTGGCATGTAGTTTTAGGTTTGAGAATAATCATATTTTCACCTCTGACGAATGTCAAATCCCTTATGGTCATGATAATAAAAAACCGATCCTCCTGTTTGATTTCTTTGTAGGATACAACTCCATGCTGTGGAAACTTTATCACACAACATCTTTCTAAAATCAAATTTAATTTGGCATCTATGTCCAACATATCTGTTTCGTCGATGGTGGAAAAGTGTCTAATTTCTTTTACCTCTGCGGGTCGTATAGCAATTTGAACACCATCAGGGTAAAACAAGCCACCGGAAGGAAGAAGTGAAGGCGGTAAATTTTTCCACCCCAAGTCAGAGGGGCCAAAATCTTTTGGTTGAGAATTTTCAAAGCTTGTTGTAGGGGCAGGCTCGGATTTAATTTGTTGAGCCAGTCTTGTCTCTGATAAAACCGGTGTTTTTTCTTGTGCCTGTTGGAATAAAGCATTGGCTTCTTTCTCAGCCCTCACCTCTAAAGGATTTATTGGGTTTAGTACGGATATGTCATCATCAAAAGAAATCCCACCAAGTTTTTCTTTTTCTTGTAAAATTTTTTCGGGTGATAAATTTTTTGGGTCCATATAAATTAAATTAGGTCACATATAAATGTGTTCCTTATATATGTATGACAGAAAAAAAAGTAAAAATTATAGGAATTGATCCTGCCAGTAATCAGATTTCCACGTGGTATCAAGTATGTAAAGGGCATCCCCTGAATCATAACTCAATGCCATAGTTGTTAGTGGTTCAACCAAAAAACAATTGTTCAAAGTTAATCTTCTGAATACATCTCCTTGTTTGTTGAAAATTGAAACAACAATTTGACCAGTATAGTCTCTCTTTAATCCCATGGCACCGGTTAAAGGATTGTAAATCAAATCTGACCATTGTCTCATAATTTTAAATATGGTCATGGAATTGTTTTCGTTCAAATTCACCTCGAAAGCAATTGAAAATTGAACGTCTGAAGTGGAAGGTTCGCCGCCTGCATATCTTCTTTCTGCAAATTTATAATACTGAGTTACTGGAGCTGCAGGTTGGATGTCAACTGCCAGAGATCCAGTTACGCTTTTGACCTGTTGTGTCATAATAGATTCTCCATTGAACCTGACATTACCCAGAGTCACTCCTGCAGGAGGGGTAACCAGAACTTCGAATTGATTAAGGAAAACAGGCTCGAAATTATTTCGAGCTGCTAGAGAATTATTAAAATGAGGTAAACCTGCCATCTAGTTTTTTTAATTTTTAGGTGAAAAGATCATCCCAATAATCAACCGCCCATGTCATGGTGATTTCATACAGGGTAGTTCCGTTGATATAATCTAACTCCATCGGGTCAATAGCTTTCATAGGAAAACAGTCGCGACACGTAATTCTCCTGAAAACGTCTCCGTTTTTATTGAAAATAGAAATAATGATCGTGCCAGTATAATCCGTTTTAATTCCCATAGCTCCAGTCAATGGATTGTAAATTAAATCAGTCCATTGTCTAAGAGTTTTAAACGTGTACATAGAATTGTCGTCATTTAAATTCACAGTAAATTTCACGCTCAAATCCAAACTTGTTTTATCTGGCTTACCACCCGCATAGTTTCTTTTGGAAAACTTGTATTTCTGAAACACAAAAGATGGATTTTTATCAACGTCCATGCCGTTGACGTTTACGACCTGTTGTAACAAAATTTGACCACCCAGAACAGCTGCTGGGGGAATCACAGTTACCTCAAATTGGTTGAGATAAACTGGCTCGTATTTGTTGATCGAATACAATGAATTTTGGTAGTGTGGTAAACCGGCCATTAATTGTTTTTCTTTTTTTATTTATCTCATCTTTTGAAATTCACACAATATGTTATACAAAGTTGATGAAACCACCGGATGCAATTCCACCGGTTCGAGTTACTGTGATTCTGTTGATGAATTTCTGGATTCCTCGAGCTGGCTCAATAATCACATCAATAATACCCATGTTCATGTCGATAACAGAAGGAGGATTATTAGATGCATCCATGATTACCTGGTAAGCATAAATACCACCCCCGGCTCGAACCCCGTCCAAATAGGTATCAACCAAAGTTTTAATTTCAAGACGGATTGAATCCTCGTTGAAATCGAACAGATAGTTGGATAGAATTTCTTCAACGTCGTTCTCAAGACTAATTAACAAATCTCTGACGTGGAGTAAACCAAAGGCAGAACTAACAGTTTGATACGCTGTTTGATTACCGAAAATAACGACTCCGAAACCTCTTTTCTTTATGATCGGATTCAATCCGAAAGGTTCCAACCATCCACGATCTTCATCTGTAAAGTCATATTCTACTCCTACAATGTTACCTCCAGAGATCGTACCTCTTTTTTGACCTGCGATAATGTTGTAAGGTTCTCCATTTGCGAATTTTCTTACAAAATTGTTGGAGACATAAGCAGCTGGTGGAACATTTGTGTTTCTATTATTTTCTCTGATGGTTATATATGGTGTGAAATAACCAGCAAATGAAGCCCCTAGATCTTGGGTTGGAAGACTAAATGTATAAGAAGGGTTCAGAGATAGGTTTCCACCTTCAGCAATATATTGAGCTTCTAGTGGAGGAAATGGATCTACTGCTGTTGGAGCGTTAGTAAATCTTGGGTCTGTGCTAGCTCTAAACTGTGCCATAGAAGGAGCATTAATGAATGCCAAAGCCTTTTGCCTCATCATAGCCAACTTAGAAAGTTGGTACTTCGAATTCGGTTGAATTGTTCCACTGAAAGTATCTACGATATAACGGAAGGAAATAACGTCTTTGGTTGCCAAAGTTGCAGCCAGATTTGTATCATAAAGAACGTTCAAAATCTCATCAACTCTCGCATCAGTTCCATTAGGTCTTTGAGCATCCCTCATGGTGTAACCACTCAAATAAATGAAATCGAAAGATCTAGTAAATTGGGGTATTGACTTGAACTTCTGAACCTGTACTGGAGATCCAGAATAAAATAAGATGGGTCTAGCACAGACAACTCTAACAACTCCTGAAGTAGTGGTTTGTGCTACGGCGGTTACTTTAGTCAACCTCGATTGTCTGTTAGCTCCTACCGTTTCACACAATTCTAAGTCAGTAGAAACCAAATAGTCTCCAACTGAAATTATTTTATTGTTAATCTGATCCGGAACGAACGTAAAGCTTGTAGTATCTATTTTGGTTAATACATCTAGGAATTGATTGATAGATGCTACACTTGATACTATGTCGGTTTGAGAAGAACCAACAGTAAATCCAATATTATCTGAAGCATATACAGTTCCAAAATTGGGGTAATTAACAAGATTGTCTGGACTCTGTCTGGCAATATTATTGAAAGATCTAACATAAGAGACATTGAATTGATCTCTGTCAACTGTTGTTTGAGTATCTAGATAAAGGATGTTCGTTCCTGCTGCGTCTAGCCAAACAGTATCACCATCTTCGATCTGATCTGCTTGTGAACCTGTTGGGCCTCCTATTTCAGAGTACAAAATGTTTTGATACAATCTAGTTGAGATTTGTCCGGTTAAAGCGTTTGAAGCTGTACCTCCTGTGATAGAAGCAACATTTACGATGTCAAGATAATCAGATGCACCAAACTGTTGATAAAATTCAGAAACTATTCCAGAGGTTGTTCCCATTGTAAAGGAAGTAGGACTCACCTGAATTCCTTGAGAAGCATAAACTGGAGTATCCAGTGGATGTGTGAAAGTTATGGTTAAATTACCTGCAATTTCCCTGACACCTGTTATTTTAAGTTTGACCAAGTCCCCGGTTGTAAATTGATTAATAACATTTCCGGTAGCTCCTGCAGGAATTGTAACTGTGCCAAGAATAAACGGAGTGTATGAAGGAGTGGGGGTAACAAAATCTTTCAATCTTAATTTTTCTGCTGAGGTTAAAGAAGGTTCAGTTAAGATATCTGCAGAAGCTGCCGCTCCCGTTCCCCCACCCCCCGAGAAGGTTACAGTCGGAGCGGATGTATAGCCAGATCCACTAGCTGTTAAAGTAATGCTAGATACCTCGTTCCCTGATATGATCGCAATGGCAGCAGCCCCCGTTCCTACTCCCGAGAAAGAGATCGTTGGTGCACTTGTGTAACCAGTGCCGCCGTTAGTAATATAAACATTTACAACTGCACCACCAGTAACACCGGAATTGGTACGAAGATAATGAAGACCACCAAATGTTAAACTTGGGTCGTAAGGTTCTAGAGAGGATGCTGGTACTCCAGCAGTAGGTCCAGTTGGTCCACCTAGGTTAAATAATGTTCCAACGTTCAATGGAATGTAGGCAACACCTGCTGTTCCTCCAGTAACTCCTCCACCAGTTATTCCGATTGAATTTTGGGTGTAAAGATAATCTTGAATCAACTGTTGGTCATAACTCAAAAAATTCAAGGTAGGATCCTGAAGGTCTCTATCTCCAGTGAGTTCGTCAATCAAGAAGTTACCAACCAAATCTACTTTGAACCTATTTTGACAAAGGTACTCCAAACCCTCGGCATCAACGGCACAAAATAGTCCAGTAGAAGGGGTGTTGTTATTAACTAGTGTTTGGATGAATTGATTGTTACCATTAAGATCTACAAAATCAACAATCAGACATCCTGTTACCTGGGTAATAATGTTGACATTTTGTTGACTAAGAAAATTGTTGATTTGACTTTTTATAAAACCATTGGGTGTAAAAAAGGCAGACCATTCTGGATCTTCAGACAAGGCCTGATAATTTGTCCAATCCCCAGAGACAGCTATAACATCAATAAACCAATCGGAAATATAATCATAAGGATGTACGTAACTAGGTACATTGTTTGCTCCATACCAATCGATGGCAAAAATGTCATATCCTTGGAGGGGAGGAGTAGCATCCGTAGATTTTCTAACAATAACAGACATAGACTGTTGTCCAAGATTCACTAAATTGAAAATTCTACCTTGGTCTACAACCGACATAGTAGCAAGAAAATAATCAACGTCTGCAAACCAGAATCTTTCTTTGTTGTAAAAAGAGGAGTACAAACGAGAAGTTAAAACCCCATTAGGCTCATCAGTAGCAACTGAAAAACCGAAATAGTCTACTTTGTCTGCAGTTGATGAAGTTTCATCGTTATTTAATCTCAGCAAATTCAAAGCAAAAACCGGTCCCGTAGAAAGACAAGTTAAAATCGATCTCTGAAAAAAGCAACCTTGTGATTCTAGGTTTTTATCAATGTCCCCGAAGATTGCAATTGCCGTGGTGACATCTGGTATATAAACCGGAGCATTAAAGGGGCCTTTATTCGAAAACCCAACAACCAAACGAATTGTTTGTGAGGTTAGGATGATGTTTTCAGAAGCATTAAATTCCAACGTATAAACGCCAGAAGCTTTGAATTGTGATAAATCGAGTTTGATTTTCTTAGCCATTATCGTTTTGAAGATATTTTTTCCCTAGTATATATCAAAATGGATTACCACAAATGTGGATATTACTAGAGTTCTAAATTATATATCTCTAACGTGTTATGACATTAGCTTACTAAAAGAATTATAAAAGCTTCCTTCCTTTGTTTTCCCGTCGTTTTCTTTGTCGTCTAATTTAGATTCTATTAATTTTCTATACCCTTCATCCATTCGATCGTACAGGTCACCTATTAGGTCATAAAAAGCAGTTGTTTCAAAAAGAGAAGATAAACTAACTAATGTCATGGCAACATCGTCGTGTCCAGATTGTGAAGAATAGGTTCCGCTGCTGTTTAAGCCAAAAGAAAAAAGTTCAGGAATAGTCCATGCTTTTTCGTTCACAATAACCCGGTTTTGTCTAAATAAAGATCTTAACATTTCACAATATTTCATTTTGTTCTTCTCGTTGTACTTGATGCCAGGTTTTGCAGTTCTTGCAGACTCTGTATGTTTGGTGTGTAAAAACATATCCAAAGAAATCTCGTCGTTTGAAATCAATTTGTCCAATAGAAGTTCTCCCCTGAAATTCATCTCTAAAATGATAGTTAATCTTTCTTTGTTGAATATATTTAAAATTAAAGCCTCCAACATTTTTTTGATGTCCTCGATTTGAATTCCATTATCTCTAAAAACTCCAACCTGAAGTAAACCAAAAAAGTCCGCTTCGTCCTTATAGTCATCGATAGTTTCGATTAATTTTTTGGGTAAAGGAACAACTCTAAAAATATTTATGACCGTAAAATCGCCTCTTCCACCCCCAGCAAGATCCACAGAAAAAACAAAATTTTTATCCTCTAAAGATGCTGAATCTAAAGAAAATTTTGGGTGCCATCTGAAATTCTCGTAAACAACACCCAAATCGCTCAAAACATCTATCTCCCTCCACACATATTCAGATTCGTTTGATTTGATTTTTTTTAGCTCATTTGATCCTAACAACAAAGAGGTTGAACTGAGAAATTGATTGCCGTATTCCTGATTGAAAAGTTCCTCACTACCTAGGTTGGCAATTTCTTGTCTTTTCCATTCTTCATCCCTGCCCGGAACCTGCCACCAGTCCACCCGAACAGGATTGAACGAATTTTCCCCAGTGAGAGCGCCTTGATAAATCTCATAAAATTTATTCATGCCGTTAGGTGTAGAAGTGATAATAATTCTTGACACCTTTGAAGATGAAACTGTAGGATAGGAAGAACGAAAGAAAGACTCGATAAAATTGGGATGAATATGAGCAAACTCATCCATGTACAAAAAGTGAATTGTAAAACCAATTGCCGTTGTTTTCGTGGTGGTCTTAGCTATCGCCCTACACCCATTATCGAATTTCATGGACATAACGTTATTAACAATCATCCCCGGCTTTAAGAACCAGGGCAAACCTTTCACGATTGCTTTGATTTTATCCATCAATTCTTCCGCAGTGGATCCAACGTTAGCCAAAATCATCGCATTTTTATCGTGATTGAAAAGTAGATACCACACTAAAATGATAGAAGATGTGATGGATTTACCCACTTGACGCGGTGCAAGAAAAACATTGAATCTATTATTCTGATATTCCCTCAATACAGATTCTTGATAATCTCTTAATTGAATGTATTGAAGCCCCTCATCGGTCATTACCTGACAGTACTTTGCAAAGTGTACCACGTCCAAGGCACATTTTTGCATTTCTTGCAATTCCTCTGGTGTATATTCCCAAAGCAAATTAGACCTTTTTAGAGATGGATCCCCGTCATGAAAAGGGTTTTCGACTGATTTGTAATCCAAACCTTCCTCCTCAACCTTCCTCATAAGGTCATCAACCCTTTTTGTGGACCAATAATTGGAATCTAAATAATTATCTTCTTGTTTGCTCATAGGAATAAATCGTCGTCTATTTCAAAAGTACCTTCGCTCTCGATACTTATGTTTTTGGAAGCATCTTGACTTGCTTTTTGTCTGGCATTAACAACCGCATTTTCATTCACTTCCTCGACTTTTACGTCTTGGATTTCAGCTCCCAAAATGTCCCTCAGTCCTTCCATTAAACTTTTGGTTCCTCTCACCTTAAGTGCGGAGTTCGTTCCTTGGCTAGAAGGCGAAGAGCTTGGTGAAAAAGAGGTATCAGATTCTTGATTTTGCTTCATGGGAACAGATCCAGAAGAAGCCTTCATCTCCAATTCTTTTCTCAAGTTTTTGTAACTGGCTTCAGTTTTTTCTAGATATGTCTGATGATCCTTTGACATTTGCATAATCTGGGCTTGCAATTGTGCAAGAACCTCAAACATTCGAGCAGAAGCACTTCCCAAATCAATTTCTTCTACGAGCTTGGTTATGGCGTGCTGTGCAGTTTTTATCTGGAGCATCATAGATCCAACGTTCATTGCATCTATTTTCTTCTTATATTCAAGAAATTCGGATTCATCGATTAAATTTTGGTCCACGTAGAATTTGGCCAAAGATTCTAAAAGATCTCTGGAATCTGTACCGGTAGACTGAATTTGAGCCTGAAAATCCATGATCTCCGTTGTTTTCATTCTCGGAAGATTGTCAGTGGTTAAAGATTCAATCTCCAAATTTTCTTCCATCAGGATGGAATCTAAATTTGCCTTGATTCTCTCCTGGACAACCTTCTCTGGTTTTGGTTTACGTCTTGGCATAAAAATGGTTTTTAACCCTTTCTAGGGATTTTAGGAATTGCCAAAGTTGGTTTGGCATTGTCGATAATATGGGCGAGCTGAGCATCCCTTACAACGTTCTGATTCAGGACAATCGATTGTTTGTTAATGTCTATCATCGATTTGAAAATTCTGATGTTGGAAAGCAAAACTGGCGAAGTATATATCCTATAAGCATTGTTGTCTGTTCCATACAAGGGGTTGGCTGGATCTGTAACAATATCTTTGGGCAAATCGAAAGTATATTCCTGTGACAAAGTTCTAAAATCTTGATGGACCGGAACAAGATTCGAGGATTGTTCTTGTGGGTTATTAACATCATAACTCATCTTCCACATATTGACTCCCAGCTGACGATATTTATTCGAAATATTTACCACCAGGGCATACCATTCACCAATCTCAGGAACAAACTGAAGTTTGGAATTAAAGACAAAATTATTAATATTGATTTGTATGCTTCCTTCTTGTAGAAAGTTGGTGTTGTTGGGCTCTTGAGATCCTGAATAGATAAGATCTACTCTGAGTCCTTGTGGTCCTTCGTTAGGGTCCAGATAATCCCCGGCAATTAGATTTCTAGCCTGTGCTTTTTGCATTTTAAGTGCCGGAGGATCTAAAGAAAACGGCTTGTTGGGATTAACAACAGAAAATTTAAATTCATCAATCACAGAAGCCACTTGAAATCCTCCAGAGTGGTTTAAATCAGATTTGACTGCTACATATCCATCTGGATTTCCTTCGTAACCAAGCCACGGGGAAAGACCATGTTTATAGGGGGTGGTGTTGTAGACAATTCTGGTGGGAGTTACCGTCTCCTGTGCCATGGGGATGGGGGGATAAGGTTTTTTGGTCAGCGAATTTTCATTAACATAATTTTTGATAGAAAACCAACACGTGAAAGCTATTTCTCCATCTACCTCGAGCTTAGGTGTGGTAAGATATCTAACACCGTTCCGATATTTGTTTGGCTCGTATACAAATTCTGGATTGGATTGGAAAGCATCATATAAATCGTAGTAATTGTTGAACACAATTGTCCAGTTGTTATTTAAATCATAATTTACAATCGGTAGTTTTTCGTACACGTACGATCGGGTGGGATCGGTACCGCGATCGTTCGTGGTCGTGACGTACTGTTGTGGTTTGGTAATAAGTTCCTCTTGTGCCTCTGTTTCAGCTCCAAATAATTTCTGGGAATTCAAAGCAATCCCATCCAATTCTTCTTTGTAGGCTGGATCCCTAAAGTAAGTGTTAGATTTTGGATTGTATTTTTTCAATTCTATTTTAAAATAAATTGGTGAATACATGAAATCACGAAAAAGATAGGTGGAATTTATTTCATAAATTCTGTTGGTTAAAGGAAAATAAAGAATATCTCTTTTACGTGGCTGTGATCCTCGACCAAATAAACTTTCGAAGTACACCTTGTCGATGTGAATCTCGAATGGCTCTTCGAAAGATATCCCAAACGGATCATAGTTGGGTTTGTTGTCCGGAAATTGGTTTTGAGGTACCATCACCTTAACGCATCTTTCCTCTACCACATCATACAAAGTCCACTCTTTGAGAACAACGTCCTTTGATCTGGATTGAGGTTGTACAGAATAATAATTGGTTTCAAAACCAAACATTTTATTAACAATTAAACTCAAATCTTTGTAAAGGTTAATTGCCTTGTTTATATTGTAAGGGTTGAAAGTAAATGGTCCACATTCGTTGAAAACTACAGGCCGATTGGATTGTTCAGGGGAACATTGTGGAACTGGATTACGTATGACTAAATTATCTGGTCCTGTAGCCACGTCGGTATTATATGTCAAAGAAAGATCAAATGAAACTATGACAACATTTGGATTTATAGGTTCTTCCGATTCCCATGCTATTGAGCCATCTTGGTTGATAATAACAGATGTAAATCTGAACTCTGGATAAAATGGTTTATTCGGATCGAGAGGTATTGAAAAAATTTGAGCTTTTTCTCCAGATGAATTAGAATTTTGAATTCCTGTCGTGGCGAAGCCAACATTAGTCCATAGAGACCAGGTTTCTCCATCCACCGAATATCTAAAATCAACAGCGATTCCGTTTGTAATCGAAGCACTAGAAACAGTATTCAGATCTACTGGATAACCCTCCAGGGCAAAGGCTGCATCTATAGTCCATCCATCGAAAGAACTCGCATATCTAAAAGGTTGATCGTAAGTTAGAACTCTATAATTTCCAATGTATGTAAAATTTAGAGCAGAGTCTAACTGAGTTAATCTTTCTATCAACCACTCCTGTGATTCACAAGGAGCGTAATAATAAGTTCCATTGGAAGCTAAAACAGTGTGATATCCGTTACATCCTATCTGAATTCCTCGGGCTAAAGCAGCTCCAGTTGTTCCATATAAATTATCAGTAGATGTTTCTTGTACCTTTTCGGTGTTCGATAAATTGTCCTGGTACTGATATCTGGGATCGGTCAGATCCCTTTGATTACCATTCCCGTTATACACAGGAAGTCCTGTAAAAATTGCTTTATTGGGGGGAATGGCTGACATGATGAGATATAAACAAAAAAATTGCTTTTGTGTATATATCCACCACGGGAAGCAGAGTCAACAGATTCTACAAACCTTGCTCTTGTATAAGTAAATTAATTTGTTCAATCACAAGTTGTGGACTCAGCTTTGTGGTACACTCAAACATTCTTTCTGTATTTTTCAATCTAGGACACCAGTTCCAATCTCCACGATCAAACTTATATTTTACGTCGTTGAAACACCCGTGACACACATTTCTATTGATAACCCTATAATTCATTCTCGAAAATTCACAGGATGGATCGGAAAACCCAGAAATCATAACCACTGGTTTTTGCAAAAACCACGCTAGCCAGGAAAGTCCAGAACCAATGCCGATAAAAAAATCTGCTTGATAGATATCGGCCATTCTTTGTAAAATATCTCGGTCCCCGGTTTTATCTACCACACTCTCTAAAGTGTTGTTTTGTTTGTGAATGACCCGAACTTCATAACCAAGTATTCGAAGGTAATCCACTATTGTCTGCCATCCCTTTTCGTAGTGCCAGTGTTTGGCATTGGCTGTAGACTCTGTAGCCAAACAAACATATTTTCCGGATTCTCTTGGAGGCAAGCTATACAACCAATTAGGAAGTTGTGGAGGAAGTAAATCAGTTTTAACATCTATCCCCAGGATATCTCCTGCCACCTGTTGTAAAGAAATAGATCTAGGATCTCTGCGATGACAATTTCTATCTTCCTCTTCGTACCAGCCAACACCAAAAACTGCCTTAGCGGAATGATCCCTGTATCCGGGTGGGAAAAATTTAAGTTGTGGAAAAAATTGCGTTAGTAAAGAATTCCAAAAGGTAGTAACAATAACATCTGCCTGATATTTATTCCGTAAAGCCTCTACCACCGGAACCCAGGCCAAAGTATCTCCTAATGAAGAGGAATCAATAGAAACCAAAATTTTCTGTTTGTGAAGAGAAGACTCAAAGTCAAAACTCCAGATTTCTTTGGTTCCTTCGTAAACCTCTACTCGCCATGGGGTAAACCATCTTCTGAAAACCGACGTAAATAATCCAGGACTGGTTTCTGTCTCGAAAACATAATGATTGGTGTTTAGATCTTTGTATTTTATGGTTCTTTTAGTTTTTGGATTATTTCCAACCATATCAACTTTGGGGCCATAATCAAAACTAAATTTGAAATCAAAAGTGTCTTTGACCCTACACCTAAGGTCTTTTACCACATTTTTATAAACATCTATACCTTTATTTTTCATGAATTAAAACCTAAAATTTCTTGAATGAGACGAGTGTTGTAAGCTTTTCCTGATTTTTCAACATCTGAGGAAAAATAATGAACTAGAGGATTGTTATCATAATCATCCATATACGAAGGCAATCTTCTCATCATGATAGGGAGTTTCCATGATAAAGATTCTTTTATTACAATGGGATTCAACTCCCAGACTGAATTGAAAACAAACAAATCAGCAGCTTGAAAAAATAAATCAGTATCGGATCTTTCCCCCCAAACTCTACAATTTTCTGGCACATTTTGAAGGATTGGCTCCCAGTATTCCTGAAAGTTACAGGCGAGATTTCCCACGAAATGAAACTCTATCGGAAGATGTGTCATCTCTCTGGCGAATTCAATTAATTCTCCTTGGTTTTTTCCTTGTGTGAAAAGACCAACGTTGATAACATGTTTTTTGTCAGGGTCTAAACCCAATAAATTTATAGCTTTTTCTTTCCCAATACTTTCGAAATTTTCAATTGGATATTCCAACAAGTCCAAATTAAAACCAGAATTTTCGAAAACTTTTAACATCCATTTGTTGACCATCACGATTTTATCTGGACACCAAAATTTATCAGATGGTTTGTTGTTTGAAGAATGGCAGGTCTCAAAGATAAACCAGGGTCTATTTGGAACATAAATTTTCTCACACATCTCGTTACCAAGGAAAAATTCCACAAAATCTTGAAAATGAATAACGTCAGGACACACCCGATGAATAATTTCTAGGAATTCACTCTTGTCTTCCGAGTCCAATCTGAAGTAATTTTCTCCCAAAAGGTTTTGAATTCTTTCTCTCTGAACTGTGAATTGATCGGAAAGATTGTTATATTCAACACAGAATATTTCGGAAAAAGGCAACAGGCACTCAATACATTTATAAAGGTACTGAGGCATCCCTCCGGTGGAGAGATGAGGAGCAACGAAAAGGATCCTGGGTTTGTTACCTGAAATTTCTGAAATAGATTGTTCTACGTCGTATAAAGTTTGAGTTAAATTGTATTTTAATTTTCTAAGAGAAAAGGAAGGATCTAACATTTAATTTTTAATTAGAATTCTGTTATTATGAATTAATAAATAAACATTTTTATTGTTTCAAACTTTTTAGTTTTTACTCCAATTCTATGTTATTTTCATTTTCAGCTATATGCAAATTGTAATTATCAAGATTAATTCTATAAATTGTAAAATTGTCTCTTGGATATATTTCAACAATAGTACCATACAAAGGAACGTCACCTAATGTTTTTACTCTATCCCCTATTTCAAATTTGTATGTGATCATTGTTTTATGCTATATTGAATTGTGTTTTCAGAATATTATAGTTTGATAATACTTCGGCGTCAGTCAGAGTTCTATCGTAAATGTGTATTGAATACAAATTACTTTCACCAATATAACCATCAAAACAAGAACCGGGGCCTCTACCCGTCATTAAATTACTATTAGCACCACTTGGTGTCGGATTAACAACCAAACCATTCTTTGTTGGTGATTGTAGAACACCATTGATATATGCTTTGGCATTATTTGTACCCGATTTACAACTTGCAACAATATAAAGGTCTTGATTAATCCAGTTTGCTGATGTTAATGTAAAACCAACACCACCACCAACACCATCAAAAAAATCAAGAGCAATATTTGGTGCAACGTTTACATTATTTGAAGTATTATACATATAAAAACTAAACTTCCTGTTCGCACCCGAACAAAAATCCAAATTAATAAGTGCTGACCATCTGAAACCAGTGTTTCCGTGTGGAATACTTATTTGTCTTAAGAATACACAAACTGTTATTTCACTCGCACTACGTACTAAAGAAGCTCCAAGACCCCAATCGATGTATGGCGAAGATGATATGGCGTTATTAAATTGTAATGATTTTGTTGATCCACCAACATAAGAAACATTTTCAGAGTTAATTATTGTTCCTGTATACCCATTTGGTGATAAATCAAATACACTTGTTCCTGTTCCTGGATAACTTGAACTATTGGACATATTGGTATAAAGAACCAAACCTGTTTGATTTATATCTTGGCTTGGAATTGTTGGTGTATTTGTTGGTGTTGGGGTTGGGGTTGAAGTTGACGTAACAGTAGGTGTAGGGGTTAAAGTTGGAGTCATGCTTGGTGTTGGTGTATTCGAGGGTGCAATTGACCCTTCAAATGATGTCCAGTAACCATTATTGTTCAACCAAATTTTGGCCTGTGCTCCTTGATTGGGTGCCCAAGAATCCGCTCCTGCAGCTAAGGTGTTTGCCAAATCAACGAAAGAAGACTCTGTTAATTCAGAGGATCTGAAAAAGCCAACAGAGGCAAATACTCCTTCTATCGGAGTTGGTTGACTGTTGTCTGGAACAGATTGTGCAACTACATAACCCAGCTGCTCGTCAGGACCATTCCACCAAGCAAGTCCAGTAGAAGAGAACCCTTCTGTAGGAAATCCAATAGCCAGATTGCCAATCTGTTCGGTACCTGCTATAGGAGATCCTGTGTTATATGCAAACGGTCTGGAAATTGACATTATTTTATATATCCACCAATCAAGATCTAATTGTCATTTGCAATTTAAGAAACTGTATAAACTCCAGAATTAAAATCTAACTTTCCTTCACCATATTTTGCGACAATTTCATCCACGAGCTGTTTTTCGTTTTCGTTTAATTGTAGTGTTTCTTGGTAAAGGTTTTGAATTTGTTCACCGACCGTGGTTACCTCTCTTTCAAGAAAGAATTTTTGGGCATTGAGTTGACCTATCTGCTGAATGTTATTTCGAGCTGCCTCCCTTAAATTTTGAATCCTATCCAATTCTTCAGGGGTAAGTTTAATTTGATTTTCCATTTTTATTTTTTTGTACTCCTGTTTCATCAAAATATTCCAATCCTATCCTTTGGAATTTTTTATAATTTTCCTGTACAATCTGAAATTCAAGAATGAAACCTAAAATTTTAAGTTTGGTCCCAGATAGGCTTGAAAAACCTATGGGAGGACTAGGAATTCAATACACACATATACATCCTTATTTACAAGAGAATTTTGAGGTATTCACTGTTTGTTATCCACACCTTACCCCACAATTTTCATTTCCTAATACTAAACAAATTTACCCGTCATTTTTACCAGACCCAAAAGAACCAGGAAATCCTCTAATTTATAATCTGGCACACCAAATTAATTATTTCACAGCTTCTTTAAAATTTCAACGACCTGATTTGATTCACGCCTACGATTGGCCATGCTACTTGGTAGCTAACCATCTGGCCATTTATTATGGGGTTCCTTTGGTGATGTCTTTGAGCTTAAGTATAAGAGGTCAAATCCAAAAAAATTTAAAAATTGTTTTTGATGACAAAAATTTCGATGGATTAACCACACAAAAAACTTTGGAGGGTTTGGAAACGGGGATGTTAAATTGTGCAGATATTATTGTTGGTGTCGGAAGTTTTTACAAAGACGTATATCCAGAATTTCGTTCGAAAATCAGAATTATTCCAAATGGAATCAATTTAGATTCTTGGATACCTAAGAGCCAAGTTTCAATACCTTTGGACAATGGTATAAATGTTCTATACATCGGAAGATTTGCCAAAATGAAAGGGTTTGATCATTTGATGAATGCAAATATTCCGGATGGGATTAATTTAATTGTGGCTGGATCATCTGAGGGAGGAGATTTAGAATGTGTAAATCTGCTTCAAGCTAAATTAGATTCGAAAAAAAAGAATTTATTTTTCTGTGGTCCTTTATATGGACAGAAAAAAATTGAACTCATGCACTCTGTAGAAGCAGTAATCATGCCCAGCGTTCATGAACCATTTGGCATTGTAGCTTTAGAAGCTTTTGCTTCCGGTGCCATATTGATTTCATCTCGTTTAGATGGTTTGGGTGATTTTGTAAACGAAAGAAATTCAATGTTGGTAGAACCAACTCCAGAAGGAATTGAAAAATCCCTTGAAAATTTATTGAAATTGAAAGAAGAAGAAAAGTTGAAATTAAAAATAGAAGGTAGAAAAACCTGTGAGATCTTTACATGGAAAAATGCTGGAGAAAAAATGACAGAAGTCTACAATGAACTTCTAAAATCTCGTTAATTTATAGGAGTTAAAATACCAGTTTCTAGGTCTAAACTGACGTTCCCATATTTATATTCCATGAGAGACATAAAATTTTTTTCTTCCTCTTTAAATTTCAAAAATTTTCTTTCAGTCTCTTTTTTCCTTTCTTGGAGATTAATTTCTTCCATCTTAAGAGAACCGAATTCAACCAAGAACATATCACCAGATTTCCTGAATTCCTGAATTTTCTTTAATTCTTCTGGCTGTATCATATCTGAATATTCTTCTTTTCCTGTTTCTTCTATATTATTCATGTGCGAGAAAATGTTGCTTGTGAATTAATCGAATTTGCGGATTGTAGTTCTGGAATAACAAAAGTTTCTATTGCCTGAATGAGGCTGTTATAAGAATCCGAAATTGAAATATCATAATTCAACTTGCTGCGATCTACGTTTGAAAAAACTACAGTATCTCTGTGAATTCCATCTTCAGAGACAACATGAAGATCAACGTGCAAATTTCCTTGGAAAGACAAATGGGCTACGATCTTCAAAAGAGGAGACTCGTGGATTAATTGCGAGGTTGGATTTTTGAATAAACCTGTAATCTGAATGGCCATAGATTTCTATTAATTTTTATATATATCTTTGGAAATTAACCCATAAATAAATTATTTTTTTAATCTTGATAAATAATCCAAAAAATTTCCTTCGTAGATTTTAACACCGATGTGTTTACAGCACATAGAAGGATTTAACCAAATTTTAAAACCTAGATCTGTTAATTTTTTACACATCATTCTATCTTCACTCATCAAGTTTCCTTCAACAATACCAATATCAAAAACCATTCGATTTTGGGCTCCTTCGTTCCAATAGATTGAACTTTTCTCCCATAAAGTTAGTAGGGCCTTTCTTGACAGTTTCAAGAAACCAGTACCAATTCCTTCAACCTGCATCAATCCATGTTCATTGACTGATAAATTATTGGCGGATATAGGATAAATCTCCTTTGAATCTGTTTTTTTTGGATATGTTCCGCCAATAACATCAAGTGGGCTCTCTGCCAATTCAACAACCCATCGGGGGTTAAATTCCAAATCATGATCTATGAAAATTATACTTTCTACCTGATGTTGAACCGCTAATTTAACAAGGTCGTTTCTGGCTCTTTGTACCAATGCATCATAGGAAAGAAAAATTGGGATTAAATCAATTTTTTTTAAAGATGCCTCTTTAATTGCTGAGAATAATGAAACTGCAAATTGGGCGGTAACCTTTCCATCATAGCACGGAGTTCCAATCATAATTTTTTTTTGAGACATTTAAATAGGTTAATTCCTCTAATCTTTAGGGAGAGATTTCTCTAAAGTTTCAATTCTAGAGGTCAGCTCTTGAATAGCATTAACTAAATGCCAAGTTACTCTGCTCGAATTGACAGATAAAACACCATCGGATGTTTCTGAAACTGCTTCTGGAATAATTAATTGAAACTCCTGTGCTATTACACCAATCTGAATTCCTGGTTTTTTAATGGCTCTGTTTTTTGGAATTTCGATAATTTCATCCTCTTTTCTATATTCGAAATTACGAACTCTTATGGAGTTAATAATTGACAAACCTTGTGAATTGTCAATAATATTTTTTTTCAATCTTATATCGGAGTTTACTTGCCAACTTGGATCATTTTGTCCATTATAAGCTCCGTTAGTACCACCAATAAAAGCGGTATCATCTGCTATACCTCCTGCAAGATCACCAATTACAATTTGATTTACCGCATTTGTTGCACTTCCTTCTGCACCTCGACCGATGATAACGTTTCCTGTTCCATTTATTAGCTGAGATCCTGCTTGATAACCAGCAGCAACATTTCTAGCTCCAACTGTCACATTTTTTAATGATTCAGATCCAACCGCCGTGTTTTGATTTCCGGTTGTGTTTGAACTTAAAGAAGCAGAACCAGCAGCAAGATTATTATCACCAGTTGTGTTTGAGTCTAGTGCTTGTGAACCTACTGCTACGTTATTATCAGCAGTGCTGAGCAACAAAGCATTGTGTCCTATTGCAACGTTGTTACTATTCACAACATTTGCTCCCAAAGCATCGTTTCCTATCGCAACATTTTGAATTCCTGTTGTGTTATCATCCAAGGCCTGATATCCAACCGCTACGTTGTTGGCACCAGTGGTGTTGACACCCAATGCGTTAAATCCCACGGCTAGGTTAGGTGTTCCAGTTGTATTGGAATCTAAGGCTCTAGAACCAACAGCTACGTTGTTGTCAGCCGTGTTGAGCAGCAAGGCATTATGTCCTACAGCCACGTTGTTGCTGTTGGTAGCGTTTGCTCCCAAAGCATCGTTTCCAACAGCAACATTTTGAATTCCTGTTGTGTTGACATCCAATGCCGAGTGTCCAACTGCTACGTTGTTGGCACCAGTGGTGTTGGCTTCTAAGGCTAATGTACCTATGGCTACGTTAGGTGTTCCAGTTGTATTGGAATCTAAGGCTCTAGAACCAACAGCTACGTTGTTGTCAGCCGTGTTGAGCAGCAAGGCATTATGTCCTACAGCCACGTTGTTGCTGTTGGTAGCGTTTGCTCCCAAAGCATCGTTTCCTATCGCAACATTTTGAACTCCTGTTGTGTTGGCATCCAAGGTCTGATGCCCAACAGCTACGTTGTTGGCACCTGTGGTGTTGAGACCCAATGCGTTAGTTCCTACAGCCACGTTTGGAGTACCTGTTGTGTTTGCGTCTAGTGCTAATGAACCTATGGCCACGTTGTTGCTGACAGTGTTGAGCAACAAGGCGTTGTGACCGAATGCTGTGTTATCTACTCCTGTAGCAACAGCTCCTAAAGCCTCGTTACCAACTGCCACATTTCGGACTCCTGTTGTGTTGGCATCCAAGGTCTGATGTCCAACTGCTACGTTGTTGGCACCTGTGTTGTTGAGACCCAATGCGTTAGTACCTACTGCCACGTTTGGAGTACCTGTTGTGTTTGCGTCTAGTGCTAATGAACCTATGGCCACATTATTGTTGGTAGTGTTTAGCAACAAGGCGTTGTGGCCGAATGCTGTGTTATCAGTTCCAGTGGCAACAGCTCCTAAAGCCTCGTTACCAACTGCCACATTTCGGACTCCTGTTGTGTTGGCATCCAAGGTCTGATGTCCAACTGCTACGTTGTTAGCACCTGTGTTGTTGACACCCAAAGCGTTAGTACCAACGGCCACGTTTGGAGTACCTGTAGTGTTTGCGTCTAGTGCTAATGAACCTATGGCCACATTATTGTTGGTAGTGTTTAGCAACAAGGCGTTATGTCCTAAAGCCACATTATTCGTACCTGTAGCATTAGCACCTAAAGCATCAGTTCCTATGGCCACATTAGGTGTTCCAGTTGTATTGGCGTCTAAGGCTCTGGATCCAACAGCCACATTATTGTTGGTAGTGTTTAGCAACAAGGCGTTATGTCCTAAAGCCACATTATTCGTACCTGTAGCATTAGCACCTAGAGCATCAGTTCCTATGGCCACATTAGGTGTTCCAGTTGTATTGGCGTCTAAGGCTCTGGAGCCAATTGCTACGTTGTTGTCGGCTGTGTTTAAAAGTAAGGAGTTAAAGCCTACAGCCACGTTATTACTGTTGATAAGGTTTGCTCCCAAAGAATCACTTCCGATTGCTATATTTTGTACACCTGTAGTATTGACGTCTAAAGCAGAAGATCCTATAGCTACGTTATTAGCACCCGTAGTGTTGGCATTGAGAGCGGTAGGTCCTAAAACTACGTTCGTTGCAATAGAACCCGCTCCCCTTCCAACTCTAACAGAGTTTACAGCCATATCTGAGCTTAAAACTTCTAAAGTAAATGTTGGAGCAGTCGTGCCACCGATTGTTATTCTACCGGTGTCATGGATCCTCATGACCTCTACTCCACCTTCCACGAATCCGATTGTATCTGCTGCTGGAAAGTAAATTCCAGTGTTTGTATCAGCACTATTTAAACCTGCTGAGATCGATGGATTAGTAACTGTACCTGCAGTCAAATCTAATCTTCTAGTACCAGCAGCTAAATTTACTAAGGCCATTATTTGTGTTGTACCAGCATACCAATAGTAAGCGCCATTAGCCGCTGATCCTATAATTGAATACCACATACTAGGAACACCACCGTCAGCCATATATCCCATACCAATGTCTACGGAAGCAGCACCTACACTGGGATAAAGAACAACTTTAGTACCAGCACTCCTTGTTGTGAATGCTGGTGGACCAGCTCCATTAGTATTGAAATCAATCCTATTAGATGTAACTCCATTTAAATAAATTTGTGATGCACCTGTAGTTGGTGAGCCAGTACCTGTAAAAGATAAAGTAGGAGAAGTGTAAGTTAAATCAGATTCTACTGTAACGTTGGGTGAAGAACCGTTTAAAGTTAATACACCATTATCAGTAGAACCAGATAAAGTGGCAAAACCAGAAGTTCCAGAAGATCCGGATGATCCTGAAGATCCGCTAGATCCAGAGGATCCTGATGAACCAGAGGTTCCAGAAGATCCGGATGATCCTGAAGATCCACTAGATCCCGAAGAACCAGACGTTCCAGAAGATCCAGATGATC